TTTTGTTCTCCGAGCAGGACCTTTGATGTTCCCCGCGAGCCTCTCCGGGACCTGGCCAAGCAGCCCCTCCGCTGCGACCCCGTTACCAGGTGGGACGCGGATGGTTATCACGCCGCGCTCCCTGGCTCGCTCTGTTCGTCCAACGCCGTCACACTGGGTACTGCTAACCGCCCCCGTCGTTGGCTGCTGCGATTGGCAAGATCGCTTTCTTTTGGGCTTGGGGCCACCCGCTTTTGCTGCGCTTTGGTTCCAGTGGCGGGACCCGTCACCGCCTGCCCCGTACCCTCTAACTGAATATACTATAGTTTACCTATACCCATAAGTCAAGCATTAAATCACGTTTTATGCGGTATTTTATATAAATTATTTTATAGGTCAGCAGGCCCATCCATAAGGAAAGCATTATATATCATCCTAACCCATTGATTCTAAAGGGGCATAGAATTTTTAACGGGGTTTTCAGCCTAGCCCAGTATAATAAGGGCATGGCTGACCTGTTGACGATCCTCTCGGACCACGGCATCCCCCACACGACGCAGCACCATCACGCGACGTCAGGGCATGTGCAGGTCCATTGTCCGTTTTGTGGGGACGACAACTATCACCTCGGCATCCGGCTGGATGGGCAGGTGGCCCACTGCTGGCGATGCGGCGGCCATCGAGGAGTCGCTGTGTTGTGCAAGCTGCTGCACAAATCCAGCGGAGAGGTCAAGCTGCTACTCGGGCAGATACCAGCCAGCCGCCTGATCCTGGACAAGCGCAAGGCGCGGCGGGAAGCGCCGAAGGCCATCAGCCTACCGTATGGATCAAGACACCTCTGTCATAGCCACAACCATTATCTCACAGATCGCGGATTCGATCCTGAGCAGCTCGTGCACGATTATCATCTCAAGGCCACCGGCCCGCTCGGTCCCTACAAGTGGCGGATCATCGTCCCTATCATCCGACAGGAGCAGCTCATCAGCTACACCGGACGCGACATCACTGACAAGTCGGACACCCGCTATAAGAATTGTCTCCAGGAGGAGGAAGGCTATCCCGCCAAGTCCTGGCTGTATGACCTGGACCGCTGCGAAGGGCGGAACCGCGTCTTGGTGGTGGAGGGACCGACCGATGCCTGGCGGATGGGGATCGGATCAGTTGCCACCATGGGCATCACCTGGACCTGGCCGCAGGTCGAGCTGCTCAGCCGGTTTGAGATGGTGTTCCTATTGTATGATCCGGAGGAGCGGGCACAGTTGCAGGCAGAGAAACTGATGGATGAATTGACGACGCTTGGCACAGAGGCGGAGATTGTGGACTGTCCAGCGGAGGACCCCGGCAGTCTGGACGAGCAGCAAGTCAAGCAGATAAGGCGGTGGCTGGGGTTATAGGGAAAACCTATCGATTTTGAATATATGATAGGAATTAAAACTTTGATTTTCCCTTTGGAGCCTAATATAATAAACTTGTCAGCAGAGTTTCCTCTGCAGAGGTCCTGCTGACGCCGATAGGTCCTCGACGGGGACATGGCCGGTTTCCTCAGCCGTTCCACCGTCCCCTATCGGTTATCTTGTCACAGAGATAACCGATAGAATCCTCTGGCCGTAGTGCCGATGCTGTAACGACGTGCAGTAAAGGTGGAGCAGGGTGGGGATTCTCAAACCAACTGATTTTGGACAGGCATCGATACGACAGGTGCTAAGCTATGCGCGGAGCCTCGACCAGAAGCGCCCTTGGCGTCCTGCCAGAGAGAAGGTGGCGACTACTGCCAGCAAATCCCCCTATGTCCGATTAACTGCCCACAGCCATTCGACACCAGCCCTACCGCAAGTTGATCCGACACTCCGACCAAAACAGAAAGCTATGAAGCAGTCCGCCAAACCACTCAATCAGAAAAGGTTCAGACATGCCAAGCCTGCTCGATGATGCCATTACCCTCGCTGTCAAGGTCCATGCTGGTCAGACCGATCTCGCTGGACAACCCTATATCCTCCATCCGCTCCGGGTCATGCTGGCGATGGAAACCGAGGAGGAACGGGTTGTCGCGGTTCTGCATGACGTACTGGAGGATGGCCCGCATTGGGAATTATTGTTCGATGCATCTTTCCCGGAGCATCTGCTCGACGCGATCAAGATCCTGACTCGAACGCCTCATGAACCCTATCAGGACTACATCCGACGCGTCGCCGAGCATTCGCTCGCCCGCAAGGTCAAGATCGCCGACCTGGAGGACAATATGGATCTATCGCGGATGCGCGGCAAAGAATTTACGATGAAGGACCATGACCGACAAACAAAATATGGTTTGGCTCTAACAACATTACGACAGGTAGAAGGAAAGGAGTAGGGTAGGATGGGCGTTGGGAAAGTCTTGCAGAAAAAGAAACCCTTCATATATCCCACTGTGGATTTGGAGCCATCATCCGTGTCTAAGACCGCAGAGAAATCTCCAGCCTACACCGGTCACCCATTAGTGCCCTGTGTCGTGGAGCCTGTTCTTGTCGAGGCGTTCGGCCCTGCTGTGGCACTGCTTCTACCGATGCTAATTGATCTGGAGGACCACTCGAAAGGCATCCTAATCGACAACGAATCGATCACCTGGCGCACGGGCCTCTCCAAATCAGATCAAGAGCGCGCCTTGCAAACGCTCTTCGAGACAAAAGCCATTCGCATTAGGGAGGACAACAAACTGGTCCTCGATTATCAGATCATCGCAGAAAGGAGTCGGCTATGGAAGTGAACGCCGAGCAGCAACAACGCTCCCCCTCGTTGGCAGAAGCAGAGAAGGCGCTGAAGGTCCTGCTCTCAGAAGAGAAGGGTGGTTATCTTCCATTGCGACGGACATTCATCCAGCATTTCGGTCTCCATGCCGCTCTGATCCTGACCGACCATCTGAACCTGGTTTCCTATCTCGTCTCTAAGAAGCAGCTTGATTCCCCAACAAACTGGTATTATCGAACCGCGCAGGACATGACGGCATCCACCGGTCTGTCCCGGTATTATCAGACGAAGGCCATCAAGGCGCTGGAGCAGAATCGTCTGCTGAGAGTCAGGATGGACAAGTCCCCGACTGGTGAGGTTTTCAAGTTTTTCTTCCTGGAATATCGAGCCATTTGGGGCGCGTTAATGGGTCGTCGCCTGTACAAAACCAAGGGTCTTCAAAAGGCTGCTCCCCTTGAAACCGTTTTAAGAGGGTCTACAAACCGTTTCAAGAGGGGTATTAAAACGGTTTCAAATAAGTATATTAATAAGGAACCTAATAGTACATATCCTTCGGATATGAGTTCACGTCCTGACGAACGTGAAGCCTCAAACCTTCCTTCTGGTTCTGAGGCAAAAAATTCCATGGGACAGAAAGTCCTACAGGATGCTCAAAGAATCAAACGAAGGAAACCTACACTACAGAATAAAGCATCAGCCCCACCCATAGAAGCGATGCCAAAACCGTTACAGATCTGGCATAGCCTGTCGCTGGTTCGGAAAATGACAAAGCAGCATGTCTATGATCGTTCCGTGAAGTTGCTACAGAACCTGTATCAAGGAGCCTTCCCAGCAACGATCTTCGATCTGAGGAAAGAGCTGACAGGCGACTACAAAGTGTCCCCGTCGCTGCTCTCGAAGCGATGGACGGAGCAGGAGGTCTGCAACATCCTAGACCGGCGCCTTCGCCTGATGGTGGAGAGCAAGGCGTTCTGGCCCACCGACAAGGAGCATTCCTTCCTCAAGGGGCTGTCGTTCGAGGACTTCATCTACAGTGCCCACAATCAGGATAGCTGGCTGCTGCGGCTGTCTCAGCGCATTCCAACTCCAATCAAAGAGAGGATCAATAACAGTGGCAGAGGAAAGCGAGTCGATGAGGGAGTCGGATTCTGCTATTCCACCACCCCCTGGTAGTGTGGAGTCGGCAGGAGGGAAAGGATCAGAAGATGGGGAGGGCCTAGCGTTGACTCCGGATCAGCAGTTGCTCTGCGACAAAGAGCAGGAGCTTTATGATCGTTTGGACATTACTCCTGAGGAGCTGACACGAGAGCTGAACAAATTGCACGGAATTGTCGAGGCTCCGCCAAAGAGGGGAATTCCTGCTGAAGAACGAGCTAGGCAGCACTTTGAACAGCATATGAATTGGTACTTGCACGAGATTGGTATGCTGGATAGAAAATTGCTGCGCGTGCGGACCTGGGAGGATTTTGTACCAAGGGATGGACAGGTTCTTGCCTTGAGGGAGGCAAGGCGATGGTGCTATGGCCGGGGCGAGAAGCTGGGCCTGTTATTCTACGGGACAGTCGGCACAGGGAAAAGCCTCTTGGCGAAATTATGCTGTCAGCGGTGGATGGTGCAAGAGAAAAGACTTTACAAGAGGAATCCTACTAAATGGAGTCGTCATGGTTTTGTTGTCGGCGACGATTATGAGGAGGCTTGGGAGCCCGGCGTTAGATGGTTTGATATGGTGGATTTGTTTTTGCGAGTTCGGCGCGACTGCTTTGATCGGCGAGAGAGTAATGTGTATGACTGGGTGGAAGAGCTGAGGGACATTCCCTTGCTGATATTAGATGATATCGCAGTGTCTTCCGCCTCTGAATGGGAGCGCGATTTTTTGCGTGCCGTGATTCACGGACGGTACTGTGATCGGAGCCCTATAATTGCAACATCGAATCGAAATATAGCGGGCATTGTCGCTTCACTTGGGGAGCGCATTGCTTCTCGTTTGGCCGATATGTGTCAGTTCTTGCCTGTGGATGGGGATGATCATCGAAGGATTGAAGCTCGGACCTAAGCGGATGTCTTGTCGTATGGCAGAATTGATATGACTGTGAAAATCAGTGAACTCAGTATAATAGAGTCATGAGGAGAGAAGATATGGCAGGGGAACCGACGCGATCAGACATTTATAGGCTGTGCGGCATCGATCACTCCTCCTGGACAGAGGGGCTGCGGATGCGGGCGGTATGCGACAGTCTGGTCAACGATGATAAATACAGGAACAAGCCGCCGGACCTGGTGCAGCGTTTGTATCTTCGGCTGTTGGATTGCGAGAAACGCTCCGCTGACGAGGGCTTAGGACTGGGGCTGGATAAGTCGAAGAAATCGAAGTTACTTGATATCAAGGAAGTCAAAGAGGGAGATAGAAAAGCGCTGCTGATCGAGCATGAGCGCGGAGAACTGAAGCTCTTTCTGTAGGAGAGGAACTATGGTGGGAGGCGAGATTGTTCTTCGTGCGCATGCGGCGTGGGAAAAGAGTTATTACATTTCCCGATGGTACTGCAAGAGGCGGAAGCAGATTCGGGAGAAGCGGCAATACAACAAGGCGAGCAGGCTGGGTCTGGTGCTGAGGCGGCTGAAGCAAACGCGGGCGGAGATCAAGTCGATCCGGCTTGACGAGATCGAGAACACCTGTCGCATCGAATATGTCGGGAGATAGCAAGATGGTGTGGAGATGGATAAAAGAAGAGTTGCCGAAAGAGTCTCAATATGTTCTCGTGGTGTTCGATGATGGGTCGATGGAGGTAGCTGAGCGAATTGGGGATGCGTGGTGGGCTCATGGGATGCTGGATTTCAATTATGGGTTCGACGTTCCTGTCGCATGGATGCCGTTGCCAGAGCCTCCTGTCGAGCTTTCCTAGATGGCTGCTGCCCACGAAGAGCATCTGATGATCCTGGGGCTGATCGGCAGCGAGCGGTTCCTCCGACAGTTTCTGTCGCTGGATCCATTGCCACTGATCGACAGCCGGATCTTCAAGACCATCGCCCAGCTCTGTGCCAGTCATTTTGAGCAGCACCAGGTCGCGCCGGGTCGAGGCATCCAGGACCTCTGGCGTATCTACCGAGAGGACTCTGACGAGGATGAGTCGAAGCTGGACCTAGTAGAAAAGACCATCGAGAAGGTGCTGACAGAGTATGAGGCTGGACAACTGCCGACGAACGATGATTATGTGCTGTCGGTGGCAGAGAAATATCTAAAGCTTCGCAAGCTGAAGCGGCTCTCTGACGATCTGCGGGCGGCGGTCACTGGCAAGGATGCAGATGTTGGCGATCAAGCCATTGTGCAGTATACTCCGGTCCGGTTCCACGACGGCGGCGGGGCTGGGCCGATGGATCGTGGCTATTTCATGGAGCTGTTCGAGGATGAGGACCGCCCGCTGTTCCGGCTGTCCGGTCCGCTGGGTCAGCTGATGAACAGCCAGCTCCGCCGGACACGGTTCATCGCCCTGTTCGGGTCGGCCAAGGTGAGCAAGTCCTGGGCGCTCCAAGAGCTGGCGATGACCGCCTGGTGGCAGCGCTGCAATGTGGCCTACTTCGTTGTCGGAGATATGTCGATGCGAGATGTCAAGGAGCGGATGGCCCAGCATATGACGAAGAAGCAGTCGAAGAAGTATCGCAAAGAGGGTTTGATCAAACTCTATCATCGCAACGGTAATGGGATCGAATGGGAAGAGAAGGAGGTGGAGGCGTTCGGTCTGACAGATGTGTTGAATGCTGAGGAGGGTTGGAAGAAAAAGGTCAAGGGTAAGCATCTGCGTATCGACTGCTTCCCATCCGGGAGCAAGAGCATCCGGGATCTGGAAGGTGTCCTGGACAACTGGCAGCACTTCTACACCTTTGTGCCCGACCTGGTGGTGATTGACTACGCCGATCTGCTGTCGCCGATCCGAAGCCGAGGGGACAACGGAGAGCGGAACGAGATCAACGAGACCTGGACCTACATGCGAGCCTTGGCCCAGCGGCGGAACTGCCTGGTCATCACGGCGACGCAGGGGGATGCGGACAGCTACGGCAAGCGCAAGATCGGGATGCGGAACTTCTCCGGCGATCGGCGCAAGAATGATCACGTGACGGCGCTGTATGGACTAACCCAAACCGAGGAGGACAAGAAGGAGGACCGAGTGGTGGTGGAAGAGATTCTGGTGCGGCATGGGCAAGCCGCCAGCAAGCCGGTGACGGTCTATCGGTGCCTACCCATCGGCAAGTTCCATGCGGCGGCGCAGTGGGACTATGTGGATGATGGCAAACAGAAAGTGGCAGAATAAAAGTCACTGTGGTTTTCGGACTGGACAGTATAATAAATACAGAGTGGTGTATAACAATGGCGAAGGAGGAGTGAATGGAACGGAAAGAGATTGTGCGAGCGGCGAAGGAGCTGAACGAGGTGCTTGGTCTGGACCCAGTGATCAACATCACACTGGCGGTCGGGCAGGTCAAGGCAGCGGTGTTGGAGGCATCTGGATTGATTGCTGAAGGGGACGAGCTGACCGATGAAACGCTGGCGACGCTGGCTGCGCTGAAAAATGGGAGCGGCGATCTACGAACGGCTGCAGAGCAGAAGTCGGATGGGAAGGATGGGAGTGAGATGGATGGGAGTGAGATGGATGTGAAGGCGAAGGAACAGAGTAAGGTAAAGAAAGATGCGAAGGATGTAAAGTCAGATAGGGGAGAGGGAAAACGGGATGAGTTCGGGTTTATGATGGGGTCGAAAGTACATAAGGCGATTAAATTGCTGATATCCGGTAAAACAATGTCCGATGTGAAGAAGGCGATGGGGACGACGTTCTATGAAGCGCTGAAGAAAATGGGGAAGGCGGGGCATAAGATAACGAAGCATGAAGATGGTACATATCAGATACAATTAAAGAAGGCTGTATAATGGAGTGGATAGAACCACAGGTCTTTCTCTTAGCCAGACCGACAATCGATACCGAGGGGCTTGCCGCCTATCTGCAGGCCGTCGGTGCCCCCGGGTGGACAACCGATGCTCCCTCAGCGGCCGAGCAACTGATCGAAGTGGCGGGGCGCGCCTGCTATCGCTCCTTCGAGCCCGGCCTCAACCCTAATGTCACCAAGGTCAGGGATGGCAGCCAAGCCTACTTGCAGAATATCCTGCAGGTGAAGCATGGCAGCGTCCTGGAGCACGCCAACTGGACTTTCGCTTTCTTCCATGTCAGCCGGGTCTTCACCCACGAGTTGGTGCGTCACCGGGCCGGAACCGCCATCAGCCAGGAAAGTTTACGCTTCGTGCGTCTGACCGACATCCCCATGTGGCTGCCGCCCGAAATCCGCGATAATCCGGAGGCCCGCGCAATCTTCGAGGAGGCAATAATCAACGGTGAGAAGGCGCAACAACAGTTGGCGGAGGCCCTGAAGATCGAAGGGCGGCCCTTTCACGAGAAGAAGGTCCTCACCTCCGCCATGCGGCGGATCGCCCCGGACGGAGTAGCGACAACCCTTATCTGGACGGCCAATGCCCGGACACTCCGATGGGTGATTGAGGCGCGAACAACGTCAGGAGCTGAAGTGGAAATCCGAAGCGTCTTCGGGAAGGTGGCCGAGATGATGACGAAGGAGGCCCCCAATCTCTTCGGGGATTTTACCGCAATCCCGCTACCCGACGGCACCTGCCAGTGGCAGCCCGGCCATAGCAAGATGTAATATGGGGAAAACACTTGATGCGTTAGCAGACTCTCGAAAAGAGCGAGAAAGGATTATTCAAAAGTATGGGTTTGTGCCTTGTTCGATAATAGAACCGAAACTGTCTTTTAATTTCCGTCCTGTTATGGTGTTTGAGGGTGATCGAGCCCATGGTCAAATAAAGAGAGAACGAATAAAGAAAAATAAAGAGCATGTTATGTACCATGGGGTTATACAAGAGGGTTTTGCTATCTCTGGAAATGCTGTTGGTAAAGCGGGGGGCGTTTCTACCTTTCCCCCAGCATTAGGAATGTTCATCTTGGATTTTTATTCTTCTGAAGGAGATACAATCCTGGACCCATGCGCAGGTCACAATTCTCGCATGGAAATTACTTATGAGAAGAATCGATCTTATATCGGTTATGATGTATCAGAACGATATATGGCATTTAATGAACAGGTGAAAGAAAAGCTGCTATCGAGAAATGTTCTCATAAAGAATGAAAGTGCCATCATTCTGCATAAGCAATCTAGCGAGAATATGATGGAAGATGGGAACACGATTGATTTGGTGTATACGTCCCCGCCATATTGGGATATCGAATTCTATGGTGAGGAGTCTGAGCAGCTTGGGTATGGAAAGTCCTATGATGAATTTTTATCTGGTATGTCTCGGGTAATTACAGAATGTCATCGTGTGCTCAAGCCGGACAAGTTCTGTGTATTTAATGTTAATGATTTTCGGAAGAATGGTCGGTTTTATATGTACCATGCTGATGTCGCAAGACTGTTTGAGCAAGCGGGGTTTACACTATGGGATATTGTGATTGTGAAATGGCAGAACTGTTATGGACAGATATTTGCGTCGCAGGTTGAATCGCGGAAAGTCACTGCGAAAATGCATGAGTATCTGATTGTTGGCAAAAAGGAGAAGTAATGAATCGACAAGTCTTGATTGATGCGCTGGCGGCTGTCCGCCCAGGTCTGGCAAGCCGGGAGATCCTAGAGCAGTCCGGAAGCTTTGTGTTCGATGACGGGATGGTCTACACCTACAATGACCAGATCAGCATCTCCCATCCCGTCCCACCCGGCATCACTGGGGCAGTCCGGGCCGGGGAACTGTATTCTCTGCTGACTAAGTTCCCGGACGAGGAGGTCCAGACGGAGGTCACGAAGACGGAGCTGGTGATACAGGGGAAGCGGCGCAAGGCGGGAGTGGCCTTGCAGACCGAGGTTCGGCTGCCGCTGGATACGCTGAAAGGCGAGAAGGCGTGGAAGCCGTTACCCAAGGGATTCGCCGATGGGCTGAAGTTCTGCGGGATGAGCGTTGGTAAGGACATGACGAAGCCGGTCCTGACCAGCATCCATGTCAAGGGCAATGTGATGGAGAGCTGCGATAACTATCGGCTTGGGCGATGGACGTTGGGTGAGTCTATTGCTGATGATCTGCTGATCCCAGAGAGCGCTGCCGACAAGCTCCCGGCCTATGCGCCGACCGACTATGCCACGTCGGAGGGATGGATTCATTTCCGCAACGAGAAGCAGGTTGTCTTTAGCGCCCGAACCTTCGAGGGGACCTATCCCGATCTGTCGAAACTGATTGCCAACGATGGCTTCACATTGGAGCTGCCAGCAGAATTGCCGGATGTCCTAGAGCGGGCGGAGGTGCTGGTGAAGGACGAGATTGATGGGATGGCAGAGATTGGTCTGGCGGCCAATGCGTTGACGGTGAAGGCGAGGGGGCCGGTGGGCTGGTTTGAGGAGCAGGTGCGGGTCCGGTACAAAGGGGACAAGATCGAGTTCCGCATCCGCCCGGCGTTCCTGCGGGAGATCAGCGGCAAGCTCAAGACGGTCGAGGTCTGTCCTGGCCTCCTGAAGTTTCAGGGCGAGAATTTCCTGCATGCGTGCTCAGTAAATGTCCCGGAGGCATGACAGTTCCTATGTTCTTTTCCGATTCTGACATCAACAATGGTTTGTCCTGTGTCGGCTGCTCCCTGTCCCAGTCCTGTAACTCCCCAGCGATGCCGCCGTCCGGCGAGGGCAAGAAGGGGATTCTGATCATTGCAGAGGCTCCAGGGAAAACCGAGGATGCACAAGGCAAGCAACTTGTCGGCGAGGCAGGACAGCTTCTGCGCCGTATCCTTCGGGACTATGATATCGACCTGGACCGGGATTGTAGGAAGACGAACAGCGTGTCATGCAGACCACCTGGCAATCGCACCCCGACGGATAAGGAGGTCGCAGCCTGCCGCTCTCGCGTGTGGGAGGAGATTCGGGACTTCCGTCCGTCGCTGATTCTGCTGCTGGGCGGCGTGGCGTTGGAGAGCTTCCTGGGGCATCGATGGAAGAAGGATTTGGGTGGGATCACGAAATGGCGGGGTTGGACAATCCCGGACCGGGACGCCAACTGTTGGGTGGTGCCGACCTACCATCCGAGCTTCCTGTTGCGGTCGAGGGGCGAGCCGGTGGTCGAGACCGTCTTTCGGCAGGATATCGAGACAGCGCTGGGATGCTTGGACAAGCCGCTGCCTCCATCGTTGTCAGAGGACAGCGTTCGACTGTTGCAGACAGAGGACGAAGCGGTTGAGGAGTTGCGCAAGTTGCATTATGTGCTGCCTTCGACTGGAGGGCTGATGGCGTTCGATTATGAGACAACCGGCCTGCGTCCCTACGATTCGGGGCATGAGATCGTCTGTTGTGGGATCGCGTCGGAACTGGGGGCGTTCGCGTTTGAGATGACGGCAAATCTGGACCTGCGTCGATGGCTGAAGCGGCTGCTGATGTCGGAGCGGATTCCCAAGACCGCGCACAACTTGAAGTTTGAGACCCAATGGACGAACGTCATCCTTGGGCATCCGGTGAGGAATTGGGCCTTCTGCTCGATGCTTGGCTCCCATCTGCTAGACAACCGGCCCGGCGTGTCTGGACTCAAGTTCCAAGCCTATGTGAATTTTGGGGTGGGGGATTACTCATCGAAGATCGAGCCCTATCTGAGCACAAGGGAAGGGGAGAAGTTTAACCGAGTCAAGGAAGCGCCGCTGCGCGACCTACTGCAGTATTGCGGGATGGATGCCTTGGTGCAGTATCATTTGGCGATGCGGCAGATGGAGGGTATTGGGATTGCGTGATTTTATCTGTGAATTTTTATTGATTGGAATAATACTGATCTTATTATTTGCACTTCATTATCTGGCTCCTTGTTACATATGGATTAAAACAATTCCGATCAAAGCTCTATGCTGACGATCAAGCCTGACACGAAAGCGGCCTACCAGCTCCTTCATGATGGGGCCTTGGTTCTGGCGGAGATTGAGCGGACCGGTATCCGTATTGACCGGGACTACTGCGAGCGGCAGCAGCGGCTCCTGGGTCGCCGCATCACCCGGACGACGGAGCAGCTCATGGACGATGTTGATGTGCAGGAATGGCGTCGATTGAAGGGACAGGATTTCAATATCAACTCCAATCCGCAGTTGTCCTGGTACCTGTTCAAGCACAAGGGCTTGGAGCCAATTAAGGAGACGGCGGCAGGCAATGCGCAGGTAGATGACGAAGTGTTGGGCAAGCTGGATGTGCCGTTCGTGAAGCTGCTGCTCCAGCAGCGCAAGCTAACGAAGGTTCGGGACACCTACATCGGCGGGATTGTGAAGAATGTGTCGGAGGACGGGTTTCTGCGTCCGTTCTTTAATCTACACACAGTGGTTAGTTTTCGAAGCAGCGCGGATTCGCCGAACTTCCAAAATCAACCTATCCGCGAGGGGGAATATGCGAAATTGATCCGGCAGGCCTTCTTGCCTCGTCCTGGACATCAAATCGGTGGTGTGGACATCTCTGGCGCCGAGGTCCGGATCGCTGCGTGCTATCACCAAGACAAGGAGATGCTCGCGTATATCAATGATCCGAACAAGGACATGCATAGGGACATGGCACGGGAAATCTACTGTCTGGATCAGAATGAAAAGGTTCATAAGCAGGTTCGATACACGGCGAAAAACATGTTCGTATTCCCCCAGTTCTACGGGGACTGGTATAAGTCATGCGCTCAGAGGTTGTGGGAAGCTATTGGTACATTGAAGCTGGAGCGAGCGGACGGGATGCCGATGCGCGAGCATCTGAAGGCCAAGCGGATTCGGAGCTATCAGGGCTTTGAGGACCATATGCAGAAGGTGGAGGGCCGCTTCTGGAATGATCGCTTTCGTGGCTATACAAAATGGAAGGAGGAGTGGTATCGCCGATATGAGAAAACCGGGAAGATACATATGTTCACTGGGTTTACTTGCTCCGGCGTGATGCGGAAGAACGTCGTGTTGAATCTGGCCATCCAAGGTACTGCCTTTCACTGCCTGCTCTGGTCACTGATTCGACTGCACCGATGGCTCAAGGAAGGCCAGTATGAGACGAAGATCATCGGGCAGATCCATGATGAAGTGACGATGGACGCTCATCCGGAGGAATTGGGAACGGTCCTGAGTCGCGCCTATCAGATCATGACACAGGACATTCGGGATGCCTGGAAATTTATAGTGGTGTCCATGGACGTGGAAGCGGAGTTTGCCCCTATTGATGCGAGTTGGTGGGAGAAGAAGCCGGTGGAGATTGCGAAATGAGCGCGCAGCGAATACAAACCAATTCAGCGCGATGCCGCCGCTGCGGGGATGTGTTGGTGTCTGAGTATCGGCGTGATTTCAAGTGGTGCTCCTGCGGAGGGATTGCGGTGGACGGAGGAAAGGACTATCTGAAGCGATGTGGCGATCCTAGTCTGGTAGAGGACCTGAGCCAGTATATCGAGGAGGAACAATGAAACGGGCGTTGATCACCGGGATCACCGGTCAGGACGGGTCGTATCTGGCAGAACTTCTGTTGGAGAAAGGCTATGAGGTGCACGGCATCGTGCGTCGAATGGCGTTGGAGCGTCCTGAGCACCGCCTCTGGCGCATTCGACATCTTCAGGATCGCGTGGTGCTGCACTCCGGTTGCGTGGAGCATCTACCGAGTTTGCATCGAATCGTGCGGGACGTGAATCCGGTCGAGTGTTATCACCTGGCGGCGCAGAGCTTCGTTGGCAATTCCTTCGATGACGAATTCACGACGATGCAGGTCAATGTGGCCGGGACGCACCATGTCCTGTCGGAGCTGCGGGACTGCGCTGGGGATTGTCGAGTCTACTTCGCCGCGTCGAGCGAGATGTTCGGGAAGGTGTCGGAGAGTCCGCAGCATGAACAGACGCCGTTTCATCCTCGGTCGGTCTATGGCATCACGAAGGTGGCGGGGTTCAATCTGGCGCGATTGTATCGTGAAGCCTACGGGATGCACGTCTCCTCTGGCATTCTGTTCAATCATGAGAGTTCGCGTCGCGGCATGGAGTTTGTGACGCGGAAGATCACCTCGGCAGCAGCGAAAATCGCTTGCGGACAGCAGAAGGAGCTGGTGTTGGGCAATATGGAGGCTCGTCGGGATTGGGGTCATGCCAAGGATTATGTCAGGGCGATGTGGCTGATGCTCCAGCAGGACTCGCCTGATGATTATGTCATTGCAACCGGACAGCAGCATTCCGTTCGGGAGTTTGCAGAGGAGACTTTCCGATGGTTCAATGACAACTGGGCGAAATATGTTAAGACGGCCTCACATCTTCATCGGCGTGCCGAGGTTGACTCTTTGTGCGGAGATGCGAGCAAGGCAAAGCGTCTGCTGGGCTGGGAGCCCACAGTATCCTTCTCGGAGTTGGTGTCGGAGATGGCAGAGAGCGATTGGGATTTAATCTCATAGGAGGGGTGCGTGGCGCTGTACAATAAATACCGACCGAATACCATACAGGAGTTTGTAGGCAATGCGTCTGTGGTGGAGGCATTCGAGGGACTGCTGAACAAGCCGAAGCAGGAAATCCCGAAAGCGTTTCTATTTGTTGGACCGTCTGGCTGCGGAAAGACGACGTTGGCACGAGTCGCCGCGCTTCGGTTGGGCTGTTCCGAGCATGATCTTGTGGAGATTGATGCGGCGGACTTTCGCGGCATTGATACAATTCGGGACATCCGTAGCAAGATTGGATTAGCTCCGTTGGGAGGCTCCTGCCGAGTGTGGATCATCGATGAATGCCACCGTCAAACCAGTGATGCCATGAGTGCTATGCTCAAGATGCTGGAGGATGCCCCATCCCATGTCTATTTCATGCTGGCGACGACCGACCCGCAGAAGCTCCTGCCGACAATCCTGAGTCGTTGCACTGAACTGAAGGTGGCTCCGCTGGAGGAGGAGCAGATCGTTCGGCTATTGCGCCGGGTGGTGCGAGCAGAGGGCAAGTCGGTCCCGCTGGAGGTGCTGAAGAAGATCGCCATGAACAGCCTGGGGCATCCTCGGGCAGCCCTGGTGATGCTGGACAGGACCATTGACCTGCCGGAAGAGTCGATGCTGCGGACAGTGGAGAAGGCGGCGGTCGAGCAGAGCCAGGTCATTGATCTGTGTCGCTGCCTGATGAAAAAAGCGGATTGGAAGCAGGTGAAGAAGATTCTTCAGGGACTCAAGGATCAGGCTCCGGAGGATGTGCGTCGGGCTGTTCTGGGTTACTGTTCGGCGGTACTGCTGAACGAGGATGAGCCGAAGGCGTATGTCGTGCTCGACGCTTTTCGTCCCCCGACCTATGACATCGGCTGGCCGGGGATTGTGATGGCGGCATATGAGGTGGTGGGCGGGGAATGAATCGCTTAGAAAGTGCAGGTTTGATTCCTGCTCGTTGGCCGAGGACTGATGTGAAGGGAGTAGGGGTCGGAACCCTATGATATGTCTCGTAGACAATAATCTGCGAGTAACTCTGGGAGACAAATGGCCCGGACGAGCCCGTCCGAGAAAGCATTGGTGGAATCCAATGCAGGGGCAAAAAATAACTGTGGTTTTCGGGTCGGACAGTATAATAAGAGTAAGGAGGGAGTGAATGGCAAGAGAGTTGGACTACATGCAGGACATCCAGATCAACGAGCATCGGCTGGATCAGGAGTGGGTGAATCAGCCGCAACTGTTCATGCAGTACGCCCAGGCCGCGAGGGAGGCGCGGGCCGAGGTCGATGAAGCGAAGGAGCGCCTGAAGCTGACCGAGGCAGAGGTCGATAGCCACGTTCGTCAGACGACATTGAAAATGACAGAGGCAGCAGTCAAGGCGGCGATCCTCCAGCATCCGCGCTATCAGGAGGCAAACAAGCAGTACCTGGAGGCGAAGAACAGCTGCGAGATACTGGATGTGGCGGTGGAAGGATTCCATCAGCGCAAGGCGGCGTTAGAGAACCTGGTGCGGCTCTACGGGATGGAATACTACTCGATGCCGAAAGCCGAGTCTGGCGACGGTGCAGAAGGGACGAAGCGGGTCACGCGGAATATGGTGCGGGATGGGATGCGGAGGGGATAATGGCGAAGTCAAGTAAGAAGACAGAGGATAGTGTGGCAGAGAGGCTGTTGGAAGATGTACGGAATTATACACTTACGTTTGAGCCGTTGACTCTTTCTGCAGATGTGATGGAAGTCGCGAAGCGGATCGTCGAGCAGAACGGGAAGATCCTGGAGATGAATGCATTACTCATGCAGACGATCCAAGCGCCGATGTGGGCAGTTAAGAGCAAGAAGGAGGGAGAATGAAGCCGAGGAAGGTAGTGATTTCCATTGAGACGGAGACGGGCCTGTCATTGAAGGAGATAAAAATGTGGAAGGGCCTTTCGATCTCGCCGTGGACAGTCAATACTGTAATTGTAGTCGATCAAATCCAAGTCAATGTGGTGAAGGAGGCGAAGTCGCCAACCAATAGACTGGCGGCGCGGAAGCGGTGATGGACCTGTGGGGAAGCGGGATGGTGGTGTTCGTGGTTCTATTCGGGCCGGTGTGGAGCTATGCAGTGGCGCGGTTTGCCGGAGCAGGCTGGTATCGGTCCCGTAAGGACATCTTGGGCAACTAACCAATAAGGAGGAGAGTAGGTGGAGCGATCAGCGAGACGGACAGAGCGAGATCAGAAGCGAGCAAAGCACGCAGGGATGCGGGATCGGATCAAGCAGCGGGCGGAGGAGCGGGAGAAGCAGGGCGGAGGCGGGACCAAGTACAATCTGCCTGACGGCGTCAACTTCTTCACGCTGAAGCGACATGCGGCGATCAGCATTGTGCCCTACGCGGTGTCGGTTGACGATCACCCAGAGCAGGTGCCAAAGGGTGAGGACTGGTATAAGCGGACTGTCTTCGTGCACTATAACGTCGGCGCAGAGGAGAAGGGCTACCTGTGCCTGAAGACAGTGAAGAAGAAGTGTCCGATCTGTGAGCATCGGGCTGAGGCGATGAAGCAGGACAAGCCGGATGAGAAGCTGCTCCAGGCGCTGAAGCCCAAGGAGCGGGAAATCTATAATGTCTATGACCACGACGACCCAGACAAGGGGGTACAGCTCTGGGACTACAGCGCCTATCTGTTTCAGCGTAAGTTAGAGGAGGAGCTGCTAGAAGGGAATGTGGATGCTGGATTCGCGGAGCGGGATGGTGGATGCATCCTGAAGCTGCGAGCGTCCGAGAAGGCGATGGGCCAGAACAAGTTCATGGAAGTGACCCGCATCGACACAGCAGATCGGGATGCCCTGGACGACGATATTCTGTCGAAGGCGCTGGACCTGGACACGATCCTGAAAGTTCAGTCGTATGATGATCTGGAGCGGATCTTCCTGGAATTGGACGACGACCCGAATTCCTCCGGACCTGCTGAAGTCGAGGACGCGCCTGAGAAGCCTCAGGAGGAGCGGAAAGTAGATCCGCCGAAGCGATCTACAACAGAGACTGTTCGCACCGATGGAAAGAGAGAGAAGCCCTCTGCTAAAAGTGAGGTGTTGACTTGTCCGGTGAAGGACGGGACCTTCGGAACGGACTGCGACGAGTATGACGAATGCAAGGATTGCGATTTGTGGGAGCGGTGCGTAGATGTACAGGAGAAGCAGCGGGATGCTGGTAAGAAGAGGTAGAGCATGAGTGAGGAATTGCAAGCCATGGCGGACCGTGTCATGAAGCGGATGCGCAAGCCGAAACAGGACGTAGCGTCGCCTGAGCAGCAGAAGCTGTCGTGTCCGCTGATCCCGACCGGCTCCATCATGCTGAACCTGGCCTGTTCCGATACGGGGTCTGGCGGATACGGCGCTGGGAAGATCGTCAATCTGATCGGAGACAGCAGCAGCGGCAAGACCTTGCTGGCGTTCTCCATGTTTGCGGAGATGGCGCGTGACTCCCGGTTCGATGACTATGCCTTCATCTATGATGACGTGGAGCAGGCGTGCGAGTTCAACATCAAGGGATTGTTCAGTGAGAAGGTCGCTGAGCGCGTGATCCCGCCGTATACGGTGCAGGATGGCGATGGGGAGGCATTGCCGAAATACAGCGAGACGGTGCAGGAGTTTCATGCCAATGTGTTTGAGGTCATCGAGCGGGGCCAGCCCTTCGTCTATGTGCTGGACAGTTTGGACGCCCTGTCCAGCACTGACGAGCAGGGACGCCTGGAGGATCAGGTCCAGGCTGTTCGGCAGGGGAAGGAATTGAAAGGCTCCTATCGCATGGAGAAGCCGAAGCTGATTGGTGAGATCTTGCGGACAATCCTGTCGAAGCTGAAGTCCACCAAGTCGATGCTGCTGGTCATTTCGCAGACGCGGGATAACATCGATCCGATGAGCTTTGAGAAGCGGACCCGGAGCGGAGGCAAGGCGCTGCGATTCTACGCGAGCCACGAGATCTGGCTGGCGGTGAAGGGGAAGATCAAATCCAAGGAGCGCGTCATCGGCTCCAACATCAAGGCGAAGGTCAGCAAGAACAAGCTGACTGGGAAGCTGCGGGAGGTCGAGTTCAGCGTCTACTACGACTACGGTGTGGACGATCTTGGAGCGTGCATCGATTTTCTGTTGGAGGAGGGGAAGTGGCAGAAGAAGGGGAACACCATCCTCACGCCGATGGAGTCGCTGAATGGAACTCGGCAGAAGGTCATTCAGAACATCGAGGAGCAGGGCGAGCAGGAATGGCTGATCAATCGGACCGAGGTCGCCTGGCAGGAGATTGAGGAGAGTGTTCGGCTGAACAGGAAGCCAAAGTATGAGTAGGCAGATGGAATTAAAAGAGGCTTTGCATTATGTAAGGGCATTGAGGCTGTGTGGCAGTGTTAATCTGCCAGAAATTCGGTCAGCGCTGGATATAGCCATTGATTTGATCAGAAAGGAGGTGATCGAACAGGTGGCGAAGAAGAAGGCTGGTAGCGGGGGCAAGAAGAAGGCGAAGTAGGATTGGGGTGATGCGGGCAGGCATAATCGTGCGGGACATCGTCACCCGCTGCGAAAGTGAGATGCGATGGGGAATGAGATCAAGGCCAAGGGTTTAAGTGACGCGCTGGGGGTAGCGGGTTCGGTCTGCCTTTGGTACAACAAGATCCCTATGCCTGTCTGCAATTCATTCGGTCGGAAAGAATTCTTTGCGCTCGCCGCAACGTGGATGAACACGTGGTGGATACAATCGCTGAGCCTGCCAGTCGGGATGTGTGGCGGCGAGACTGGTGAGCCCCTTTGGGGCGAGAAAAGCCGAACAGACAGTTGCCGGTATCAATGCCGGTCGGCGAGTGCATTATGAGTGATGCTAAAATCTGTGAACAATGTGGATGCTCAGGAGCGAATCGAACTCGGCAGAGAACGGACTATGTCGATGATGAGAGTAATTGGGCCACGCTCTGTCCGTCCTGCCAGAAGGATGCTGATGACTATTGGAATGAGCGCTGGGATGAATATTATGCGAACTGCATGTAGGACGCTAAGTGGGTAAAGGGGCGGACTTCGAGCGGCAGGTCTGTCGGATGCTGTCGTTGTGGTGGACAGATGATGAGGACGCCGACGTGTTCTGGCGCAACCGGACGCGGGCGACGAAACAGAGTCCGGACGCGAAGCATCAGCTTGGCGACATCATGGCGATGAAGGCGGTCGGCGCTCCGCTGATCGAGCGGATCAACATCGAGACGAAGAATGGCTATTCCAAAACGCGCAAGGGAACACGGATGCGCAACATTCCCTGGGACCTGCTGGACCTGATCGACGGGAAGCTGGATGGGAAGAAGCAGATCCTGGAGTTCTGGACGCAGTGCCAGCGGGATGCCGAACTGAGCAAACGCATCCCGATGCTGATCTTCAAGCGGGATTTCCACGAGCCAGTAGTCGTGCTGGAATCTACCGTGGTGTTGGGGCTGGAGGAGATTCGCGGCAAGCTGAACTGTCCGATCCTGGGATATACCGCGACGCTGGACGACAAGCAGTTGACGGAGATGCCGCTGGTGTTCCTTCGACTGGAGACATTCTTGGAACAAGTCGATCCGAAGGCGATAGGGATGCTCAAGTGATTTCTAGTCTGATAATCTCCAACTTTCAATCACATCAGGACTCTGTCCTGGAGTTCGCGCCAGGAATCAATGTAATAGTCGGTGAGTCCGATTCCGGTAAGTCTTCTGTCCTTCGGGCGATTAATTGGGTCCTGACCAATCGTCCGCTGGGCAATGCCTTTCTGCGCCACGGCGAGAGCGACGTCTCGGTGGCGATCACGACCGATGCGCATGATGTCGTGATGCGGTTTTGCAACATGGATGGGCGGGGTTATGTCGTCAACGGGACGACACTGTCGGCGATTGGGACAAGCGTGCCAGAGGAAGTAGAGAAGTTGCTGAACCTCGATCCTGACCTGAATGTGCAGCGGCAGCTTGACGCGCCGTTCCTCCTGTCGGTGTCGCCGGGCGAGGTGGCGCAGACGCTGAACCGGATCGCCCACCTGGACGAGATTGACGTGGCGCTGTTCAATGCCGCCAAGCGATTGCGGGACAAAAATGCCGAGCTGAAAGTCGCGGAGCAGCAAAAGGCGAGCCTGGAGGAGCAGCATCAGCAGTTCGACTATCTGGATCAGATGGAGCGGGATGTTCGGGACGCAGAGCTGCTGGAGCAGTCAGTCGAGGATCTGTCGGCATTGTCTGTCCAGATCGATGGGATCGTGAGGGAGTGGAATGAGCTACAATCTCTATTGTCCGATCTGCCGGACATGTCGGGCGCTGAGCGATTGGTTGTGGAAGTTACCGGACTATCTCAACAGGTCTTCGAGCTGACAGAGAAGGAACACACCTTGTCCGCTGTCCTGCGAGACTTGAAAGCAACGCAGGCGGACTTGATCGGGCTGCCGGATGCTGATGGGCTTGGGATGCTCTACGACGTGTGGATTTTGGACAGCAAGGCGCTGGCGGCAGGATGGGATCGGCTATCGAGGCTAGATGGATTGTTGGATGAGTATCGCAGCGAGCAGGCGAAGGTTGGGCAGATGGAGCGAGAGGTGCAGGAACTGGAAGTGGAATATCACGAGAACATGCCCGACGAGTGCCCATTGTGTGGGCAGGTAATTGAGGGAGATCATTGATGGCGGCTGATTTGCACATACATATCCTTGAATATGCCAGCGAGCAGGATGTCGCGTATTTCAAAAGCTCGACGCTTGGTTCGAAATTTTTTGATATAGATGCGAATAGGAGATATGACGACCCCAGCAACGAGTGCGTTCGGAACACTGCCGGTGTGTGGGTTGGAGAAGTGTCTTGGCTGAAGGCGAATCTATTTGATCAGGAAGAGACATACATACCAGGTGCGGTCGCCAGGGTATCAGAGCTAATTGGAGAGGAGTTCCCGATTATCACAGAGGAACTGATTAAGCAGATTCGAGAAGCGATGTCGATTGAGAATACGACAAGGTATTCTGTGGCATCGGCGGACAGTGTTTGCGAGTTTCTGGGACAGCATATTGGCAAGAAGATTTTCACGATAAGCTGGTGACAATGTGAAGTTAATCACTCCGTGCATGAATAAGTAGAGGGAGATATTAATATGCCATACTTATCCCAAGCTGAGGAAGATGCAGTAACGCTTCGTTCGCTGGACTTAGCAGATAGTCGTGCGCGTAAAGTTCGAATAAAGAATATGGGTTCTCAAGAAGAGAGAGACCGTTTTGTGGAATCGCTTGCTGAGGACCTTCGAACACTTCTGACAGGTCATCAGTATCATCTTGTTTTCTTGAAGGCCAAGGAATTTAATGATTATTGGGGCGCGAATGAAACGATAAAGGCACTTGAAAGCATGTCATAAATGAAACGAACTTCCCCAACTAAGCGAGCAAATGTCCAGGCAATCCTGACCTCGGACCTGCACCTCCGGGAGGATACGCCGGTCTGCCGGACAGACGAGGTTCTGACGACGTTGGAGCGGAAACTGTCCTGGCTCAAGGAGCTTCAGCAGAAGTGTGGAGGCGTCCCTGTGCTGGATGCAGGAGATACCTTCAACCTTCACAAGCCAAGTCCGGCTTTGATTTCATTTGCCATTAACAATCTGCCAAAACCGTTCTTCACCATCCCTGGCAATCACGATCTGCCGCAGCATAGTCTCGATCTATTCCATCGGTCGGGATTGAATACGCTGAGGACTGGGCGGCATGTGACGGTGCTGGGGCTGAATGACTGCATTGAGGCTTGGAAGGACCTTGTCGGATGGGGCATTCCGTGGGGAGGAGACCTTTCGACTACGGAGACCTTCTGGAGGACTTTCAGAAAGGCGTGTTCATTCAATAGCAAACCTATTCTGTTGTATCATGGACTGGTGTATCCGTCTGGCCGGATGCCCTGGCCGGGCTCAGAACGAGAAGGGCTGACGGATGCCGCATTGCATCGGGAGTGCGAATCGTTCCGGTTGATCGTTACGGGACACTATCATCGGTCGTTCTGTCATCGGACAGAGGACGGGCGAGCCTTGGTCAATCCTGGGGGCATTCTGCGCATGACCGCCGACGAGAAGAACCGACAGCCGCAGGTGTGGCTCTGGTATGAGGATGGGTCGGTCGAAGCGGTCGATGTGCCGATTGAGCAGGGCGTCATGCGGGACGATCATGTGATCCAGGAGCAGGAGAAAAACGAGCGCATGGAGGCGTTCCTGTCTCGGCTGGGTGGGGAAGGCATCGAATTGGGATTGAGTTTTCGGCAGAACCTGGAGCGGTTCATGGAGCAGAACGGGATTCGGCAGGCTGTGCGGGAAGAGGTATGGAGGAACATCGATGGCTGATATTGCGTCGGAATTGCTGAAGATGAAGCGCAGGATTGAAGAGACGAAGGACAAGAAGTCTCGGTTAGAAGGTAAACTGTCTTCGCTTCAGGATCGGCTTCGATCTGAATTCAATTGCAAGACGCTGGAGGAAGGGGAAGCGAAGCAGCAGTCTCTATCCAAGGAGCTGAAGGATAAGCAGATAGTGTTGGAGCGCAAGTTGACGGAGATGCGGGAGTCCTATGCCTTCTGAGATTCTGCAATTCCGAACTAAGCTGGAACGCGAGACGGGTCGGCGAGACCAGGTGAAGGAGCAGCTTGATCGCACGGCAAAGCAGGTTCGTGTCCTAAGCCGGGAGATCGGATTCGCAGAGCAGGCCCAGGTTATTATTCAGCAGATTGCGCAACAAACGCAGCAAGAATTGGAATACCATATTTCTGAGCTGGTCACTCTGGCATTGGCCTCGGTGTTTCCGGATCCGTATCAGCTCAAGGTGCATTTCGTCGTGCGGCGAGGCAAAACCGAAGCGGACATCGTATTTGCGAGGAACGGGGAGGAGATCGATCCGCTGAGCGCATCGGGCGGCGGAGCGGTGGATGTGGCAGCTTTCGCACTGCGGGTGGCGCTGTGGCGTCTCTCGCCACGTCGCAGCAGAGCGGTGCTGATACTAGACGAGCCGTTCAGATTCTTGAGTGCCGCTCGGTTGCCATTGGCTGGGCAGATGCTTCGGGAATTGTCAGACCGATTTGGGTTGCAGATCATCATGGTGACCCATTCGCGGGAGCTGTCGGAGTTCGCAGATCGGACCTTTGAGGTCAAGCAGCGAGATGGCATCAGCGAGGTGGCGTGTGGGTGATCTGTTTCTGCGAATCTTTTTGGTTATATATCCTCTTATAGTTCTGTACTGCGTATTGCAGGTCATTTGGCTGGCCTGGTGTACCAGACAGCAGCAAATCTATATTTGGAACCCTTGGGACACTGTTCTGTCTCAGATGATGCAACGAGCGGATAATATAGACGACGAGTGGTATCGTTTGAATTGGAAGCTGGATGAGATCAAGCGGAACCACGAGTGGATAAGGCTGGCGATGTTCTCTCCTGATCCGAGGGTTTGGCTGCGAGTCTGGTATTTGGTCCTTGTCTTGAAAGAGTCCTATGTGGAGGTTATGAGCGAGTGCGTTCTGTGAGGCAGGATCTCTCTGATTGGCTGACGATTGCGGGTGGCAAGTCCGGAACGGAGAAGTGTCATCATGATCCATCCCATGATATCTTGCCGCCGAGCAACGAGTATGAGCGGGCGTTTCGACAATTTCTAAACGAGAATGGCTGGATCGGGAATGGATATTGTTATGCCTACTATCCACTTTGGTTGCACACTGTATTCGGTCAACAGCATGGTCGAAATGGAGGACAGGCAGATGCTCATCCGAGGCAAGGGCGGGGCGTGGAAGCAGCGACTGGAGATTAATGATATGGGCGCCGACTGGCAGGAAGGCGAAGTATGCTTGACAAAGGCGGAGAATGCGAAGCTGATGGCCTATCTGGAATCTAAAAGTCCTGATTACGGGATCTGCAAGCGGACGCTGTGTCGACAACGCAGCATTGCGAAAGCGGCTATCGTCAATCGATCCCGAGCCTCGGCATGAAGCGAACGACACCAAAGCTCCCCGCTCGACGTCGAGCCTTCCTCCCGACCAAAGGCCCCAAGCTGTCCATCGCGCAGCAAGATTATGTGTTGTCCTTGCTGGCCCAGGGGTATAAGCCAGGACGCATTCGGAATATTCTGCGCGAAGAGCAGGGTGTGGAGATTGGAGAGGGGGCGATCCGAGCCTACTTGATTGTTCATAAAGACGAGCTTCGCCAACGTCGGGAACTGTGGAACCAGGAGATTGAGGCGGTTCCGCTGCGTTATCGTCGGACGCGGTTGGATGAGCTGGTTCGGTTGTATTCGCTGACGCTTCGGGAGTTCTATCGTTTGCCGTGTAAGAAGTGTAAGGGTGTGATCGGACAGAGGGAGTGCAAGGACTGTCAGGGATTGGGCTGGACACTGCCGAAGGATGTTGAAGCATGGGAGATCGGGACAGAGTCGGTTGAGCTGGATGTACTCCGGCTGTCACAGATGTCTTCACCTCCTCGGTTCGCTCGGGAGGCCTGGGACCGGGCACTGGAGTGTTTGCGCGAGATCCGCGAGGAGGTCGGGGATTCACAGGACAAGAAGCGCAAGGACAGTACAGAAGAGATGGAGACGCTGTCACGGATTGCGGCAATGACCGCAATGAAGGAGAAGGTAGCGACATTGACCAGCACGGAGTTCGTCGGGCTGATGCTGGAGATGGCGAAGAGTCGCCAGAAGCCGGAGTGATGCGCACTACAGAACATGACATTATGCTGGCCGCCTTGGCGACTCGCCCTCCGACGACAAAGGAGGAGCTCTATCTCTATGCCAAGGAAGTCTGTCGGTTCCCTTGCGGGAGTTGCAAAGGCGCAGGTCAGTATGCCAACATCAACGGTGTGATGATCTGTCCGGAATGCAATGGAGAAGGCAAGACTGGATTGACATTCAGTCCGATAGCAATATGCCCCGATCACGATGCGCCGCTCGATGTGCTGTGGGAATTGTGGTCCGGACTGATTCGCCATGAAATCTTGATCGCGAGTCGATTCGCAGGTAAGACATTGATGCTGGCTTTCCTGGAGCATATGCTGATGCGGTTCCGACACTTTTCCATCGCGCATATGGGCGCAGTGGAAAATCAGGCGAACCGCGCTAGAGATTACTTTCATAGCCAGGTCTCAATCAAGCCATGGAGCGAGATGCTGACGACGTCGGAACCCGGACATGAAAAGGCGGAATTTCTTAATGGTGGCAAAATTGAGTGGCTACCTGGGACACTGGCGCAGGCATCCGGTCCACATCCGGAGCTGTCGGTACTGGATGAATTGGATCTGATCCCTTATGATGTGCGGCAGCAGTTTCTGAAGACACCAATGGGTCCACGAGCACAGTTCATTGAGACGAGTACACAATACACCAGCACAGGTACGGTCAATCGTATCCTTCAAGAGTTTCCCTTTCTACCGGTCCGCCGCTTCTGCATGTTCGAAAGTTTACGCACCTGTACGTATGACTGTAATGAAGTTCCGCTGTTGGATGGGACGGTCGGGCGCTGTCCATTGTATGAGATGGAGGAGGTCGGACCGGATGGAACTGTTCGGATCAGGTCGGTCTGTGGAGGCGAGAAAGCGCGTCGGTCACAGGGGCATGTCCCGATCCCAGTGATGGCCGATCATTGGATGAAGGCGAATGCGCAGAGTCGCCTGGTGCAGTTCTTGTGCGAGAAGCCAGGAACGGCAGTCGGCAACCGAGCATTCTGGGCTTTCTCCTCTTCCATTGCGCCTGTCGGGAACATCCTGCCGTTCAATCCAGAGGTGCAACCGGGAAAGCCGCTGGAATGGAGCATGGACTTCAATCCAGGCATCAACATGAAGATGTGTAGCTTTATCTTGCAGCAGGCACCGGAGGACTATGGGCAGGAGTGGTGGATTCTTGATGTGATCGCATTGCCGACTGCCGCCACGCCGGACACGTGCATCGAATTCTTGCGTCGGTACGGAACAGGAGGCAGCCGCTTGCCTGAATACCTCCGTAGCAATGGCCATACGGGCGGGGTATGGATCTACGGAGATGCGACTGGACACTCTCGCACTTCAGCAGGGATCACCAGCTATCAGATTGTGATGGACTACTGCAAGCACGTGCCTGGATTTCGATTGATGGTGCAGCCTGGGAGCGCGAATCCGCCGCTGCGGGATCGACTGAACCGGGCGAACCAGATGCTCTGCTATCGCGTGAATGGACAGGAGCGACGCTTCGTCAAGGTCGCGCCTCGATGCATCGAGATGATTGCGGAGTTTGAGCAGATGCCGCTGGGTTCTGACGGACTGAAGGACAAGTCCGACCGGGTGCAGAAGCAGCTTGGCTTGTCTCATCTGAGCGATGATTTTGAGTATTGGGTGTGGTCGCGATTCCCGGCAGGCCCTCCGCGCATCGGCATGACCACCGGCATGTATATGGCAGGGAAGACTGGCGGACAGCGGCTGAGTCAAGAGGGAGCGGGAAAGCGATTATGGACTCCTGGAGGAAGGAGGCTGAGCGCAGATGACTGAGCATCCGATCTATGGCTATCACTGCCCGATCTTCCAGGATGTGTGCTTCCGCCCTGGGCGTCTGGATGCCGAACACCAGATCGAAGCACAGCACACCATCGTCAATTCGACGGAACAAGCGCCGATGCAGATGCTGCTGCTGCCTCGGTGGGTCGCGGACCGACTAGGGAAGTGGCTCGACCCGAGCAACGGATATCGCGGAGACCTGACAATAACGATGAGTGCGCCGGGACAGATCGGACTGATTCGAGAGACACGACGCATTCTAGCGTCGGAGATGGCGGAGACGGGATGGCAGAATGTCGACTACGGCGCAGTGCGGATGACCTTTCAATGCGGAGTTCCGCATGTGCTGGAGGAGGAGCGGACGATCAAGCCGCCGAAGGAGGAGTAAATGATTGATTGTCTGGAGCTAATGGATTCGGTGTGTTTCGCGTCCGGCATTGGGATCGCGGCATTCCTCTTGGCCAGCTTCGTATTCTGGAGACTCTTGGGTCATGTGGAATAGACTGATCAAGTCCGAAGAAGAGCCAGAGCAGAAGCCTGTATTGCCATTCGAGCCAGAACTGTTTTGTGAGCAAATATCCAGTTTCTCAGGGGTTACATTGATTTTTCGTTTTGCTGGATCATCATTCCGACCCTATTTCGATGATGAGCATGCTATTATATGGCAAACCGCTCGATTTGATTTGCAGGTGAGTGTTGAAGATGAAAGATCCAGCTTTATTGCATACAGCGCGTATGAGGATCTTCATACTGATACGGCTTATTATCTGCACTATTCCCTTCCTTATGAGTATATAGGTCGCGTGTGCTTTCGCATCTTGGCTCGGGATGTTCTTGCAAATATTCGCGCTCGATCTCAGCCGGTCTTTGTAGATTTCAGGCAGTCCCCTCCGACCGTGATGAGTTGTCGAGGTCCGCTTGTTCGCAGAGACGCGCCGGGCATAACGATAATCGACTTGGACTCCCGTATCTTAGTCCCACAGGAGAAATTGCTATGATTGGCATGCAGCATATCTTCGTGATGAATAGAACGGACTACACTGGATACGTCAGGCGGATAGAGATGCGACAAGACATTCCGATGGAGAATATGTATCGCGTGGAAGGTTCTAGAAGAGCAATTCAGATCGGGCCACAGCGACTTTCTGCTGAGGTGGAGGTGCAGATTCCGTATGAGGTGATGGATCGCGAATCGATAGGACAAGGGATAAGAAGATGTTATTCCAGTTACGATTCTGTGGAGGTCTTGCTGGGCTATCTGCAAGCGAAATTCAAGGAGACAGAGGCTTTTCCTTATGCTGTTATTGGAACTGGAACGGTGGGTGAGGCGATTGTCCAAGATATGTCCGAGATCTTCGATGGGAATTCCCTGATGTTCAATTTCAATTATAGTCTGCAATTTCTTCAATACCACGATATTATCGGGGCGCAGCCTCTGTTGGACGAATATCAGAAGCGAGGGGGTACAGAGCCACTATGGGATCAGTTCACGCATCTACATTTTGGCAGGGTGCAGAAAAGGCAGAAGAGCGAGGCAAAGGAACTAACAATCCAACTGGGCCAGCGGATACTGGTTCGGCCAGAAGGGGAGTAAAGATGCCAGACATGAAAAATTGGGGACAGCTGTGGATAGAGTCTGCCGATGGGACCGCTGATCGACTGGAGGAATTTGGAACGGTGCTGATGAAGGCTGAGGAGACATTTGAGCAATATCGTTCAGCGAGAGACACTCAGCCACGTTATTATTGGGATCAGTATAGGGGTCGATATGAGATATACTATTCTCCGCACTGGCAGCCCATCCCTGTTCCGCAGGGACCAGACTGGCACGGGCAGCTTGAACAGATGCAGGAGTCGATTCAGCAGGCGATCATGATTCCGCCGCATATCTTCGAGCCCGCCCCGGCTCCAGTTGTGTCCGATCCAGGTCCGCCGGTTGATCCGCTGGGCAGGCGTATCTTAGTGAAATAGCGCCCCTCGGCGCTCGGAGGGTGAGGCGATGGGGCATAGGTGGACCATAGAGGTGTGGGTGCCAGACGTGAAACTTGGATACAAGTATCGCCTCTGGTGGGAGGGGGAGTCGATTATCCAGGTGATCTTCAAGTTGTATACGGCGAAGTTGCATGGCTATGGGTGTATAAAATTGGAGTGGAGATAGGAAGGTGAGGCGATGAGTGAAACACAGACCGTAACGCAGCAAGACTACGACGAACCCAGGCGTGATCCTGGCGTCCTGACTGACCAGCAAGTCCGCGGGTATATCGCGGCGAGCAATATCCCTGGCGTCGGCATTGATCTGTACTGGCTGGTGCGCACTGTGTACCAAGCGGGCCGCAATTCGGCGCCTGCCGCCCAGTCGGAGCCAACGGCGACAGGGCCGGAGCTGAGTTGGGAGGTTCGCTGCGTCTTGCTGACCTATGCGCCGAAGGTGTGCGGCAAGGATCTGGAGGCAATTCATAAGGTGATCACGCGGAGCTTCGAGTACGGCTACCACCAAGGCCGCGCCGCTGCTGCCAACATCGAAGTGCCGGAGCTGACAGAACAACAGCGCGAGCATTATCAATGGACATATATGTCCTCTGGTTTGTCAACGAAAGATCTGGCGCTTCAGGTCTACCGCGATGCCGTGACCGAAACCCTGCGGCGCGTGCGGGAGGGCGTGTGATTCAGGATCTGATATTTTTTCTTTACTTTTCCCATAAAGTATAGTATAAGCTAAATAGAATAGCTTGGGTCATCGGAAATACCGAAGCCCAGCCAATGAGCGAGTCTCTCGTGTTCGTTGGCTGGGCTTTTTGCATATAGTATCCTCAATGGACAAGGAGCACGACGATCAGCAGAGTGTCTGTAGCGGCTCAGCAGGCTCCCCCTCGGAGGACGCGGACCTCGACTCCTCAGTCGGGAGGAGCCTCTCTTCAGCAGCTCCTCACCGAAGTCAGCGTCAACCGCCGTGCTATCTTCTTCCCCTCCAACCTAGAGCGACAAGTCAATTCCGATGACCTCGTGGGCCGCAAGGGCCTGTCCATCTACCAGAAGATGCAGACCGATGATGCCGTCAAGGCCGCCCTCGCCATGAAGAAGCATGCCATCCTGTCCACCGGATGGGACATCGAGCCAGTGGATGACAAGTCGGACAGTGTGGAGGTGGCGGAGTTTGTCAAGTGGAACTTCACCAAGATGGACGGGTGCCTGGACCAGAACCTGCAAGAGATGCTATGTCTGCATGGAGATACTATTATTCACTCTCCGGACGGAGATAGGCCGATCAGAGAGCTTGTAGGGACAACTCCTCTGGTTTATAGTTATGTTAATGGACGCATGACGCTTGCGAGAGCTAGCAAAGTGTGGTTGAGTAAGCAGAATGCGCCATGCATACGTGTGACATATCGGTGGCGGACTGGTAATCGGAAATGGGGATTTGTATGGAAAGAGGATTCTATTATTTGCACTGATAATCACCCCTTTTTGCTTCGTAATGGTAGTTACAAACGAGCTGGTCTGTTGAGATCGGGAGATCGGCTGATGCCATTTGATCAGCAGAGAAGCAAAGATGGGTATGTTCGGATCAAGCCTCCACACGAGAGACAGTGTAAGAGGGCTAACTGGGTCTATACAGAGGTGTGTGGGCCAGTTCCGGAAGGTTCTGCTGTACACCATCGGAATGAGGAAAAAGCGGATGATGCTCCTGAAAACTTGGAGATCAAAGGGCACGGTAGACATATTAGCGAGCACACCCGCAATCGTTTGTCAAAGATGACAGAGCAGGAATTACAAAATCATGTTAAGGCTATGCTCAAGGCCAAGGCAGAGGGATTGGCTGCCGGAGCTGATTGGGTCCGACGCGCGAGGGAAAAGCAGATTGAGACTATGGCTTTACCTAATCAGCGAGCGCGTCTTTCGCGTCAGAGTCGTGCCTTGTGGGGAGATGCAAAAATAGTTGATCGGATGCGATCTGGATTCAAAGCTGCTTGGACTCCGGAGCGAAAAGCCAAGCTTGCTGACGCAAATCGAAAGCGCATTTGGACAGACGATATGCGGCGTAAGAAAGGGAGAAGCCAACGCCTGGCTATGTTGGCTTACCATGAAAAGCAAAGGGCTGTACAAACTCAAGGGGACAATCATGAAGTGATCTCTATTGAACCTTGGGGATTTGCTGATGTGTATGACATGCATGTGCCAGAAGTGCAGAACTTTGTAGCAAATTCTGTGTTTCTTCATAATTGTTCACTTGCATACGGCTTCAGTGTTAGCGAGCTGCTGTACCGTCAACTGGACAGTGGTCCCTATAACGGGAAGCTGGGCCTGAAGTCGATCAAGTCCAGGCTCCCACATGGCTTCCTCTTCGTGACGGATGGCCATGACAACCTTTTGCCGGATGGCATCGAGCAATGGGGCAAGCGACTTCCTACCGAGAAGTTTGCCCTGATGAGCTACATGGGGGAGCATCAGAATCAATATGGCACCTCCGATCTTCGTGCGGCGTATCGCGCCTGGTGGCTGAAGACGAATGCCTGGACCTGGCTGGGCATGTTCCTTGATCGGTATTGCTATTCGGATGACACAGAGATCCTGACGGAGCAGGGATGGAGAAATATTTCGGAGCCAAAGGTCGGGGACAAGGTTGCTACATTGAGTCCGGACACCGGGGAAATGGAATACCGATCAGTCACAGACACATTCGCGGATCACTATCGCGGTAAGATGCTGCATCAGGGCGGGCGATACATCGATCTGCTGGTGACGCCGAATCATCGGATGTGGGTCTCGACCGAGACGAATCTGCGTGACAGGCCGGACTATCGGTTCCGGTTCATTGAGGCGAAGGACCTGCCTCGAAGTGTGGCGTACAAGCGGGATGCGATATGGCACGGAGTAGAACAAGAATATTTTACTTTGCCTGCCTTGACTGTGAAATACCAGACTTCGAATCATCTTGGCTTGACCAAAGGAGTTCGGACGCTGGATTATCCAGAGCGTACAATGCCGATGGATGATTGGCTTCGGTTCTTTGGTGTCTGGCTGGCAGAAGGATGTGCATATGAAACACCCGGTGGAAGCAAAAGGGTGTTGATCGGCCAGAAAAACGGTCCTGATGCAGATAGAATCGCCTCATGGATTTCCGCCGCCGGACTTCACGCGCAGGATAGTCTTGACAAGCATGGGATGCGGACATTCACGATCAAGGACCGCCAGCTCTTCGAATATTTGCTGCAATTCGGGAAGGCTGGGGACAAGTTTGTTCCCATTGAATTGAAGCAAATATCTCAACGACAATTACGAATTCTGCTTGATGCTTTATGGCTGGGTGACGGAAGCGATCAAGGGTATTGCACGAAATCAGAGCGATTGGCGGATGATGTACAGGAGATCATCTTGAAGTGTGGGTGGGCTGGAGTCAAGAAGCGGAATACAACTTGTCCTGATGGTTCTCCGCTGTATGCCGTCAGCAGAAATGAGGCTCGGATTGGGGCATCATTCTGCAATAGGCCAGACGATAGGCGGTCCTGGATGGACTATTCTGGCATGATCTACTGCGTGACGGTCCCGCCGCATCATCTGGTATATGTGCGGAGGAACGGGAAAGCCTGTTGGTCCGGAAACAGCGTCCCTCTTGCCGAGGGCATTGTCCCCTCCTCTGGGATGGTGCCAGAAGGGACAGTGGATGATGTGCGGACCTCCTTAGAGAATCTTCAGGCCGCCACCTCCTATGTTCATCCTGACTTCATCACCTTGCAATTCCCGACCAGTGGCATCAGCGCTCAGGGCTCCTCGGTATTCGAGCGGACCTTTGCGCTGTGTGACATGGCCATCGCCCGCTCCTTGTTGCTGCCGAACCTGCTGGGCTTGAGCGCTCAGGGGGACACCGGCAGCTATGGGCAGGCGAAGAAGCACTTCGACGTCTTCATCCTGATCATCGAGAAGCTCCAGCGGGATTTGGCTGAGACGGTGATGGGAGAGCAAGTGATCCGACGCTTGGTGGACTTGAACTATCAAGTGGAGGACTATCCCAAGTTCGTGTTCCTGCCGTTCACGGAGTCGGACAAGGCGAATTTGCTGACCTTGTGGCTCCAGGCCATTGCAGCAGGGGGCGTGACCAGCACGCCGGAGGATGAGGCGCATATTCGATTGATCACCGAGTTCCCTGAGAAGTCGGCAGAGGACATCGAGGCAGCCAAGGTAGAGCAGACCGGAGCAGGGCAAGTAGGAGTTATGGCGCCGACTGAGGACGGAACAGCTATACCGCAGGACAATGAGCTGGACGCTGTGATCGTAGAGGCAATGAAGAAGTCCTACGACTTCGACCCCAACCAGGCGAGAGATCAGGATGGGAAGTGGACTGCTGGTGGGAGTGCAGGTGGTGGAGATAAAAAGGAGACAAAATCTCGTCCTTATAGAATACCGAAAGAATGGCAAGAGCAGACACAGATAGCGCCAAATATCCCACCAGGTAGGCAAGGTCAATGTCAAGATAACAGCGCGCGAACCAATCGTCAGAAAGGTTTTCGAACTGTAATTGGTGCTATTTGGGAAAAGCAGTCGTCAGGTAGTTTTATAGCAGATCGAACATTTCATGCATGGAATCTTGATAAAGCAGATAGAATTGTCGATACCACTTTGGGATCGATAGGGGCGCGTGAGTACAGATATTTTGGCGAAGTAGTTCCTAATTCAATTGGTAGAAACGGGACTAAAATAGACGAGTATGGATGGAAGCGATGGCCACAACGATCCTAACAAATGAAATCAATGCCTAGCCAAGGGATTTGGATCGTCGGCAAGTTCCTGGCCCAGACCGAAGACGCAGTGCTGTGGACGAAGCTCGGCACCTTCGTCGACTATGCGCTTGCGGTGTCGATGGGCAATGCGTTAGGCGGAGACTTTGTTGCTGTCAAGGATGATGCCTTGGCGACCATTCCGCAGTTCGGGCAGATCGTGGTGACGCCGATCACTAAGCTGCTGATCGAGAAGGGGAACGCCTGATGCCACTGGCGAGCGATCGCACCTGGCTGAAGACCTACGGGGGCCTGCCGTGGTGGCGAGTCAAGTCTGTGAAGGTGTACAGTAAGGACAAGCCGACGACGCAGGTCTCCGTCATCGAGTCGAAAATAGACCTCCTCAAGTTGGCGCAGGCCATCGTGGTTGAGCATCCCGACTGGGACGCCGAGCAGGTCAAGGCCGAGCTGAAGAAGCGGTTGACTGGCAAGCAGTACGACTTCGATCCGGACCAGGCCAGGGATGAGGATGGGAAGTGGACCGAGGGTGGTGGTAGTGGTGTAGGCAGCGAAGAGAAAGGTGTAGGCAAGAACTGGCAAGATTCTCACCTACTCCTTATCAATTCAGATAGAATAGAAGCTGCGTATAAAAGTTTTGGTCGGTATTCCTCGGATAGGAGGGATCAATTATTTAATGAATTAACACAGGATAAGACATATCATGAATTTGAGAAATTAGTTGGTGGACATATAGGAACGCCTCGCGGGGCCAGCTCTCCATTGCTAGGGACTATGGGAAAGACTCAATTGGGTAAACGCTATTTTGATAAATTAGCCGACCATGCAATAAAGAGAATAGCTTATACTCAATGGCGAATGTCTGAAGGAGGTAAAATACAATCTATTGTATTATATCGAGGAATTGGAAAGGTTGAAGATGTGAAGCAAGTGCTGCAAACTCGATATCCGGTAGAATCTTGGACATCAAGTTTGCGAATAGCGAAACAATATGCCGGCAAAAAAGGAATAGTCGTTGCAATGAAGGTCCCCATCAAAAATATTCTGTTGTCTGCATATAGTAGTGGAAATCTGAATGCAGGCGGGGATAAGGAAGTTCTTGTATCTGCAAAAGGCTTGAAAGTAAAAAAGCAGTACGACTTCGACCCCAACCAAGCTAGGGATGACAGTGGCAAGTGGATGGATGGCGGAGGAAGCAATACTGAAAGTGATGAGCACGACTACGCCGACATTCCCGACCTGCCCCGCGACCTGACCCAATATGAGCGCAAAGTAGACTTCGTTGCTATTCGGACCAACCTGGACGCGCTGGAGGCCCAGTCCAAGCAGCGTATCCGTGCGATCTTGGCACAGGGCCGGGACAAGCTGATCGCCCTCATCACCCGCAAGCTGAACGGCAAGGAGCTGACGACCAAACTGGTCAATGACCTGGAGCTGCGGGGCTTGGGTCAGTTGGTGCCGACGCTGCGGGAGGTGCTGGGGGCGGCATTCCGCATGGGTGGCAAGGATGCCCAAGCTGAGCTGAAGCGGCAGAAGGCGAAGGACTATCAAGTCCGCCATACCCTGGAGGGCCTGCCGCCGGAGAAGGCGTTGGAGTTCTTCGAGTCCAAAGCGTCCCTGTGGGGTGCCCAGCTCCGCGACCCGATCCTGTCCGACGCCAAAGCTGTGCTGTACGACGCGATCAAGCAGGGTCTCCCGCTGCGGGACGTGCAGCAGGCCCTGTCCGATGTGTTCCTGCCCTGGCTGGGAGACCCGGATCAGGCCATCGACGAGAAGCTGCTGACCCCGTACCGGCTGGAGACAATGGTGCGGACCAACACCATCGAGGCGCTCAACGAGGGCCGGAAGGCGATGTTTGCGCCGGAGGTCGAGTCGGGCTTCATTATCGGAATGCAGTACAGCGCGATCTTGGATGCCAGGACCACCGAGGTCTGTCACTATCTGGATCAGAAGATCATGCGGCCAGGGAGTCCAGAAGAAGATCGACTCAGCCCACCGCGCCATTACAACTGCCGAAGCCTATGGACGCCCATCACCCGCGACGAGGGGCCTGTGCAGTACATCACGCCGTCTGAAGTAGCCAAGGGCATCGAGCTGTCTGGACGCGGCTTCTGCGGCGATCACGCCTCGCGGGACTACGACTTCAACCCGGATCAGGCACGTGACGAGTCAGGCAAGTGGACCGCCGTTGAGGGAGCCGGAGCTGCTGTCAGCGATGAGTATCAGGTCGGCGGACGCGCCTTCGTGGGCGGGGACGGGCAGGTTATCACTGATAGAGACGCCTTGGATCGGATTAAAGCACTGCATATTCCACCGCAATGGACTGGTGTGGAAGTGAGCGATAATCCGAATAGTGCTTTGCAAGCCACTGGCATTGACAGCAAAGGTCGTCAGCAGTATCTCTACAGCACCAAGGCGACCGGAGAGCGGGCGGCGGCGAAGTTCCAGCGGGTGGCGGAGCTGAGCAAGGTCTATCCGAAGCTGGTGCGGGGCGTCGAGCAAGACCTGGCCAAAGGCAAAGAGGAGGCGGTGGTCACCGGCTTGATATTGGCGACCGCGATGCGCGTCGGCTCAGATGCCGACACCCAGGCCAATGTCAAAGCGTATGGCGCCACAACCTTGGAAGCTCGACACTTAACAGTCACTGGAGACATTGTGAAATTCGACTTCATCGGCAAGAAAGGGATGGCATGGCAAGGAACGATCACCGATCCAACATTGGCTTCAGCCATCGGATCCCGCTTGGTAGGTAAGTCGGGTTCCGACAAAGTCTTTTCGGTTTCGGCAGGACAGGTCAATGGCTATCTCAAGGGATATGGCAAATGCTCTGCGAAGGACCTACGCACACTGATCGGGACCAGCGTGGCGCAACGAGCCTTGAAGTCTGCCCCTCCACCGACGACCAAGACCGAGGCGAAGAAACTGGTCGCCAATGTCGCGAAGCAAGTGTCCAGCACACTGCGGAACACGCCGTCGGTGGCGAAGAGCGCTTACATCAATCCGATAGTCTGGGCGCCGATAGAGCACAAGTTCGGCATCACTGTGTTGAAGGCGGCATAGGGAGGGGATGATGGAGTTATTGGTGGAATTAGATCAGATGGAGGAGACGCGGGACCTGTTGGCACAAGCGAGCTTCGACCAAGAGGTGGATGCCAGTATCGGACTGGAGGATGAGGATGACGATGAGGAAGGGGACACAGTGCTGGCACTAGATAAGGAATCAGACTAGTGCCGAACCTCGTGGACATCGGGATCAGCGTGCGGGACTCCGAGAGCAATCCCTGGCTCGCTCGACTACTCAAGTCCCTCGAAACCATCTCAGCGGGGATGCTGGCCGATGTGTATATCGAAAAGGGGGAGCAACTGACGAAAGTCGAGAAGCGCATTCGCCTGTTCCGCCGGTCACAAGCCCGTTATCTGTGCCTTATTGAAGATGATGCAGAGGTGCTGCATGACGGCTGGCTGGTTAATCTGATCTGTCGCATGTCAGCCCTTCCGAACATTGCCTTGCTGAATCCAGCAGAGGCGATTAAGCATGACGAGAAGATTCCAGAAGCGATGTTGATAGACTCCACGCTGGAGCTGGCCTACTGCTGCGGGTTCTGCATGGTGATAGATCGGGAAAGTGGGATTGAGCCTGATGTGAGGGTGCAGACCTTGGACGATCTATACCTCAGTTTGCAAGCGCGGGCGAAGGGATGGCGCTGCGCAAAAACAGATGCCGTGATTGTCCGACATACGAAAGCACCGTGGGCGCAGGACGGGGTGCAGCCAGGACAACAGGCAGATCGGAGCCGGTTCGGGGCGGAGGATGCCTATTATGATGTTTCTCGACACCAAGCCAAACGTCTCCGAGAAGCCGCGTTCTTGATTGAGCAGTTCGGGGACGTGGCGCGGATGGTCTTGCCGAAGGAATTGCTGGCGGTGGTAGAGCCAAAAGGATTGCAAGACTCTGTCATCATGCCGGGCTGTTCGCGTTGTTATCGACACATAGAACTTCAGGAGGATTATGCTATGGTACAGGGCTATCCAGTCTGCTCGAATTGCTGGGATCGAACCAGCCAAGCGCCTTGCAACGTCCATATCGCTGCACATGGTGCGGTATGACGTGGAACTATCGCATTCTTCATCGCTATCTGCGGAGCGAGATCAGCCCAGATGAGATCGAGCACTACGGCATCCATGAAGTTTATTATGACGATGACGATGGTAGCATTTGTAGCTATACCGAGGAGCCGATCCCGCTGTGCGCAGACAGTTTAGAGGAGCTCAAGGACGATCTGCTGTACATCACGCAGGCATTCGACAAACCAGTGTTAGAGTATGGCAAGATCACTCCAGACGAGTTGGGCGAGAAGGAGGGATGTTAAGATGGCCTCACCAGGGACAGTGCATAGCAATTGCGGCGGTCGATTCTCCCGCACCTGGATCGGCGGCAAGCCTGGTGTACGATGTGGGAAGTGTGGCAAGACGCAGCTTGCAGGGACGACCGTGGACCGGGGTGTCAGGGTGCACAATCCATGGGAGCAGACGGAGAAAGAGGCAAACCGAAGATGAGTCGTCGGTGGCGGAGGTGGAGTTGGTAATGCAGTGGACTCAGTGCTTCGCATGAGTGAGAGGACTACGCTGTCGGCGGCAGGACAGGTCGGCATCCTTCCCTATGCCGCCTCCTCCCCTATGTGTTTGTCGGACCAGGCCACGGGGTCCTGTCCTGCGTCCGCGCCGACCGCGATTCTTCAGCCATGGATCGAGACCAATCACTATCTGAGCAACAGAGTGATGCGCGACAAGTTACTGCGACGATCCGTTGAAAGCTCCTCAGCGATTGAGGGTGCAAGAGTGCGACTGATGCCGAGGCTGGCTGAGGAGGACAGAGGGTGAGTGAAACCTTTGAGCTAAAACAGGTGCCCATCTTCAGCGTTGGCACGTGGAATCGTGATGTTTATTCCGAGCAGGATCTGGACCATATGGTCGCTGCCTTCGGACAGGTCGGATTCGATCCGCCGATGAAGCTGGGGCACGATGCCTCACAGCCCTTGGCCCAGTCGGACGGGATGCCTGCCATCGGCTGGGTGAGGAACCTCCGGCGCATCGGGGACAAGCTCTACTGCGACCTGACCGATCTGCCGAAGCAGGTGTACCAAGCGATCAAACGGCGCGCATACAATAGGGTGTCGGCAGAGATATATTGGGACTACAGTTGCAATGGCAAGACATGGCCACGGGTTGTCAAGGCGCTCTCACTGCTTGGCGCGGACATCCCGGCTGTGACCAGCCTCGCGGCATTGGAGACGCTGTACGATGGCGAGCAGCGTCCGTTCAAGCGGTATGACATGGGCATGATGGACGGGTCTGCCCCATCCACCGCGCAATGGTCGCTTCCAGTTACTGTTAACAAGAAGGACAAAGCCGTAGTTCATTATCGAGCAGGCGGCGAGGATGCAAATGATGATGGGTTGATGGATTGCTGCGGCAATTGTGAATTCTTTTGTGGGCCTTCCGATCCCAAGGGCACAAATCAATATATTGCCTGCTGCTCTTTGGTGGAAGGGGAATGTGCCTCGGGACAGGTCTGCGATCTCTATGAACCAGACGAAGCCTTTCAGATATTTGGACAACAGGCAGAAAGGCGATACATTATTGAGCAGCAAGGAGACAAGTGGGTGCTGATCTCTGAGTCTACCGGTAAGGTCTTGGGTACCCATAGTTCGGAAGCAGAGGCGCAAGCACAGGAGAAAGCCATACAGATCAGCAAAGCGAAAAACAACATGCAGTCCGATGGCGAATTAGGCCCGGACACAACCCCAGTGGGCGCATCTGCCCCGACGGAAGGAGCACACGCAATGGCTGACGGACAGACTCCGACGGTCGAGGCATTGCAGGCCCAGATCGCGGAACTCACGAACAAGAATCAAGAACTGTCGGACACCATTCAGGAGCATTCCACCAGGGTCACTGAGCTGAGCCAGAAGGAAACCTCCGCCCAGCAGCGCGTGGTCGAGCTGGAGAAGGAAAAGGCGGAGCTGGCCGAGCGGAACCGCGTCACCGAGAAGGAGTCGTGGTTCAGCTCCCTGACCAGTGAGTCCAATCTGAAGATCCTCCCGGTTGAGCGGCCCATCGTCGAGCATTTGTATGACACACTCTCCGGTGGGCAGGTCAAAGCCTATTCGCAGAACGGCAAGGAGCTGTCCAACCTGGACGCCCTGAAGTCGCTGTTCGAGTCGCGCAAGCCTGGGACCTTCCTGTTCAAGGAGCTGTCCAGCGGCGAGGCGACCGAGACGGCGGGCCAGCCTGGGACTCTTGAGCTGCTGCGACCGTCTGAGGCGAAGGCCGAAGCGACCAAGCAGGCCAAACAGTACATGAAGGACAAGAATGAGAAGGTGTTCAGCGTGGCGCTGAAGGCGATCTATGACGCCAATCCGGACCTGAAGGACATGGCGGCGGGTATCACGCCGCAAGGACAGGCCAAGCAGGATGCTGGAGCGGCCCGCATGGGTCGGATGTTCAAGAAATAGGGACTAGGTATGGAATTGATCTGCGTGTCGCAGGTCGATAGGATTTCAGGCTGTCCGTATCGGACAGAATTCGTAGGGACTTAGAAAGCACTAAATTGAATTGCGACAATGAATGCCCCTGAGTGGGTTAGGATATAAGAGATGGCTGAGAGCATTGGTGGCATGCCGGAATTCTCGGCAGTGGCCGAATGGGATTTGTCGAGTCATCAGTACCGAGGCGTTCGCCTATCGACGGTGAATGACAACCAGGTGCGGGTGACGAGTCTGTCGGGCGGCGCGATCATCGGCGTCACGCAGACCAAGGCAGGATCGGGCCGGACGGTTCGGGTCCGGATGAGCGGCATCACGAAGGCAGTGGCCGGAGCCGCCATCACTCGGGGCGACCGATTGGACTGCGACGCCCAGGGCTACTTCCGCACGGCGGTAGGATCGAACTATGCCGGGACCGCACGAGAGAGCGTGGTGGCATCGGGCACCTTCTCGATGATCCTCAATCCTCAACTGACGGGCGCCGCGTAAGCGGAGAAAGGAGCGACTAATTATGAGTGATCCACGAATGGCCGCCCTCTCCGCAGAGCGGCGATACGCAGCCAGCGACACAGACTGGCACATCGATTCACCCTTGAGCGAAATGTCGATTCAGTTCTATGTGGAGCCCAGTCAGTTCTTGGCTCCGCAGATCATTCCGGTGGTTCCAGTAGCCAAGCAGTCTGATATATACCGGACCTGGGATAAGGATTATTGGTTCAAGGTGCCTGACACCAACCGGGCTCGCGGCACCCGCCCGAACCGAGTCGAAACTGCGGTCTCCAGCGCGACCTACTATGCCAAGAACTATGCGTTGGAGGAGTTCATTGCGTATGAGGATTTGGACAACGCCGACGAAGCTCTGGCGCTTGAAGAGAGTGCGGCCCGTCACGTGATGCAGCTCCTGATGTTAGACATGGAGAATCGCGTGGCGAATCTGCTGACCACCGCCGCGAACGTCGGGTCTGGCAATGCCCTGACTGGCACCGCGCAGTGGTCGGATCGTGCCAACAGCGACCCGGTCTCGGACGTCACGACCGGTCGGCTGTGGATCATGAAGGAGACCGGCCAGAGCAAATTCACCATGGTCGTGGGACAGGAAGTGCATGACTCGCTGCTCTTGCATCCCGACATGATTGACCGTGTCAAGGGTGCGCAGGTGGCCACTGCTGGCAATATCGAGGCGGTCATCGCGCCGGTGTTCCAGGTGGGTCGGTACTTTGTGGGCAAAACGCCGAAGCAGAACGCGGCGGAGGGCCTGCCGACCAGCGCGTCGAGCATGACCTTCATCTGGGGCAAGAACGCCAGCCTGTTTGTGGCGGCAGATCGGCCCGCCAGGAACACGCCGTCGGGCGTGTATGCCTTCCGGTGGCGGCCGCAGGGCTTCACGGACTTCCTCGTGGAGACCAAGGACGACGACGACATCAAGGCCCGCCTCAAGCGGGTGAACTACTTCCAAGACGAGCGGATCACCGCAACGCAGCTGACCTATCTGCTGAGCTCGGTGGTGGCGTAACAACAAATAGCGGCGGAGGGAGCCATGACGCAGCCTCACGACAACGAGGACACAACGATGGGCGTCGTACCCAGTGCTCCCTCCGCTTCTGTTCTTCTTTCAGAAGGAGTGAAGTAATCATGTCCTCTGGATGGGGCGATGATTTTGCACGAAGCAACTGGTACGCGAACCGGGATTTCAATTTCAGGACCTTGGTGTGCCGCAAAGGCGAGAAGCTGCCATCGGCGTGGCAAGACCCAAGTAATGTTCGATATCTGAAAGAGCAGTACGGCGAAGGCTGCATTGTCCGGAAGACCGACGAGCAGATTCGAGCAGAGATGGGCCAGGAGCCTGTCAATACACCAGAGTCATTCGAAGAGTTCGAGCAGGTAGACGTTCCAGAACCTCGTCGTCGGCGGAACAAGCCCAAGCAAGCAGAGCTATAACTGGTCGGGACACAGGGACCCAGTGAAGCAGAAGCGCAAAGGTGTCCAGGGTGACAGAATGGTGAATCAATATGGCCGTGCATAAAATTCGACGGAAATTGGTCGCCGCTGACGGAGCGACCTTTACCGGCTCTGTCGGCTTTAACGGTCCAATGGCCGTCAATGCAACGATGACCTTGTCGTCCGCACTGATCCACAATGTGCCGCCGAGAGCCGCGATGGGCGGGGCGAACCGAGTGGCGGGCATCACCAGAATCAACTCCGGAGCGACCTCCGCCACACAGAGCACGACCGCCCTGAATTCCGGCGCGGTGGTGTTGGTGTCTCCGGTGCTGTTGGGTGCTGGGGTAGCATCCTACAACCTGATCGGGCAGGTCGTGGTGACGACCGTAGCTCCGCAGGGGTCCGGTGGGTATTTTTCGCTCGGTTACCTCGGAACGCAGAGTGGCGTGGCGGCGAACATCGACGTGGGCTGGTTCATCGTCAATCCATAAGGAGGGTGAACTATGCCTCGTGATTGGTATCGAGCAGATCAGCGGGTCACCATCAGCGAAAGCGGTACGGTCGGGACGCTCTCACTCGTCACCTCAGCGCAGGAGGTGCGGGTGGGGGCCACCCCATTCTCGGGACGTAAGATGCTGTCGGTGTTCAACAACACCTCGGATCATGTTTATTGGGGCTTCAATTCCGCCACCGCCACCTCAGGGGCTGGCTACATCATCCCTGCCAACACTGGCGCGAGTTGGACCTTGACGCAGTCGGTCGCGGTTTGGGTGGTGGGCAGCGGCAACGTGCGGATCATGGAGGCGCGATGATGCAGCGGCGACTGAGGATTGCTCCTGTGTTGTGGCTGGTCTTGTGTATGGCCCTGCTCCCGCGCCTCGCCTCAGCCCAAGGCTTCTTCCCGTCTCCAGGGTACCAAGGCAGCGGAGGCGGAATTGCACTGAATCGTCCGAATGAGTGGAAAGCCCTCCAAACCATGCAGGCAGGGCTGACGGTGAGTGGGGGAGCCGTTACGATCACGAGAAATGACAACAATCTGATTCTCGATACGCCCGGTGCCGCACAATATGCGTCCCTATATTTCTACGATAATGGAGTCAGCAAATGGGGATTCTTCAAAGACACCGCACACCATCTGACATGGCAACCCACTGGGAGCTTTGTTGTTAACATCAAAAACTCTGCTGGCGCAACAATGTTGACACTCTCCCCTTTGGCTGGAGCCGGGATCACACTCGCTGGTGCCAACGGGCAGGAGTTTAAAAAGGGCCACAAGACCGAACTCACCCCCATCGCCGCTTCCCCGACTACCGCGACGACGATCACCATTCCCGCCAACGCGATCCTGCGAAGCGTGGCATGGCGCGTGATGGTCATTACTGCCACCACGTCCGGCACGGTCTTGCAGCAAGGCGCGTCGGCCTCGACCGCGATCAATACGACTGATGTAGGTACGAGGGCGTGGGGAACCAATTATGTGGGTGTTGCTGCGCAAACTATCACCATTACGCCGAACGCCACTCCATCGGATGCCACTGGGCGCATACGATTCGAGTTGGTCTATGACGAACCTGTGGCGCCCACAAGTTAAGGAGGATTGCATGCGACGACTGATTGGATTGACCCTACTCTTCCTCGCCCTCAGCCACCCGGCGTGGGCGGGATCATTGATCTTGACAACCACTGACGACCAAGATAGGGCGATTGGCGTCTTGTTGCAAAAAGTCAATGCTGAGCGCGCCGCCCTGACCCCGCCGTCTGTGGCTTGGACGCGCCGAGAGTACGTGGAGTATCTGCTGACGCAGTGGGTGGACGGCGTGGTGACGCAGGCGAAGACATATAAGGACGAGCAGTTGCGGAAGGCGGCGGATACGACTACGGACGGGATCAAGCTGAAGATCGAGAACCTGCTAACCTGCCATGAGGTCGTATGTCCGTAAGACGATGGTTGATTGTAATTGAGCTGTTGATGCTGATGCCGGTGATGGCGTTCGCGGAGGAGAAGCCGGAGGCTGCGAAGGAGTTGGCAATATGCCAAGCGCGGTCACAGGCGCTTGAATCCACCCTGGTGGACTTCGCCAGACAAATCCAGCGGGAGATTGAGATCGTGAGCCTCCGATTCCAGATCGATCAACTGTCACGCAAAGCAGCGGAGGCCAAGTGACACAGATCATCTGCCATAGGGGAAGTTGGTGGCCAGAACAACGTCACCAGAATCACCCCTGTGCGCTTGACGAGGCTCTAAATAAGGGGTGGGGTGTGGAGGTTGATGTCTGGGGCGCGCATCACAATTTCCTCCGCGTGGGCCATGATCGACCGGAGATCTGGTGGGAAATCCCAAAGTCAGAGTTCAGCAAGCAAGTGTTCCTGCATCTGAAGAGCCAAGAGACGGTGCAGAACATGAGGATCACCCTCGCAAAGCAGGGATGGACGAATATGCAAATATTTATCAGTCCACTGCATCCCTATTGTGGTCTCTCTGGGACATTGACGGTTGTGACACAGCGTGAGCAGATAGATGTGAACGCCATCGAGCAGGGTGCATGGCTTGAACAGCCGGATGAAGATTGGGTGTCAGCAGAGGATATTCGACTCTTGCATGAGCATGATTTCCGAGCCTATGTCCTATCTCCTGAACTGCACGGACGACCGGTCGATCTGGCCAAGCTGGAAGAGTGGATGCAGGCTGACGGCATCGTGACAGATTACCCAGCACTGTACGAGCGGATACTGAATCGCGAGGATGCTGTTGTCCATCCACAAGGGGCATGGTGGGCATGACCGTGATGATGGAAGAGTTCTTTTTGGCCCGGTATCAGTATGCGGCAGATTATGTACCGGACTGGTCCGTATTCAAGACCTCGGTCCTCAACAAGACTGTGATGCCGCATCAGATTGAATGGCAGCCTGGACCGGCGACCGATAAGTTGTGTTGGCTCCCCTGTCCGCATTGCTATGGCGGATCTGCGCAAGCTGTATCTGACCGACTCCCGTTAGACCGGGCGCTGGACGTGCTGACTGAGATGATCGATGGTGGTGTGCAGAAGATCATCTTTGCCGGGTACGCAACCGACCCCCTGCACTCACCAGACTTCGACTATCTATTCAATGCGGCGGTGTGTCGCGGCATCACGGTCGGAATCAACACGAAGGCGTTGAAAGTGTCAGATGCCCTCTTAAACAGTTTGGAATCTGGCATGATGCACCGGAAGAGCTATGTCAGTGTGAGCGTTGATGCAGGATCAGATGCAATCTACGGCATTGTGCATCAGGGCGTCTACGGGACCGGACTATACCGTCGAGTCTTGGAGAATGTTGAAGCGTTGAGCCAAGTCCGGAGGGGATGGCTCTTGCGACCATTTGAACTCGCTGCGACCTATTTGGTGTTCCGCGAGAATGCTAGACTTGGGGAAATGCAGAGATTTGTGCAGGACTTCCGAGAGGCAGGTTGTGATGTGCTGCGCTTCGCCTTCCCGCAGGAACCTCGCGGCAATTGCGCCACCGATTTGCTCCTAACGCCAGACGAGCGGTTGCGCTGGGCGGACATGATCCAGACGGTCACGGATAAGGAGAGCAGCGCCGAGTGCCAGACCATGTTTTCAGACACTGATCAGGAGCGTGATCTGATCGGACAATCGAGGACCTTCCCTTGCGTCTCCCGGTTTGTCTTCCCGACCATCGGCTATGACGGCTGGCTGTATCCCTGTTCGCAGTCGGCAGCGCCGGATTTCCGACCCATTGCATTGGGCAATCTGGCCGACAAGGGATTCTGGGACCTGTATTACGACTATCCCGCTGAGCAGATGGCCGAATGGATGGCGCGACAGGAAGCGTGGATGGCGGATTGTGGTTGCCGATGTGACCGCAAGGCACATCTGTTGAATAGCGACGCAGGAAGGAGCGGGGCGTTTGGACGCTAACACGGTTCCAGTCGTCATACTGTGTGGCGGTAACGGCGAGCGCCTGAAGGCCACCTTCGCAGATCGACCAAAGGCAATGGTCGAGATTGGCGGCAAGCCGATCCTCTGGCACATCATGCAGCACTTCGGTCGGCATGGGTTCAAGAACTTCATGCTGGCGCTGGGACATATGGGATGGGTGATCGATTGGTACTGCTCAGACCCGATGGCCTTCCCATCCAATTGGAAGGTCTACCGAGGCTCAACCGGCTATGGGACGCAGAATGGCGGTCGATTGCTTAGGCTCAAGCCCATGTTGGAACATCGTGGGACGTTCCTGATGAGTTGGTGTGATGGCGTGACGGATTTGAACCTGACTGACTTCTTGGCCTTCCATCGAGAGCAGGGCAAACTCTGTACGGTGGCAGCAGTTCGTCCTCGCGGTCGATTTGGCGAACTGATACTGACAAGCAACGACGTGGCGTCCTTCACCGAGAAGCCGGAGCATTCCGGAGGTTGGATCAACGGGGGCTTCTTCGCCTGCGAGCCTGGTGTCTTCGACTACATCGACGGCGATCAGACCCAATGGGAACAGGACCCAATGCAGCGACTGGCGAAGGACGGCCAACTTGCCGCCTATCAGCATGACGGATTCTGGCAGTGCATGGATACCGAGCGGGATTGGAGAGAACTGGAGGCCATGTGGCAAAGTGGCAAGGCAGCATGGAAAACCTGGGAGGATTGATGCAGACCCAAGCACAGTATGATGCTGACATTACCGTCTGTCGGGCCTGCGGCTCGCCGGACATCAAGACATTCCTCAGCCTTGGCAACCTGCCGCTGTCCGGGCATTTGCTGAGGCAGGATCAGCTTGACCAGCGGGAGCCTCGGTATCCGATGGACCTGGCCTTCTGTTCAGAGTGTTCACTGGTGCAACTTGTCCATACGGTTGCGCCGGAAAAGGTGTTTCAGACTGATTATCCTTATTTCTCCTCGGTGTCTGAGGCATGGGTGAACCATTGCAAGCAGAATGTAGATGCACTGATTGATCGGTTCGCACTCAACAAGAAAAGCCTAGCAGTCGAGATTGCCAGCAATGACGGCTATCTACTTCAGCATTTCGTGGCGAGAGGCATCCCAGTCCTCGGTATTGATCCGTCAGAAGGGCCAGTTAGGGCGGCTATAGCGAAGGGCATCCCGACCCGCAATGAGTTCTTCACAAAGACCTTGGCACAGGAATTGGCCTGGGAGGGGATCTACGCCGACGTGATCCTGGGCAACAATGTGCTGGCGCATGTCGCAGACACCAACGGCTTCGTAGCTGGTGTCGCCACTCTCCTCGCAGAGAAGGGTGTGGCGGTTTTCGAGGTTCCGCATGTTAAGGAACTGATTGACCGATGCGAGTTTGACACCTGTTATCATGAACACCTGTGCTATTACTCCCTGAAGGCGCTGAAAGCCTTGTTCTTATCGCATGGGCTGGCCATCTTCGATGTGGAGCAGTTGCCGACGCATGGTGGGTCCCTACGCATCTACGCCCAACATTACCACATGCTGACCACTCGGCGGATGAGCCCTCGATTGATACAGCTCCTCAATGAAGAGGATCGGTGGGGCGTCAAGGATTATCAAACCTACGCAGCATTCGCGGAACGAGTCAAGCAGTCACAGGAGAACCTGATCCAATGCCTGACTGATTTGGCTGTGAAGGGCAAGCGCGTTGTGGCGTATGGCGCAGCGGCCAAAGGGGGAACCCTGTTGAACAGTTGCGGAATTGAAGCCAGCACCAAGCTGATCGAGTACGTTGTGGACAAAAGCCCAGCGAAGCAGGGTCGATACATGACAGGCTCACGGCTGCCGATCTATACACCTGAGCGGTTGTTAGAGGATCAGCCCGATTACGCCTTATTGCTAACATGGAACTTCAAGGAGGAAATCTTGGCGCAGCAGGCCGAGTATCGCCGACGTGGAGGCAAGTTCATCATCCCAATTCCAGAGATTGAGGTCGTCTGATGCCAGACGTTTTGATCACCGGAGCCAGCGGATTCATTGGACAGCATGTCCGCCAAGCATTTGAGTTGGTAAACTGGAATGTGTATCGGCTGCCACACAGCGATATACCTGGATATGGGATGATGTTCGGTGGGCTCGATGCGATTGTTCACTTGGCGACAAATCATGGACGATGTGAGAATTTATCCCGTTTGGAAGATGTGTTGGTGGACAACGTGAATGGTCCGCTAAGACTGTTGGAGCGAGCTATTGTCAACAAGGTTCCGCTGTTCATCGCAGCAGATACGGCACTGCCCGAAGATTCGACGCATATGGCCCCTTATGTCTTATCGAAAAAGACCTTTGCGAAATGGGCAACGCTGGCCTGCCAAGGTACCTCTACCCGATTCCTGAACGTCAAGCTGCATTATGTCTACGGCGAAGGGGATCATGACGGCAAGTTTATTCATGATCTCATTAGGCAGTGCCTCAGTAATCAGGACATACCGTTGACGCCGGGTCAGCAGTACCGGGACTTCATTCATGTCAGCGATGTGGCGTCGGCGTTCCTGACGCTGGCGGAACGTGGCAAGGAGTTGTGCGGAGAGGGGGAGTCGGTGACGCTAGACTGCGGAACAGGCTATATCACCTCTATCGAAGAAGTTGCTACGATAGTGCGCTGCCACACACGATCTACCAGCAAGTTGTTGTTTGGCGCATTGCCTTATCGAAGTGGGGAACCCATGGCGATTGAAGCCTTCCCTTACCAACTAAGAAAACTTGGCTGGCTGCCCAAGACGTTGAGCGAGGGTCTACGACAGACAATAGAGGCGGAGATTGCAGTCGACATAAAAAGGATGGAATCGTGCCCAGCGTAAACTTCTCAAAGACAGTCATAGCGATAGCTGGGCATAAGCGCAATGAATTGCTGGAGCGAACGCTGCAAGGATGGATGCGAACGATTCCGACGTATCGCCATCTGTATCTGTTGGCCGGGCATCCAGAGACGGGACGAGGGGTGGAACTGCCGGAGCGCAGCCAGGTCATTTCGATGGGGCGGACGCCGGAGTCGGCAGGCCATATGTCGCGGACCTGGAATACCGCGATGCTGTGGGCTTTCCGTGATCCTGAAGTCGAATGGCTGCTATGTTCGATGGACGATGTAGAGGTTCAAGTTGGATGGGTCGAGCTGATCTCCCAGCATGATGCTGATCTCTATGTCGCTCCGGCTGGGGACTTGGCGTTCCTGTTTAATCGCAAGGTACTGCGAGAGGTTGGCTGGTTCGACGAGCGGTTTGTGGTCAATGGCTTCCAGGAATGGGATTGGCAGGCGCGGGCAATTCGGGGACTCAGTAAAGACCGGGTCTCAATTTCTGATGCCCATGGTTGGAGTCATCATCCGATTGGATTAGATCGACATTGGCAGCACATGGATAGAGGGACTCCAACAACCCAGAACATGCAGGCACAAGGCTTCAACCGGACGTGGTTGGAGACGAAATGGGGATGTGGGTTCGCGTCGGTCATCGGCATGCTGGCCTCTGGCGAGATCCCTGAGCCGAAGGTTAACGAGATGGAATGGTATCCCTGGTTTGCGCGATGACGATGGAAAGCAACCCGCTGGACGATGTGTTCCGCCTGCGTACCCGCACACGAGAGAATGAGATACTGCGGCACAGCGGCTACGTCAGCTTGGCGCAATCAGTAATCGAACAAGCATGGCTGGATGCGAGGGTGAACACACTGGACGCCGACAGCGACAAGGCGAGGCAGTGGCTGCAAACTCCGTCGATGTTGCTGGAGATGTGGTGCGCGTTAGCTGGCATTCCTTGTGAATCGATCATGGCGAAGGCAAGGAGGGAGTTTGGTGGCTAGGCAAGATTATCCGTGGGTGCTGATTTGTCCGCAATGCCTCAACCGAGTGATCGGGTCATTGGACAGTCGTGACATGATACTGTCCCAGTCCTGCCAGACACCAGGATGTCAATGGACATGGGAGCATATTCCGCAGCCAGTGGAGGCCGCATGAAATCGCTTGAGGGGATCATGCTTGTGGTGCTGATTCTTTGTGGTCTTCTTGTCACTGCACTGTCGCTGTATATCATCATCGATACAATCAGGATTGGGCAATGAAGCGGATAGCAGCGGAAAAAGTAAATCCTACTGATCCACTTGGCAAATATACAAAGGAACGAAGAAGTGCTGCGTCAAAAGGTGCTTGGAACAGGAGGACGCCTGAGACAAAAGCAGCTATGTTTGAGAAAATAGGTCGAGCCAATACTGGGAGAAAAGCATCAGCCGAGACAAGAGAGAAATTGCGAATATCTCATCTTGGCCAAGTGGCGTGGAATAAAGGACGTAAGGAAACTCGGCCTGAAGTATTGCAGAGATTTTCAGAATCTCATAAGAAGGCTATCAAGGAATTGCTGAACAGTCCGAAGGCTGATGAATATCGGAAGAATCTGAGTAAAGCAAGAAAAAAGGAATGGGCTGATCCTGAGATTGCAGCACGTCGGACAAATAGACTTCAGAAAATTTGGGATAATGAGGAATACAGAAAGAAACATCGTATTAGAATGCAGCAAATAGCCTCCGATCCAAATTGGAAGGGTCGCATGAGTCGCAAAAAGTCAGAAGAGGAAAAACAGAAAATTATAAGAGCCGTAAAAGCGAGATGGCAAGATCCTGAATACAAAGAGAGGGTATCTAAGAAAATACAAGCAGTGAAGTGTTTACCTGAAAATCGTAAGAAGACTAGCAAGCAAACACTTGCACGATGGAATGACCCAGCTCAACGCGAACAATTATTAAATGGTGCCAGATCAATGATTTCAATGGCAAAGCCAAATAACACTGAGAAGGCTATACTTGCCATGCTTGACGAAATTCAGCCTGAGTTGTGGGTGTTTACTGGTGGGGGTCGTCATGCGAAGCGCGTTGCTGGACATTATCCAGATTTTCTGTCTGAAACTCAAGGCAAGATCGTGGAGTTGGATGGTAGCTACTGGCACAAAAATATAGACAAAGATCATAAGAGAAATACTGCATACATAAAAGCGGGATACCGTTTGTTGACCATACTATACTCGAAACCATCCGATTTGAGAACGATCAGACCAACATTAGAGGAATTCTGCCATGCGTGATGTAGCGGGATATTTGGCGCTCGATCTCGACAATTGCATTTGGGATAGTGATGTCGCCCATTTTGAGGCGGTCAACCACGCATTGATCCCATACTGTCCGCCGATCACCTGGGAGGAACACTTGTCCACCTTTAAGGGTCTGCCGACGCGCCGCAAGGTGGATCTGTTGGTGCAGATAGGGAGGATACCGAATAACCTGGCTGTTATAACTGACATTGAACACCGCAAGAAGGAAGCGACACTGATTGCGGTGGCAGATACGAAGCCGAGGCCGGAGGTGACCGCGTTGCTGCTAACGCTGAAGCATGCCAATTGGCAGATGTGTTGTTGCTCGAACTCCATTCGAGCCACAGTGCAGGCCGTGCTGCTGAACATGGGGATTATTAACTTTATGGACTTCTACCTCAGCAATGAGGATGTGCTGCACGCCAAGCCCTCTCCACAAATGTATCAGAAGGCCGCCCATATCTGGCATATTCAGCCGGAACAGATGACCGTCATTGAAGATGGGGACGCAGGCAAGCAAGCGGCTCGGCAGGCCGGATGCCGGTTGATTGAAGTCGCAGGACCACATGAAGTCGAACCGTGGTTGATCCATCGCATTCTTGGACGCGGCAGGTTATTGCCGGGTGGAGCACGACAACATGGCATGGATGCACCAGCTCAAGCAGTGGTGGCATAACGTGACGCACTATGGCGAATATCTCACACAGGAGGGTTCCCAATCGTGGACAGAGCCGAAAACACCCGTGAAAAAGACAGCATCCCGCACATCATCATCCCGTGTTGCGGCGAAGGCAAACGCTTCAAAGACCAAGGCTACAAAGAGCCGAAGCCGCTGATCCCGGTTGGCGGGCGGCGGATGCTGGACTGGGTATTGGATGTGGTGCCCTCTGCTTGGCGAGACGGAATTATTGCGGTGGTGAAAGATAACAGCGATGGGCGATTGTTGCAAGACGAATTATGGGACTGGTCTTGGACTGATGATAGCGGCCAATGGCCATCCATCAGAACCTGTGTCATCCCAGGTCCGACGCAAGGTGCAGCCATGTCTGTCCTAGCGGCTGCGGTGGGATTGCCCCCGAATGATCCTGTGCTGATCCTCAACAGCGATCAGTGGATCAAGTGCAATCTGGAAGCGATTCACAACAAGGCGATGGTTGATAACCTTGATGGATTCATTTTGACGTTTCCTGGAACCGGGCCTCAATGGAGCTACGTGGTGACAGACGGGACCGATATGGTGGTGCAGGTCGTGGAAAAGAAGCAGGTCTCAGATATGGCGACGTGTGGAGCTTATTGGTGGCGGAGGACCGGTGATCTGGTAACTGCGATCTGCTCAATGGTCGTCAAGAACGACCGAACCAACGGGGAATTTTATCTGGCCCCATCTGCGAACCATGCCCAACGACACCAACGCAACATCCGGGCGATTCCAGTTGAGGAGTTTCATGGTCTCGGCACACCGGAGCAGGTCAAGGCATTTGAGGTGAAGCTGGCGGAAGGGTGGAAGCCTTGACCGATATTCGTTCCGTCTGTCCGGTATGCCTTGGCATTCCTCCCTTGTGCGAGCAGTGCTTGAAGCGGTGGGAGCAGTTGAAAAAGGACAAGAGACATGAGTAGGGTGTCCGTGGTGATACCGTGCAGGAACGCTCCTGCTATCCTCGCGGCGACGCTGGCCCATTACTGGGCGAACGCCCATCATGACAAGCTGGTGTCGTCCGTCGTCTTGCTGGACAACTGCTCAACGGCGCCAGGGATGGATGCGGTCTTCGCTGACGCCATGCGACGTGGGGCGCGGGTCATCCGGCATGAGAAGAATCTTGGCGTCTGGACCTCGCTGAACCGGGGGCTGGTATTGGCTGGACAATCGGAGAAGATATTCATCTTGACCTCAGATATCCTGCTGGCCCCTGACGCCTTGGCGTTGTTAGATGCGATTCAGGACGATTCGGGTTGCGCGTTCCTTGGACCTAGAGTCGTCAGCGACCAATTCGACGATCTGTGGAAACTGTATGAGGAGCCTGAGCCAGCGGAGAAGGTCGATTATTCAACCTACAACGGAGCCGCATTCCTGATGACCAGAGAGTGCATCGAGAAGGTCGGCTACTTCGACTCAGGAATGTATGTCTGTTATGGAGACACAGATTATGCACAGCGAGTCCGTGATGCTGGTCTGCAATACGGCGTAACGGATGCCGCGAGATGTTTGCACCTTGATAAGCGTAGTCGCCGAGCGGATCACACTGCCAGCCAAGACACCGACATTGAAATCCAGGACTGGGAGCGGTTCGCGGAGAAGTGGAAACATCGACCAGACGTGATGGTGAATCATCATCGACCAGATCAGATCGTGTACAACATGATGAAGGAACGGTATTGGGCGAATACGGTAATATCGCAGAATCAAACCACTCACCGCATGATGCAGGAGGTGTCCAAGTGACTGAAAACTCAATGACGGACCCAGAGCAATTGACAGATTATAAAGAAGTGATGAACGATCCGAAAGGACTGATCGAGCGGGATCAGGCGATAAAGGCGCGGCTTGGCGTATCAATTCTGCCAACAAGCGATCCTGTTCGCCAAGAAATCGAATCCTTGACGGCACACATAAACTCTCCTGAAGCCTATCAGGAGTATTACAGGACGATGCGAGGTGGGGTCTGTCCAGAGGATCAAATCTTCCGACGCCATGAACAAGTGAAACGGTTCGCCAAGATTCGTGAACTGATCCTGGAGCGGAAGCATCAGACGGTCTTGGACTTGGGATGTTTGGACGGGTGGCAGCTGCTCAATTTGGCGGCGAGCGGGATCAAGGGTGTCGGGGTCGATTTGTGTACCAAAGCCGTTGATGTTGCTGAGGAACGAGCAAACAAGTGGGGGTTCGATCTCACATTCGTCCAGTGTCCCATTGAAGAATTTGAGTTGCAGCAATGGACACAGCGAGACGGCTCTGTCGCAATGTTTCCGAAATTCGACGCAGTCCTCATCTCCGAAGTCTTGGAGCATGTCCTTGATCCTCTAACCTGTCTCAAGACAGCAACCAAGCACCTCGCCCCAGGCGGCATCCTGTACATCAGCGTTCCAGCAACCCCAATCCCGCATCACGGCAAGCTAGAGGATGCCAGAGAGCATCTGCGCGTCTTCAGCGAGCAAGACCTGATTGACTTGGCGAAGCAGGCTGGATTGCACAAGGTGGTCGATCACGAATTGATCGAGGAACAGGATCAGGGCCAGTCCTACGCGAACCGGACGATCAGCTTCCGACGGGCCACCGTGAGCATCCATTGTGGTCATGTCACTGGTGGATGGACGCCGCTTCAGCCTGAGAGCCTTGGCGGGTCCGAGGAGATGGTCGTCAAGGTCGCTGAAGCCTGGGCTATACAGGGTCATGAGGTCACAGTCTATAAGAACGGCCCGGATAACGGCCTAGAAATCGGCGGCGTGACCTACCTTGGCCGCGATCAGAATCCAAAGGCCGACCGGGACGTACTGATCCTGTTCAAATCATTGGATATGGTGCATATCCCAGCAGCGACGAAGGTCTTCTGGACCACCGATCTTCCTGCTCCTGGACAAGCGGCCACCTTCTTGCCGCCGAAGTTGATGGACAGCCTCGATGCGGTCCTCTGTATCAGTGAGTACCATCGGCAGGAACTTCTTAAAGCCTGTCCGTGGGTTAATCCGACCAAGACCTATCAACACTGGCTTGGTGTAGATACAGAGAAGATCGCTGAAGCTGTTGCTGCCCATCCAAAAGTTAGGAACCGGGTGCTGTATGCGTCCTCCTATGACCGTGGCTTGGCACAACTCCTAGAGATGTGGCCGAACGTGAAGGCACAAGTTCCTGATGCCGAACTGCATGTCACCTATGGCTGGGATTTCTGGAAACGGTCTGAAGCCGTCGTTGCGGCTCCTGTTCGGGAGAGCATGCAACGTGAGCGCGGCAGGATTGAGCAGATGTTGCAGCAGCCCGGCGTCGTTCACCTTGGCCGCATTGCCCATACTGATGCACTGAAAGAATTTGCGGAAGCTGAAGTCTGGGCCTATCCTTGCACGGGCGGAGAGCTATGCTGCAAGACGGCGCTGGAGGCGCAATGGTCTGGATGCTATCCGGTGGTAGTCCCGACGATGGTGCTTAGTGAAACCGTCAAGCATGGCGTGAAGTGTGGCCATGAACGATTCCCCGCTGAATTGGTCCGCGTGCTCAAGGAACGGCCATACGATGTTGAAGGCTCGACAGGTAGCGCAGGAACATCATGGGCTGATATGGCGAGCTATCTCTGGGACGTGTGCGGTGGCAAGATCAACACTGATAAAGCAACTGCACCGACAGCGACCGCGCCAATCATCGAAGCCCAACCGCTCCCTGACCGTTTCCCGGTGCCATCCTGCACCTCGACGCCTCCGGTGAAGGAGCTGTCAATCTTGATGGCGGTCGCCGGGATGCCATTTGATGGACAGACAGATCGGACGAAGGACCTTGGCGGTTCAGAGTCAGCAGCGATTGGACTATGCAGAGCTTTGGCGAAGCGGGGCCACAGTGTTACTGTGTTCTCGAATCTACCAGGACAGCCAGGGAAATTCGATGGCGTGACCTACTTGCCTATTGGAGACTATGTCCGTTATGCAAGCTCGACCCCACACGACATCAGTATCATCCAGCGGGAGCCGACCGGGTTCAATCTGGCGTTGCAGAGCAAGCTGAATATCTTGTGGTGCCATGACCTTGGGTTGAAACGGTTCCATGTGCCGTTCCGGTCAAGCCTATGGAACGTGGACTATATTGTCCCAGTCTCGAACTGGCACGCGAGACAACTCTGCAAGGTCTACGATCTACCACCGGAGATCATGGCCCCAATGCGGAACGGGATTGATTTGGATTTCGTGAGGAAGTCGATAGATAAGCGTGGCCAGAAGGACAAAAATGCCATCGTCTATGCCTCCCGTCCTGAACGAGGACTGGATGTGTTGTTGTCCCAGGTGTTCCCGAAACTCTTGGAGCGCAATCCGAACCTGACGCTATATGTGGCCGCTTACAATAATACCGTCGAATCGCTCGCCCCATTTTACCAGCATTGTCAGCAGCTTATGGCGAACCTGGGACCAAGAGCAAAATGGCTTGGGGCGTTGAAGAAGTCTGAATTGTATGGCTTGTATTCGAGGGCGAGGGTGCTTCTATACCCATCTAACAATTTCGAGGAAGTCTCGTGCTTGACTACGATGGAAGCTGCTGCCTGCGGACTTCCGGTGGTCGCATCCACCCTCGGAGCCTTGCCAGAGACGACCAGTCTTGCTGATGGATTCGCTAGATTAGTTGAGCATCCTAGCAAGTCTGCCACGCCGGACTTCGTCAATCGATTCGTTGACGCCGCCTGGGACGTCATCAGCGATGATCTACTGAACAAGCGTATGTCAGACGCTGGCCGGAATGGGGCCGAGCACTACGATTGGTCAGGAGCAGCGGAAGATTGGGAGCACTTCCTGCTTGGGGCTATCGAGCTACGGTCGAAGGACAAACTCAGGCTGGTCAGGCACTGGTGGCGATTGGGCGATGTCAACGGCGTTGAAAAGATATTACCAGACTTGACGCCTGAACAAACAACCGCATTCCGTCATAAAGATGAAGTCGAGCGTATGGAGCAGGATGCTCCACGGCTGCCAACCGACCATCTCTATCATGCCGTGGCAAATGTTGCGGCACAATACAAACCAAAGACCATCAGGGGCGTTGGCGCGAATGGCGATATAATCGCGGACCATCTTGCACAGATGCTTAGCACAGAGTCGGTGCGGGATGGCAAGGCGGATTTCGTGGTTGGCGTTGAAAGCCTTGATTGCTCAATCGATCCACTCAAGCATATCAAGGATGCTGAATATCTGACGAATGATGGCGGCCATATCTGCTTCGTAACGGCCTGTCCTGGGGTTCAGCAAGACAGACTCCATCGAGGCGAGCCACGAAAGCGCCGATGGGTCTTTGACGGCCATGATGTCAAGGAAATGTTGGGTGGCAAGTCTGACTTGTTGGCGATGATTGTCGAAGGTGGGGCCTTGTCGAAATACGACAACCGACCCCTGGCGTGGCTGTTGAATTGCTATACAAAGAAAGCCTTGATGCCTGTCAGCACGCTCAACTTGGAACGTCGCAAGTGGCTTCAATCGCCACAACTCAGCCTCACTGGAGCGATGATCGTCAAGAATGGGGAATCCTTGCTGACGCGGTGCCTGAAGTCGATTGCTCCCTATTGTGACGAGATCATCGTTGATGATACCGGCTCAACTGATACGACGCCGGAAATACTGCGACGGTTTGGTATTGAGCCTGGGCAGGGACAGAATCCATTGCAAGTTGGATTTGATGCTGTGCGAAACCGAGGATGGCAGCGAGCGACCGGAGATTTTATTCATTGGATCGACGCAGACGAGGAGCTTCTTGACGCTCAGAACTTGCCGAAATATCTTCGATGGTCGATCTATAACGGTTTTGCGATTCAGCAACATCATTTCAGTGCAGTGCCAGCGAATGCTTTTAAGCCGGACTTGCCAGTGCGATTCTTCCGACGAATATGGTTGAATGGGAAGGAAACGGGAATCAGGTGCTACGGGTTTGTGCATGAGCATCCAGAATTAGCCCTGAACCACTCCGTCGGCCAGAGTATCGTCCTGTCTGATGTCCATATCGCCCATGACGGCTACCTCACGGAGACCGGGCGGCGCGGTCGCTTCGACCGGAATATCCAACTCATGTTCCGTGATCGAGCCCAGTATCCAGACCGTATCCTCGGCAAATTCCTGATGATCCGTGACTGGATTCATTTGGCTCGATACGAGTCGGAGCGGAATCAAGGAGCTTTGACACCATCGGCTATTCAGTATCTGGAGACTGCGATTGAGGCATATCGCAAGGATTTCCTGGGCGCGACACATCAGATGGCCACAGATGGATTGCAATACTACAACGAAGCCTTGCAAGTCCTCCGTCGCGGGTTTGAGGTGCAAATCGTCTTGAAGGTGGGCGGTGTAGATGGCCAGCCACGGGAGATCGTCTACACTGGGCGAATGGCTGACAAGAAAGATTTGGAGACCTTGGTGATGGGTGGTGTCAGAGATTTGGCTGTAATCTGGGACGAGGAGTACATCTAGGCAATGGCCTCAACAATCCAACTGTATTTTCAAAATACCGTCGCAGGCGTCAGCAGCCATATGATGCTGACGGCTACAGCCCCTGCCAGTCTCAAGACCGGGACCGGCTGGACGCATGGGACACAGGCCGCCTCGAAGTCTGCGTTACTCGGTGCATTGCAAACAGCTCCTACGGGTAGCTTCACATCTAACGGACTGTTGCCGAACGCTGGAACGCTTGGGACTAGAGATGCCTTCAGGACGCAAAGCGCCTACTATGGGACATTTGGAAACCAAGCCTGGTCGTTTGCCTTCCTGATCGGTGACACCAGTGCCGATACCACCGGGCGCGGCTATATGCGCGTCAGGCTCTATCGCAGCCCCAACCAAAATGGGTCGTCCGCGACAGAGATCACGACGAATGTGCAATGCTCGACTCTAAGAGATTTAAGCACGACAACCTCTGGGCGATTGACCACCCTCTCATTCAGTCCTGGCCAATTTACGGCGAACAGCGAATATCTCTTCGTCCAGATGGCCTGGGCGATCTCGACCGCTTGGGGGAACGTCAACCGCAATGCATTGATCTCGACTGGCACCTCCGCGTCGATCATCACGGCGCAGTTTGGAGCATTACTCGATACCGCACTTGCGAATGTGCCAGTCATGCAAGACGACGTTTCGGCGCAAGTATGGGCTATTCGCCAGTTGTCGGATGTCGCGGGCAATGCGGCAGATACCTTCAGCGCATCGGTTTATGTTCCAGAATTATCACAGACCTACTCTCGAATGATTCTCGATTCGATGATACACACGGAAGTTCTCAATACTCTGTTGTCTATTAATCGAACGTACAATGAGGGTTTCGCGCTGTTGGACAATCTTCCAGTGTCTCAATCGGTCATGCGCGATGTGTCGGAGATGTTCCGCACCCAGGACAGCGATAATCGAACCGTAGGCGCGACGCGAAATCTCATTGAGGGCATGCTTGCAGCAGACGATCCGAGCCGTTCACTGCATATGAGCCGCACACTTCAAGAAGTGATGCAGTATGGTGATGTGATCGCACGATATGCGGCGATGGCTAGAACGCAGCTAGATGGGTTAGCGGCGAATGATGCGGTACTGTCGGCAGCGGCAGTTGTTCATTTACGCGCATTGCTTGATGGGTTACAGGGTATTGATGCCACATCACAACAGACGGTCATCCTGCGAGACTGGATAGACGCCTGCGAAGCGTCGGAAGTATTCAAGGCATCGACGACTCTCGTAAGACTTCTCTGCGAGTCGTCGGCATGGGCAGACTTAACCTCCCAAATTACAACACGATACCGCGAGATTGCTGACGACACATCTGCGATGGATGTAATTCAGTCGCTGTCTGCGTTATCCCGGATAGTTGTTGAGCGTGTTCATGTGCCAGACGTCTGGCTTCTGACCGCACAGCTTACTTATCTGAAAGTTGTATTGGATGCAATCCCAACAGATGATAAAGAACAGCACACCCTCATATCCTTCCGAGCGTTGCTTGATGAGGTGCTTGGGTGGGATCATGCCCACCGATCTGTTACACAGTCACGCGAGACCTTCGATCAGTTTACGCTGGGAAGTCAACCAGCCTCTGTCCTGCATATCCGGCGTGACATCACTGAGACATCCCTTGCAGGAGATTTGCTGCCAAGCATCCTATCGCTGAGCCGAACATTGCCTGAGCAGGCATTCACGGCAGATACGGCTCGCAGTGCGGCGTCCGTACTCCGAAGTCTGCTCGATCAGGTACTGGCGCAAGACAGCACAATTGCAAATATTGGGCAGGATGATTACCATCGTGTCTTGACAGAACTGATGTCACTCATCGACCGACTGGATGCTCTCACTATCAGCCAACGCGAGCGTGGGGAATCTGGGGCGGTTGCCGATTCATGGACTGTGTCGATTGTGCGTCCAGGGTCGCAAGGTGGTATAGTAACGACTGGACATATCAAGGCCGATATGGGACAGTCCGCCCATATAGGACAAAGTCATGCTGGACGCGGCGTTATAGCCGTTGGGGGGGGCAAAAGTAGCATTGAATGATAAACGACAACGTATTGTGTAACATGGTTAATTGTGCCGCTTAGTCGGACATAAGGACCGATCCTCATGGCAAAGACCCCGTTGCAGACAGCCGTATCGAATTCTCCTCTCGTTGGATTCCCTATGAAGGGGACGTATCTAATCAACGTGGAACGTCGAACTCCAGGATTCTCGAACTTCGGAACTACTGAACAGTATCGCGCCGACAACGTGGTCGTACAGACCGGCTTGTCGATGATGGCTCGATGGATTTCCAGTTATGGGGTCGGTGCAAATTCTCAAATGGCCTACATCGCAGTCGGTACAGCAACGACAGTAGGTTCCGTCAACCAGACCAACCTTGCTGGCGAAGTCAAGCGCCTCACGTTTTCTGCGGTATCGGTGACGACTAATAATTCGTGGAGTGCCGTCTCGACCTTTGGTGGCGGAACAGACTCTTTGGTCAACGTGGTGATTGGCGAGGCTGGCGTGTGGAATGCTGCGGGCAGTGGGGCTGGGATCATGCTGAATCGCGCTCCATTGGCGGCGACGTTCACCCTCCAGAACAGCGACATCGCGGCGGTCCAAGTCATCATCAGCGTCGGAAGTCTGTAAAGGACAGCATGGCAGCGCCTTATATACGAGTTGAAGTTGGGGATACCAAGCAATTCACATGGTCAGCCGCGACTGACCCTTTGTCACTCAGTTTGGCGATCAAAACAGCATCGGAAACCCTGGTAGCCAGCCTTGCGGCAGTGACCTCTGGGACCGGCAACTGGTATGTCTATGTCACTATTCCAGATTCGTTCGGCAAATATCCTTGTCACTTGATGCAGGAATGGACGGCGATACAATCGACCCATGCCAACAGTCGGTCGCCATTCATCACCAGGCAGGTGTTTGAGGTGACGAAGACCTTGCCATTTGAGCAGGGGAGGACGCAATAAATGGGACGCTATGTTGATGCAGGACAGGTGCAAAGCATTTTGCCCGCGTTGATCAGCACCGCAGGCATGACGCCGGGCGAAGTGGAATTCTTCATCGAGACACGAGAGGATGAAATCGATTCTCGCATCGGACGGTATTGGAACACGGCGCAGTTCTCCGGGAGCGCGCCGCCAATGCTCAAGACTTTGACGAAGCTCGGGACAGCAGCCGACATCATCGCCTCGAAGATCAGTATGGAAGATCCGAGCGTGAGTCAGTGGTGCAAGCAATATAATGACCGATATGATGCCTTGCTGAAAGCCTTGCTCGACGGAGAAGCGGACATCGTCACAAGTTCGGGGACAATCCTTTCCAAGACGACACCAAAGAGCTTGCAATTCTGGAGCAGCACTAAACAGTACGCGCCAACGATGAATATCTTGGACGCCATCGACCAGCGCGTTTCGCCGAACCGAATTGACCAGGCGCAAGACGACCAGGACGCGGACAGCTAATGGCGCGCATCAATTACACCGCGATATTGAACGGGACGAAAACCACCATCGCGAATGATGCGAATGTTCGTGATCTTCAAGCAACGATAGAGATCGCCAGGGCGGTCATTCCGATCAGCGCATCACCCCATATCAATATTTTTGAGCTTCGGCGAGATCCGACCACGCAGCCTATTGCCGCAGGCACAAGGACACGATATCTATACCGATGGCAGGTGGTCGTAGCCGCCTTTTCAGGGGCAGGAATCGAGGATGCGATGGCGCAGCGAGACGAATTGCTGGGCTATGTCGAGCTGGCCCTGATGACTGATCGATCCCTTGGCGGCGCGCTGATATCGAGGCAGTTGCAAATCAACGGAGGCGAGCATGGCGGAGGCCCTGGCGATAACGGATTCTGGGCACAGGCAGCCATAGACCTGGCAGCGGAGGTGACAGCCACATTATGACGAACGCATTTGTAGAAGCCTTGCGATTACGAACTCCAGATGAAAGCCATCGCATCCGTTGCCCGGATTGCAATGCAGTGCTGGCAGAACATCTGTCTGGGATCAATATCTTCCAATGCCGATCCTGCAAGTGGCGAGGCGTCGTCTACAGGGATGGGGTCTCATTGGTTGCAAGCTTCGTCACCCAGCGTCCAGGACGGGACGATCTGGTCAATATGAGAACAGTTCGGCGAGACTAAAATACTGCCTCGAATGGCGAATGGCGGGCACCTATGTCACAATTGATTTTCACGGATGCTGGCGTATTCCCGATGCATGGGCGATGGATCAAGGAAGTCTGGCGTACGATGCCTAACGGATCGGTCGTAATGACCGAGCGAGAGGAACGCGACAATCTCATTGTCAGCAATGGTATGGACTATCTGGCCTCAAGGGTTGGCTCACGAGCAGTTGGAACAAATTCTCCGATGTATTACACTGCCATCGGCACCGTTACGACCGCTGCGACTCTGACCAATGCGACGCTAACTGGGGAAGTCAAACGGAAAGCGTATGATGTCGTTTCATTGAACGGCAACGTGTGGACTGTCATCACCACTTGGGGTGGATCTGCGGATAGCGTCGCGTCTGTGTCCATCGTCGAGGCTGGGACATTCAATCATGCGAGCAGCGCACAAGGAATCATGTTTCAGCGCGTGACATTCTCCTCGGTGGTGCTGGCGAATTCAGACTTCCTCTCCTTGCAGATCGACACCACTGTCGGAAGCCGATAATGGGCCTCGGGATCATTGCCAAAGGATTAACGGAGGCGCGGGCGCTGATCTCCCAGACTGGCGGGCGGATCAAGGATCGAATAGCACTGCATCGTCAGATCGGGGTGGAGCTTGTCAAATGGATCGACCGGAATTTCCAGGCAGAAGGCTCAGAGAAGAAGTGGGCGCCCCTAGCATCCTCCACCCTGTTCGGTCGGCGTCAATCTGGCAGAGGTGCAAAGATCCTTCAGAACAACGGCATCCTGCGAGCCTCTGTAACCTATCAGGCGTCGGCAGACAAGGTCGTAGTCGGCTTCCCCGAGAATTCTGTGGCGGAGTATCACCACTTCGGAACGCGTCCCTATATCATCCGACCGAAAAATGCCAAGGCGTTAATGTTCTTCATGCCGCCGATGAGCGGATTGGGTGGCGCGGGGCAGTTGACCTCCTTCGTACGGAGGCAATCTGGGACACCAAAGATTGGTATTGTCTCTGCAAAATCCATCAAGGGAGCAGGGCTACGCGCTCCGAAAGGCAAAGGGGACATCCAGTCTGTCATGTTCCGAATGGAGGTGCATCATCCTGGACTGAAAGCGCGACCATTGCTGCCTACGCCCCCATTAGCAGAACAATTGGTGAATCAAACGATCCAAAATTATTTACTTAAGCTGTAAGGCAGAAAGGGTTATAATCAAATGAAACTAGAGTGGACCGACAAAGAGGTGGTCTTTATTTCCGATGTGGGTACAGTCGGACCAGGGACCATCTTCGAGATTGAAGACAGCAGAGGACAGGACCTTGTCAGCCGAGGAGCTGCTCGACTTGTCCATGCCGAAGTGAAGAAACTTGTTGAGAAACGCGACATCAAAGTTATTGTCGCTGATGGTCTCGGTGTAGGCGACCGATAATGACGCGAAGTCGTCTAGGATCTGAACATGGCTGAAGGCGTATTGGGATTTCTGGCTGTATCGAGACAGCAGAGTTTTGGGACAGCGACAAGCTCATGGAATTTCGTACCTATCGTCTCGGAAGGGCTCCAGACCAACATTGAACAGATTCGGCGTGGAAGCATCGTGGGACGCACCGCAGAAGGCATCGCGCAACCGGGTAAGGAATCGGGCGGCGGAGACGTCACGATGGAGCCACATCCGCTCCTGATCGGGCACTTTTTGAGGGGCGTGTGTGGACAGTCTAGTGTCAGCGCCACCGCGCAAACATCAGTGTCCGGGTTCCAGGACTACACCCACGAATTCATCCCTCGAAATGCCAAGTTCGACCCGAAGTGCATGTTGCCTCCCTATACCTTGCAGGTTCACAGAGATGTCACATCGGCCTTCCAGTACAGCGATGCCATCTTCACGAAAGTCGAACTGACTGTCCAAGGCAATGCTTTAGTTCAAGCCAAAGCAACGGTGATGTTCCGCGTCACTTCGATCATGGCGGCATCAACCGCGACCTTCACTGAACCGATGGAGTGGGCGTGGAATGTCGCTTCTGTGAGCGTCGGGGGTTCCGCTATTGACTTTGCAGAATCTATCACCGTGTCCATTGAGAACCCCGCCGATGGGATCATTATGCTGGACGGACAACGGGTGCCGAACCGATTTGTTCGGAATGGGCCAACGCAGGTACGTGTCAGCGGAACGGTGGATTTCCAGGATCTGACGGAGTTCAACGCCTTCAAGAACCAGACTCAGCGGCGCCTGCTGTTGAATCTGGCCCCAGCGGTGTCCAGCGGCCCATATATGACTATCGATGTTCCAAAGATGCTGTATAGTAGCTTCCCGGCCAACATTGGCGGGCCGAACCGGATTTCTGTTGGATTCCAAGGTACTGGGGAGTTTGATACCACCAGCAGCTACGCGATCAGGATCACACTCACCAACACACAAGCGACAGGGTATAACGTAGTCTAGTTCTCACCTTCCATCCTGTGCCCATGAGTGGCCGAGACCGGGATGTCCTGAGTGACTTAGGACATGGCGGCAAAGGAGCTTTACTCATGGGTCTTATCACATTAGTCCAGCCTGACGAACGCTTCTGGTTGTTGATCTCTGTTGATCAGGAAGACCAGACACAAATCACCCACAAGGTGTTGACCGACGAGCCTTCAGATGGTGAACTGAAGACTGATGGCTGGTCTGCGTTCGAATGCCGTCGAATGCCTGCCGATTGGTTTGAGGATGTCAAAACTCAGCATACCCGGACTAAGTCTGATCGGTCTGGTCGCTTTGAAGAGACGAACTGGAAGGGCTACCGGAAACAGATCATCCAGCATCTCGTGGTTGGCTGGAAGGGTGTGCAGGGCAACCCGGCCTGTACCGATGAAACGAAACTCCAGCTCCCACAGTCGGTGCAGTTGCTGATCATTGGCCAGTCGTCTGGGTTGGCGGCTGTGCCGGATAGGGGGGAGTTGCAAAAAAACTCCTAATGGCGATCAGCGGGGCGACCCCTGCTGATGGCCATAATCCTACTGATGATCCAATCATACGGGAAACCTTGCGGCTCTGGTCATACTTAGGGCGGCCTATGGTCAAGGAGTTCGGACTCGGCATGATCGCCTTGGAATTAGCGGGTGGATTGCGAGGCACGAAGCAGGACGTGCTGACCACGTGGGACTTGCTCTGCTATCTGTATGAGCATTTGCTCCAAGACGCGGAACGCAAAGCCGACATGAATACTAGGAGGCGCTGAGTGGGGCAACAAGTCACACTGACGATTTCTGCTGAAGACTCTGCCTCGCAGATTTTTGCGAAGGTAACTCAAGGATTGGACTCCCTTGGGAAGAAGGCGGAGGAGTCAGGCAAGAAGATCCAAGATTCCCAAAAAGAGTCAGTCTCAGCGTTTCAACAGCTTCAAAATTCGCTGGAACATACCGCTAATGGATTTCGTCAGCTTATGGACCCTGCCACGCTGTTCGGCACATTCATTGGCTATAAGTTAGTCCACGCATTCAAGGAAGCATCAGCAGAAGTCGTGGATTATGTCCGCGAACTGAAGCGCCTGTCTTTGGTGACGGATGCCTCAACCACCGAACTGGCCGCCTTGCAGAAGGCGGCTGGGGACGTGGGGGTGGATACCAGCGTTCTGCAGCGGGCCTTTTTCATGCTCTCGAATGAGATAGAAACTGGTGGCTCTGGCTTGGCAAAGTTCGGGGTATCTGTTCGAGATTCATCAGGGCATATGAAAGGCCAAGTGAAAATCCTTGGCGAAATCGCTGAGGGTATGAAAAACATGACTGGTAAGAATGCCGCTTTGAATGCTGTTCGGGACACATTCAGTCGACAAGGCTTGGCACTTATGCCACTGCTAACGCAATTCAAAGAACGCATGGCCGAGGCAACCGAAGAGGTTGAAAAGATGGGCCTCGGCATTGATAATCTGACGAAGAAAAAATTCACCGATTGGCAGCGCCAGCTTCATGATATCGGAGAGGCTGAAACTGCCATAAAACTCCAGATATTCAAAGATCTACTTCCTATTCTCACAGCCATAGCCACAGCTATGAAAACGACAAGTGAAAGTCTTGCTGTATTCGGTAACACCGAAGTAGGTGGTGTTATTAAGCAATTTGCAGCCATTAGCATTGCTGTAGCTGCATTGACTACCTTGTTCCTGGGTCTGAAGGCGGTACTTATTAAACTGGGCATTGGCGCACTGATTACAGCAGTAGGCATGCTGACCCCAGAGATCATTGCCGTTGGAGCTGCCATCACTGGTGTGATCCTAGCGTGGAATACATGGAAAGATGTTGCGGCGGGATTCTTCAATTGGTTCAAGAACACTGCATTGGTGACGACTGTAGAGGGATGGATCGCTGACCAGACTCGACGACTAGAGAATTTCTTCCGATGGATTCGAGGAAAGCAATCGATTGAGGAAGAAGCGCTGATGAAGCGTAGACAGGATATCCTGGAAGAGATCGAGAAACGAAACGCGCCACCTGATCCGATCTCCGCTGGCGCCTTGCAGAAACAAATGCAATTGATTCAGCAGCTCTCCCAAGCGCAGATGCAGCTCGCCCAAGCCACCTTGTCCCCAGCGAAGGCAGCAGAAATATCTGCCAACAAACAAATCGAATTGCAAGAACTTCAGTTGGCAGCAGGTATAAAAGCTGGAACTCTGCAAGTTTCCGACGCAAAGGAAGCTGCGGATAAGGTCGATGCCATTGCCCAAGAGGCCATGAAGAAGAAGATCACCTATGAGCAGCTTCACGAAGCGGCTGTAAAATCGATCATGGCCAGCGTTGCCAAGGCGCAGGCTCAGGAAGCTGAACAAGACATCCAGAAGGCCAAGCAGATCGGCAGCGCCAAGATCAATCTGCTGTCTGCTGGCGAAGATGCTATTCGACAGCAAGCAGAGCTGGACAAAAAGACTGTGCAAGCGGTGTATGACAATCAACTCAAATATGGACTGGATCGTACACAGGCTGAAAAAACCCGAGCCAACGAGATTGAGCTGATCAACACAAACTTAGCAGTTAAGCTGCGAGATATAGACAGCCAGCGATTTGAGCATGCCGTAGACCTCTCAAAGAAGGACATCGACCTGCAACAGCAGCGGGCTGAAAATGAAAAAACTCTGGTTCTAAAAGCTCTTGATGACGAGACGAAAGCTGTCCAGCAATCATATGAGGATCGCCACATCTCGCAATACCAATCAACGGACGAACTTGTTCAGCTCTCTGAAAAACGACTGCAGATCGAATTGGACTTCATCGAGAAGGCAAAAAATGCAGCACAAAATGCTGCTGGGTTGGAGATTGCAAAGCAAGCGCAGAAGAAACAGGACCAGGTCGACTACAGTCTGGCTGTTCAAGGCATTCAAAAGGATTTGGAAAGTAAGATAGAAGCATTGCGTCAACAAGGAGTTCTCGCTGAGCAGGAAGCCGAACAGAAGAAGTTGGAGTATTTTCGTCAAGCGCGGGCGATACAGCAGTCCGTCCTCAAAGCTGCGCTGGATGCCGACGAACAAGCCACAATAGATTATTTGAATGAGCTTCGTTTGCAATATCTCGGCTATACGAAGATGCTGCAAGAAATCGATTCGCGTCTCTACCAGACCAGGGAACAGATGCGTCAGAATGATATTAAGAAAGCTGCGAATGCGATCATCGAGAATAGCCATGCCATGTCCAAGGCATTGGATCAAGAAACAGCATCGCAAATCTCAGCATTCAACAGCATCGAGCAATTAGTGAATGAAAAAATAAAGCTGTTACAAATTGATCGAGAACGCATCGACGCTTTGCAAGAGATGAAGAAACTATCTCCTATTGAGGCTGATCTGCAGCGACTGAGTCTCTTGCAGAAGGAGCAACAGTTTTGGTCAGAGTTGTTGGACACCCAAAAAGAATCGCCTGTTATAGTCGCGCTCATCAAGGAGAAAATACTAGAGCTTGATACCTCAATGTACAAGCTCAAAGAGACCTCTCTTTCAATGGCTGCCCAATTTAAGAATGCGTTCGAGGGCATCACCGATATTATGTCGCTTTTCGGCGTCAAGGTCGGCAAGGTCATTCTCATGCTCCAGCAGATCCCAAAGGCCCTCGGCGGACTGGAGAAGATCGCGAGAGCTATTGGCGGCATGGTAAGCTTGAGCGCCTCCCCTGCAGCAGCAGCACAGCTCCAATGGACCGGGGCAACTGAGGCCATCAGCAACATCAAAACGCTTGGCGATACGGCGCAGGTCGCCAGTGGTGATGTTGGCATCTTCGGCTCTGTGCTCGGCTGGGCCTCGAAGCTCCTATCGATCTTCGGTGGTGGGTTGCAGGCGTTCGGGAGCAAGATCGGCTCGCTGCTGTCACAGGCGGGCGTGCCTGGCGCGGAATTGTTGGGGCAAGGCGCGGCGGGCGGCATGCTCGGATTCGGCATGGGGTCGATGTTTGGCGGGACAAGCGCGACTATTATCGGAGGCATCGGCGGGATGGTTGGAAATATGATTTTGCCAGGCATCGGCGGCGTCGTGGGCTCTATCATCGGCTCATTGGGAGGCAAGCTGTCCGATGTCATCTCGAACGCGATTTGGGATGGGAACAAGGCTGCGCAGATGGGCTCCATGGTTGGCACTATCCTACTCCCTGGCATCGGCACGCTCATCGGTGGCTTTATCGGCTCGCTCTTCGGCTCAACGCCGAAGGGGAAAATCGAGGCCAGTATCTATCCATTCAGCCGTAATGCCCTGCGCAGCGATTTCGAGGATGTCCCGGAGCCAGGCGTGAGGGTCGGGGACGTGCGAGCCTACGTCGGCGGCAATGTGTTGAAGAACAGCAAAGAGCAGGAACTTAAGCGGAGTCTCGCGGATGCGCTCAACAAGCTGTTCCACGGCATCGTTGAGAATGCCGTTCAGCTCATGACCATCTTACCGGAACGCCTCGGGGCCGAGCTTGATGCAGCCATGACGGTACTGGAAGAAACCGGACTTGAGATTGTTGACAAAAAGTGGAAAGGCGGCAAGGCGGGCAAGAAGCTGAAAAAGCGTATCCAGGGATTGGCAGATGAGGCCGTGTCGGATATTGTCGCCGCGCTGGGCTTTGGCGATCTCGACCTAAAGGCCCTCGGCGGCGGTGAGAAGGGCGATGCAGTCAAAGGCTTCGACGCGCTGATGACCTCGCTCTCTGTGATGTCTACATTGCTCAAGGATGCCGGGGCAAACATGGACGGTTACACAGGGACCCTGGCCGACTTCACGAAGATCACGGTCGATTATTTCAAACAATTCCAGCAGGAGGGCGAAGCCTTTACCGATACCGTGAAGCGCGTCGGCGAGGCGCTTCTAACAATCTCCGCGATGTCCTCTGCCATTGATGAGGCAGTGGCGAGCATCAGCACCGACACAGACGAGATCACGGCCAGCCTACGGCGTATGATGGATCGTGCGACTGAGAGTGTCACGAAGGCTGCCGATGCGCTGACCGTTAGCATTGAATCGGGGGACTCACCAGAGCAGATCGCAAAAGCCGCACAAGCCGCTGTGCAAGCGGTCTCCGACGCCTATCAGCAACAGGTGACGATTGCCTCCAGGCTGCATGACGCCGTGATGGCCATCAATAAAGAGTTGACGACGGCAGCGGAATTGTTCTTCACGATCTCCGCGGAACGAGGCGCGCTCAGTCCGTGGTCGGCAACCGCGATCACTGGTGAAGTCGGGGCCTACGTTACGTCTGCATCATCGTCTCCGGTCGATGTCGCCCGCCAACTCTGGCAGGAATTCGACGACGTGAACTCACGATTGGCGCTGTTCGGTTCGGCATTCAAGGCGTGGGGCTCGGATGTCACGACCTTCAACGCGACCCTGCCGCAACTCAAGTCCGCGTTCAATACGTTGATTCTCCAGATTCACGGCATGGCGTCGGCGGCGGAAGCAGTCTCAGCACTTCAAACCCTCTACCAGAACACCGAGGCGGGCTTTGCGGCGATCCGGCAGGCCACGGCAGCGGCGTTTCAAGCTGAACGCACCGCAGCCCAGCAAGCCTCTGACGCCAGGATCGCCGATCTGAATGCGGAGAAGCAGGCGATCCAGGACGCCTCCAATGCGAGGATCGACGCGCTAGAGACGGAGCGGAAGACCATCCAGGACAGCCTGAAGGTCCAGATCGATGCGCTCAATGACCAGAAGCGGGCGATTCAAGATGCGAATCGGGCAGAGATTGACGCCCTTCAGAAAGAACTGCAACTCGCCCAGGACTGGCAGCGCATCGCGGAGGCAGTGAAATCTCAGCTTGACGCGATCACTGATCTTCTGGCCCCAACGCATCCACAAACGAGTTTGGATCTACTTAAAGCCCAATTTGAGGAAGCGTACTCAGCTTTTCAAGCGTCGCCAAGTGCTGAGGCAGCCAAGACGGTGCAGGACCTCGGACAGCGCCTCCTGCAAACCGCGCAGCAAGTGCCTGGCTATGAATTGCCGTCAACCGCATTCCAAAATCTCGCAGCCGAGGTGTCGTCTGCCTTGCAAGGCATTGCGTCGGTGGCTGGACAAGGGCGATCTGCCGAGGAGATTCAATCCAGCATCGAAGCCTTGAATCAGCAGCAGTCAGACCAGCTTGCCTCAATAGACACACAGATCGCGGCGCTGAACGATAGCCAAACCGGGCAACTCGCGCTCATCGATGCCGCGATTGAGGCCGAGCGGCAGCAAACCATTGACCAGCTCGCGTCGATTGACTCCGCGATCCAGGCCGAGCAGGCGAATCTCCAGATGACTCTGCAAGAGATTTCAGCCAGAGAGCAGGCCGCGATGGATAGTCTCACTCAGCTCCAAGTCAAGGCACTTACTGCCATTCAGAACGAGTTGGCAATCCAGATGGACCGGTTGCGGGTGGAACAGAAGCAGGCCGCCGATGCGTTGCAAGCGGTGATCGGCGACAAAACCTATGAGCAGTTCGTGGCTGAGAAGCAGCAAGAGGCGGTGACCGCCCTGCAACAGATCGACCAAACGTTGAAGGATTATCTGGGGACGCTGATTGCCGGACTATTCCCTGGGGCGGCGCTACCAAGCCATGCCGGGGGATTGGATTACGTCCCGCGCGACAATTACGTAGCGAATCTGCATCGCGGCGAGCGTGTCCTGACGGCATCAGAGGCAGCCGCCTATCAGTCTGGGGGCAGTGGCTCCGACACCATTGTCTTTTCTCCGACGATCACCATCACCGCTGACCGGCAGACCGATGCGCGAAAGCTGGCTGACGAATTGGAAACGGCGTTGGTTGACAAATTGCGAACCGGCAGCCGATTGCGGCGAGCAGTCAAAGATATGCAGCAGGGGAACGGCTAATGCCCTATCGCATCGTGAGTTCCTTCTATACCTTCACCGCCTCAGCGACATCCGCCGACACCGAATTCCCAATCACCTTCATCACCTCCTATCCCTATCATCCATTCCGGCCCTGGAAATCCGCATCGCTGGCTGGAACGGTCGATATCATCCTGGATGCAGGAGCAGGCAATCTCTGGTCAGCAGTGGCCTCCACTCCCGCCCTGTTTCTTGACAACACCAATGTCACCAGCGTACTCGTTCAAGGCAATTCGGTGCCATCCTCATGGGGTGCCCCACCGTGGACAGCCGGTCTGATGGTGCAAACTGAACTCTATACTGGACGCAAGCGGCTCGCCATTCGACTGACAGATCTGAATGTCAACCCATGCTCATATCGATATTTGAACATCCGCATCAATTCACAGGCTCCGAGCAGCGGGACGCAATATCAAGCCGGAACAATTCTCGTCGGTGGGGCATTGGACATCACTGATCCCCTGTACCCGGTTGACCGGCAGCGCATCGACCCGGTGATGACGGTGGACTATCCAGACGGAGGCAAAGACATCCTCCAACTTGGATCAGCGCGAACACAAATCACGCTACCGTCGCTCGCAGTCGGATCGTCGGAGCTGTCTGGCATGCTGCAAATTGATCAGCTAGGTCTACACCAGCCATTCGTGCTCTGGGATGCCACCACCAGCGGCACCGCCGATGCCTGGCTTGTTCGGCGCAGCGAAGCGCGAACCTGGACCGAACGGTTCCTGACGCAGTATGAAGGCACCTGGAGCCTAGAGGAGGTCGTGTAGCTATGGCTGCCGTCACCCTCGCCCTGCATTACGAAGACACTACAGACCTCAGCGTCTATACGACCGGCGCCTTCACCCCGGCGGCGAATGATCTGCTCGTGGTGTTCGTCGCGGCATCGCAGACGACGGATGCCGGGGTGGTGACCGACTCGCAAGGGCACAGTTACACGAAGATCGTCAGTGCGACGTTCGGGAGCGGTACCCACACGCTCTATCTATTCGTCTGCAACGCCCTGGCTGCGGCATCATCCACGACTGTCACCTTTGACTGCACTGGAGATGGGGCCGTTGGTGCGCACATCGACGTCCTGAGCGTCAGCGGGATGTCTCGCACAGGAGCCAGCGCCGTCAAGCAATCAAAGGCCGAATCAGATCAAGCCACAGGGACCCCGAATCCGGCCTTTGCGTCATCCGCCCTCACCGGCAATCCGACGATTGGGGCCATTGGCGACACCAGCAGCGGCGGAATCTTGCCCCCGACGAGCTGGACGGAATTAGCCGACAATACAATGACGGGCATCGTCATTAACTTGGAAGATGTCGCCCGCAACTCAGGCTTCACCGGGACCACGATTACCTGGGGGGGGACAGCTGGGGCGATCTACGCCGACATCATTGCGGAGCTGGATGCGTCTGTTCCTGTGACTAGCGTTGACGCCAATGAATTCCTCCTTCTCTCAGATCGCCTTCGCAAATCCAAAGCGTCGATGATGCTCGATCTCTCTGCTTTGCAAGACCGAGTGCAGAAGATTCGTATCTCCAGCATCCAGGATGATCCGTCGCCGCTCTCTGACGTGGTGTCGGCCTCCATAATTGTTATACGACATCTCGATGACGCCCTGGACATATTGGACTCTACCTCTACAGCAAAAACCACGCCGGAGGGAGCGACTGTCATCCTCTCTGATATGCTTGGTGTCGCTGATAATATCCTCAAATCGCTCGCCAAGTTACTCATCGAATCCACAGACCTCTCGGATGTCGTATCCGCTGCAAAGATTCTTGTTGCAACAGGAAGCGATCACGTAGAACTGTCTGAGGAGATTTTGAAGCAGCTCGCTGGACTCCAGCAGGAATCGAACTCAGTATCCGACACGGTGATCCGGATGGTCGAGCGCGTCCGGTCCGCGCAAGACGTGCTCCTGCTTCCCATTGAACGCTTGTATTTGAAGCGCCGCATCGTTCCTCGCATTGTGACATCGCTCAGCGACCGAGTGACGATTATTCTGGCACGGGCAGAAAGCACCTCTGCGAACAAGGGACGACGAACCGCAGCCCCTCGCTGGCTCATTGATCTCGCCGTGCAGTCCGTTGCACGGCAGTATAGCTCCGAGGATATGGAGGTCCCGAACTAATGGGTACCCTGTACGAGCGACGCTTGTTGAATGCGGAGTCTCTAGAAATCCGGCATTCGCTCTCCGATACGCTTGGTGGCATTATCGCCACAGATGACGTCAACATCGAACTATCTAATACAGACGGATTCTTCAACAATCAAGACCTGCGCGGCACCGTCGTGGATGTCACATTGTTTGATCGTGAAGACGGATCAAATCTCCCAAGTTTCTCTGGGAAAATTGCCGAACAGGTATTGACCGACGATCGCATACGTTTGCGGTTGACCGGTCAAGAACTCGACACCATACAAGGGCTGCTGCCCGGAAGAACCGTCACCACATCCCTATTCCCTGAAGCGCATGTCGAGCAGGGACTCGGTAAAGCCATTCCGGTGGTGTTCGGCACAGATGTCGGCCCATATCCCACTCCCTATGTCGGGGACGATATAGCCAACAATCAATATGATTATCTGCTCGGAGAGGGAACACAGTTCTTCAATACGGCATTCTATCGGGACTCCATTGGGGATATTCTCTCGCTGGTCAATTCCACAGAATATACCATCAGCTCATCGATTTATGCTGGCGTGACAGTGGCGCGATTCCCACTCCGCCAAGCGAAATTCGGCGGTGGACTCCATACCCTGTACGCCTATACCGATGGACGCACGGCTGAACAGAATTTCGCACGAGCCATCTGGACCACATTAACGGATTCTGTGTGGGGCTTGAATACCTCAGTCGATAGCGCGAGCTGTTCTGCAGCCGCGACACGACTTGACGCCATCGGGTTATTGTCGTGCAATGGCGTGATGTGGAAACAGGCTCCGGCCATAGACGTCATCAATCAATGGCTCATGGTGCGCGGCATGACGCTGAGCGCGGTGAGTAGCGGCGTCTGGTCGTTGACGGTCGATCAAACGTCATCCTCCATCATCTACGGCGCGACATTCGGACATGGTGCAGGCCAACCGTGGAACAACGTCTCAGAGTTTGGTGGGCTGAAACGGACATCTATGCAGGATCTCGCATCGACGCTGGTGTTAGATTACGCCCCTGACCATCGGAGCGGCACCATGCGACTCTCTGTCACGAGGTCGGTGTCCACGATTGGACGTGAACGCCGTATCCGCAATGAATTCATCACCAATGGAGCCACCGCGGATAAAGTCATCGATTACGCTTCGAAACGACTTACCACCGGCGACTTGAAAATCCATTTCGTCTCTGGACAAGACATGCGCAATTTATCGGTTGGGGACCTCTTCAAATACGACGCGCCGAGGCTCGGACTGTCCCAGCAACCGTTTCGCATTGTCAGTCTTTCCAGGAAGATGGATACCACGGCAGTAGACGCCGAGGCTTGGACATCTGCGATATATAATTATACGCAGAGAACCTATCCAGCAGACATCACCCCGCCTAGCGAGACTCTCTGGTCTGCGACGACCCCGTCTCCCGTCACGAGCTTAACCATTATTGGATCAGGAACCGTGACGGATGGGCAAGGCGGATTTACGGCGTTCCAGACACTTCGTTATAATGTGCCGACCAGCGAAAGCTATGCACAAACCTTCGTGCGGCAACGCACATCAGGGAACTCTCAATGGCTGACCGTTGCCGTTGATCAATTCACCGGCGTCTCATTGACGACCCGCATCGATGGGCTTGTAACCGGCAAAGTCTACGATTACCGAGTCAGCCGAGTCAATATGTTGACTCCATCGCTTGCCGTCAATACAGACATCACCAGCAAGGCGGCTCCAAGTGATGCGACGGCTCCAGGCGCGCCGACAACACTGGCCATCACCGACCAGCACTTGAAGACAATCACCTTTCAATGGACCGCTCCATCTGATGATGACCTTGCCTATTATCAATGGGAGATCAGAACAGCGGCGTCTGGTGGGGGATCGCTCGTGGATAGTGGTGACACAGAAGGTCCAGGAGCAAAAGTTACCCTCACCCTCAATCAGATCGCCTACTCCACGACCCGCTATCTCCGTATCCGGGCGGTGGATTGGAGCGGCAATGTCGGCAGCTATTCGAGCAGCTTGAGTTTCAGCTTTACGCAGATCGTCACTGGCGATGTTGGGACCGATCAGATCACGACACCGAAGATCCCAGACAGTAACATCACGACGCCAAAAATCAACGATAGTGCCATCACGACGCCGAAGGTCACGAACAACGCGATCACGGTGGGCGGGTACTATAGCAACGACGCCGGTACGGCTGTTGGCGACACCGAGATCGAGATCGGGACACTGACGCTCTCCACCGATGGTGGCATCGTCGAGGTCCACGGCAAGGCGGATTGCCTGGTCGACGTCGCGGGTGGTGCAGGCGGAAATTACACCCGTATGATCCTACGCATTCGTAAGGACTCGACGAGCGGGACGCAGTTGGATCTGGGGCGGGCGGGCATCTTTGCTCCCGCTGGGGTAGACGGAGAGATCGTGGTGACGTGCGCCCTCGTCGGGTATGATGCGTCGCCTGCGACGAGTCAAACTTATAAGCTCACCGCACAGCGTATTTTGGGCACAGGTGTCTGCACAGCGACCTACCGCAGGCTGTACCCAGGGAACAACAAAAAATGAGGCGGCAACGATGAAAGCGAGAGTCCGCATACGAATCGATACCGGCGAACTCGACGGCGTGACCGTCGTTGGCTACGACCCAGATGTTAAACACGTGCGTCCCGATAACGACGGCAGCGTGACGGTGATCGCCGTGGCACTTGATCATCCGGCGCTCGGTGATCAGTTAGGATGGCGAGGCGAATGGAACGGCAAACGGTGGATACTCGTTCCCAGGCAGACTTGATCAAGGGGGTATACATGGTTGAGGAACAACAGAGTGATGAGCGTATTACGACCGCCTGTCAAGACATTGCGGTGATCAAGACGAAGATTGAGACCATCGAGAACATGATCAAAGCCCTTTTTGATCGACCACGGTGCGTGCATTTACGCGACAACAACACCTGCGATATTGCCGACACCGTGCGTGAGCATGAGCGCCAAATCTGGCAAGCCCAAGGCGCGGCGAAGGGTGTGCTGTGGGCAGTCGGGATCAGTAGCGGCCTCATCGGTGGTCTGTTGACATTGTTATTCAAGTGGTGGATTACGAAATGAGCGCGATGAAAGACGCACTCGGGCCGTCTCATCCGTGTCGCGTCGATGGCTGTTGGCCGCTGGCGCATGGGCAATATCCGCTCCCCTGTTGGGAATACCCTGATTGTGCTGGCGTGATTCACACAGAATCCGAAGGCGCGTCCCCCCGCACCAGCCTGGGCGCCCCCCTCCCGCTCTGGCTGACGCTCGCGCTCCTCATCACGGCTAGTCCCGTTGCGGCCCAACCCGATGGGCTGGTCGTGATTGGGGCCGAGCGGTTGACGCCAGAAGCGGCGCATGTCGTCGAGCATGTCCTGGAGACGGTGCCGAGGGCCTGGTTTCCAGACTTGCGCATCATCACGATTGAAGGCGCCCCGATTCCTGATGCCCTCAACACTAGTGATTGCATTCTCCCTGATGGCCCGCTGTTCTATCCTGGGCCATGTCGGATCAACATTACGGCGGGTCTGGGGGTCATGGAGAACCCCTTTCCGTCTGACGTTACAGTGGTGTTGCAATATCAGTTGACCCAAGTGATCATCCATGAGCTGGGACACCAGTTTCAGACAGTGTTCCCGTTCGACCCTGAGCATCCGCGTCGTCAATGGCATGATGCCCTGATTGCCGAGGCGGGCTGTGAGCCGACGCACTACTTGAGGTCGATGCTGCCGTCCTGCTACTTCGAGCAGGCACGTCAGGAGTTCCTGGCGTCAATGATGAACCAATGGGTCGCCTGCTCGCGCTGCGTGGCGCAGTTGGCCTTATTGCGGTGGCATAATGGCAATCCGCACCCCATAAATCAGTTTGTCTTCATGCTTGCCATGACCGGCTTCAGGGCGCGATTGCCCCATGACGAGACACTGGGCACCGTGATCGCCTTCGACACGATTGCTGGTCTTCCCGTCTCGGAGTTGTGGACCGTGCAGCCTTGGGCGTGTGGCGGGACCTTGCGGATAGCCGGGCCAGGGTTCAAGCTGACGTTGACGACTGATGACCAGTGCCGCGTGACGGCGGTGCAGGAGACACAGGGGCTATGAAGGCGCTGCCTCAGCACGGCACCTATCGCTCATTCACAGCGGAGGAATTGGACCGCCTCGATGTCAGCACAGACATGATGCGGGGCTTTGTGTTCGATGTGTTGCGCTGTGCCTTAGATCAGCCAGAGGCGAAGTTTTACCGGGTGATTCCATGCCCTACGTACATCCCAGTGGAGGCATGATATGCAGTTGAATCTGTTGCGCCGATATTTGTACGATGACTGCACCATCGGGGAACTGTTCCTGGAGGGCCAAGAGGACCGATTGTGCTGGACCCTCGAAGATCAGGTGCGAACCGGGCCAAAGGTCGATGGCCAGACAGCCATCCCCACTGGACGTTACAAGGTCATCGTGACGCCTTCCCAACGGTTTAAGCGGGACCTGCCGCTGCTCCTTGATGTGCCGGGCTTTACAGGCATACGAATTCATAGCGGGAACACCGCCTCGGATACCGAGGGGTGCGTACTGGTCGGGCAAGCCGTTGGCGACCATGCGGTCACTCGGAGCCGAGCGGCGTTCACTCCGCTGTTTCGACAGATTCAACGAGCCTTATGGACGAACGAGGCTGTGTGGATTACAGTCCTTAATCGACCATATCCCCAAATGGACCAAGGGTGATGTACGGACCATGTCGCGCCGTCACCCGCTTCGGTCCCTGCCCTGGGCGAGCCATGTCGGCCACGGTGCGGGTCTGTTTCTGGCATCGTGCGCTGGCGGAGTTGCGAGCATGGCTGACGTGACCGGCCTCGATGTGTTGCGTATCCTGGGCCATCCCGGCGTGACGGCGATCTTGTTATTGCTCGGCTACGCGCTGGTGTGGTTGATCTTAACGATGTACGAGTGGTAAGGAAGGGGGTGAGGTGATGTTGGAACGACTGAAGAACTGGAAAACTACGATTGCGGGTCTCGGCGTGACGGCGGTCCTCTTGGTCTTTTTCAAGAGCTTCAACTGTGAACTACCGAACGACTGGATGGTGTGGGCGGTCTCGACCCTACCTGCGGCGTTCGGGGCGCTGTCAAAGGACTAATTCATCTTTGCGGGCGGTCGGGGGTCCCTCTACGCAATCGCGACCCAGGGAGGTGAGACTCCCCGATTCGCCCGCGCATCTAGCGAGAACTATGCGATACGTACTGCTGCTTCTGACAATGTTCCTGTTTGCTGGCTGTGCTGGCGCTGGATGCTACCAAGCGGCAAGGGATCATGGCTTCTCCCGTGGAGAGGCGGCGCTATGGTGCATTCCGCCACGGTAGCGAGGTATGATGGCCGAACAGAAAGCCAAACGACGAAAGCCCTACTACGCTTGGGGCGGGGTCAAGAATACGGCGTTTCCGCCTAACGCACCAATGCCACAGCGTGTACGTCGCGCCATGGAGCGGATGTTCAGAGATTATCAGGAGGGACACCAATGCCAGGACTTGCCACCATCGGAACCGCACTGATTCCCGCGATTGCGGCGGGCTTGCAACTCACTGCGTCCGCCGTCAAGAAAGTCGAAGACACGGCAGAGGTCAATCAATACATCGATCTTGGCGTCTTGCAGACCCGCTTGTTTGACGCTGAGAAGCATGATGACGCCTACAAGGAGGTGTATCAGAAGGCACAGATGTACATCGCCAGGAAGGGCATCGTCCCCGCTGTGTACTGGTACGACGAGCAGAAGGGGCAAGGAGCGCCGACGATTGCGGTGCCTGTATCGTTGCTTTTCGATCTCTTGAATGCGGCGATGCGATGAGGGCGCTTATTGCAGTGCTCGCTGTACTGTTTATGGTGGCCTGTACCCATACGCCTTCGAAGTGGCCCGCTCCGACGACCCCGCCGATCTCCACGACGGAGCGACCTGGGGTGATACGGTAAAGGGGGCTTGAGCCGTTCAGCCTGGAGCCCCCAGCCAGGGCGAGGGAGGGCTGGCGTGAATGAGCAAGTCGCCAGCAGCGGCACGGCCCACCTCACCGCGTCAATGTCTAACAGAACATCATTCTGCCCTCTTCGTGCCGCACAAACTTCTCTTCCAGCATGCGCCTCCATTGTAAGGCATCAGCCTTGTGGCTTCCGAATGTCGTCGCATGATCGGCGGCCCATTCGCAGAGCGCTTCTATCGTCGAGAAGATAGGCGATATCGGCGATCCCTCGGATGTCGTTTCCCCATAGCTGGTATCCATCTCCGGTCGGCGGATCATAGGCCGTCCACGCATCATGGCGCTGCTGTGTTTCAGGGCAATCCCACACCTCTCCGCTTCCATCACAGGCCGCACACCTCGTAGATGGATAAGGATTGATGTAGCCACTCCACACTTTATTGAGCGGATACTGAAAATCTATCGGTACTCGCATCAATTTGCGTCCCATATCACCCCTCCCCAATCACCACCGCCACCGTCAGCACCATCGCGACGGCGAGGATGATCCAGATCGTGTCCCAATCAGCGCGGTTCATGGTCCCACAATTCCCCGAAGATGGTTTTACCGATAGCGTTTATCTGTTTATCAATAAGCGCAAAGCTCTGCTGGCTTTCAGGCGACCACCGAGTCTCGACGCGAACAATAGATGTTCCGTCATAGTTCAGGACGTATATCGGCGATGGCTGCACATCTACGATCTTTGCTTTCATCTCGATAAGCGGTCGGATTGCTTCTATGAATTGGCGATGCTTACGATCATATTCCTCAATCTGCATAGCTATCGATGTTGGATAGGTCATGTTATTTGCTCTTTATTTGACGGTTACTTAATTGATCGGGGCGGGCGGCTGGGTCAGGGACACAAGCCGAACCGTTGCAGTACTCCGAAATACTTAAGCAGTAAGTTGACCATGAAGTAAACAATAAACAACTCCCAAATCGTTATTTCTATGTGATACCACGGCTTTTTCATGTGTCTCTCCCGACTCCCCTACCGCCATTTCCGGGGGTAAAGCCCAGTGTCCTCCGTTTAGACGACGCCCCGAATTGCATTAGCCGATTGTCAGGATTGCTGGATTCAGCACGCCGCCAGACTTGTTGGCCTGCTCACCCTCATCCTTGATTTGCGTATCAAGGTTGTGCCACTGCCGCAACTCCTCCCCATGCTCCCAGAAGTAGGCCAACCCCTGTACGGCACACCCATACATAAAGCCGGTAATTCCATCGGTGTCTGTTTCATGGCTAGTCGATTTTGCACAATCGACAATAGATTGCCCTTATGACATCTTAACTTCCATAAGGTTCGCCCACTTCTCACTGTAGTCCACCACTGCAGCGCTATAGGGGTCAGCGTTACGTGCTTTGTAGTCCGTGTATTCCTGTTCAAGTCCTGTCTTGATTTTCATGGTTGATCTCCTTTGTATTTCCCGCAGACGGTCACTCGGCCCCCACCTGTCGCTGCGGGATTATTGTCTGCGCCGCTCATCAGCGGGCGCCGACCGTAGTGTCCGCTTATGCCTCCAGCTCACACTCATGAAATTCATAGGTCCGTGCGCCATCCGCCATTGTGATCACGTGTATTCCACTGGAGACCCCGATCCGGCATTGGTACTTCAACTGTACCCCACCACTGCACTCCTCTGCGATCCGAGTAACGATCAGTAGTGGGGTGCGGCTCTCGGGTTGACTGCCCATAAGATGCGGCAGCTTGAGCCGATGATAAACGATCTGTCCGATGGTAAATTCAAATTCCAATTCATTCAAAGTAGCCATTAAACATCCCCCTTCTGTTGCAATGCTCCATTTTCGTTCGAGATATTGCGCTGTGATTTGTTGATAGATTTCCACGTATCGTCAACACTGTTCGGATAGCAACATTCCCTAAATTTAAGTGCGGATAGTAGGGGCTGAGCCTGTTCTGGTATTTGTAACATCCAAGCCTTTAGTCCTACCGCTCCACATACAAGAACATCAGATGCCCTCAGCGCATCACAGCATTCACGGCACAAAACACCTTTTGCGGGCGCATTCGTATTATAACGAACCTCAGTATCGCAGATCGCACAACAATCATAATTACCGTGTGCCATCATCCCCTCCTCTGGTTCACTATTTCCCCTACGATCCGCAGTGTGTCATGGTGCGATATTGGTACTCCTGACGAGTCAGTACAATGGCTTGCCATTGGCGGCATCCTCCAGATTCTGCATTAATTGCCGAACAGACAAATCACCGATGATGCTGCTCCCGATTCCTTGGCCGTCGAGTCGCAATAATGTCGGCCACTGTGGGTCACGTTGTAGCATATATACCTTCCAATCCTTCCACTCCGGCTTAGTCACGCGGATTTGGACCTCTATCTCACTCATAACCCCAGCTCTCCTCCTCTACGCTCCTACCAAATGCGCTACTACGCTCTGCCGGACATCTCCAATCAGATTGCGGCCTCTGTTGTACCACAGCGTCACACGGTTCTGCTGCAGCGTCTCCACATCCCCCTTCTTCGCCTGTCCAGCCAACACGCGCCGTCTGATTGCCAGCGATTCTGCGGCGTCATCGCTCATCAGCCGGTCATCCTCCGCCCTCGACATGCTCGGTGCAGGTGACATTGGACTGTGAGCAATCTCGCGGCGCTTCCTCCACATCTCTGTGGCAATTTGTGACGGCGTGCGCTTCGGGGTGACCTTGAACGCTTTGACACTGGCCTCGTCGATGATGACGTGATGCTGTTGGCGGCCCTTCGGTACATGTGAGGCGGTCAGGTGGCCGTTGCGGACTAAACGATGGACCGTGTTCGGGTGGACCTTGAGGACAATACCAGCTTCCTGGGCGGTCATGGGGTTGGCCTCCTTTCTCACGCGAGAAACATCATAACGATCCACGTTAACACCGCCGCCGGAACGCTCATCTGTCCGAGCCCTGGGACGTAGCCGAGCAAAAAACCATGCCACCATAACACTCTAGGAGGTTTACCGGCATACAACAACCATGAGTTGATCGCGTAGGGCCAGCAGAACGCGCCGATGATGCCGGAAATGCTGAACAATAAGATCAATAAGATCAGCTTCATTGAGACCTCCGTTCCTTGTCGATTCGATCTGTTGTGACGGCAGCCTGCGCCCGCGTCACTACGCGTTCTCTCGGCAATTCATGGCGCTCAGCGGCCAGCAAGATACGCTCGGTTTGCGTTCTCAGATTCTCCACCGCCACCCCTGTTTGATAATTCGTCAACACGTGATCCCCGATGGCGCCGAGGGCGAGACACGTGGCTCCAATAGCGATCCACGTCGGCCAGGGGCGGTGTTCGGTCAAGCCGCGCGAGGCGGTCCAGAGGTAGCGGGTCATGGTGTCTGGTCCTGTCCTGGAATTGATCCGAATACTCCAGGAGACAGCTCGGTCACGGTGTGCGGTGATTCAGCTATCCTGACCCGCTCCAACATGCCCTGCATCTCTGCATTGATCTGCCGTTGGCAGGCGAGCCACCCGGCCTCAAAGCACTGCGAGGGAGTCAAATAATCTTGTTGGAGCGAAAAGTCATCCCGCGCTTTAATCATATCGTCGGTGGTCATGGCGTCTCCTCCTTCATGTCTTTCATGACCTTCTTGGTGAACTTTATAACTAATCGTCGACGCGCAAGGAACTCCGGATTCTCCGGGTCATTATTCCAGCCAATCCAATCCTTTGGGGATTTGCCCAGCGCCTGCTTCCAACGATTGAAGCTCTCTCCCCACTCGATATTCGATGCACGCTGTAATCCGTGCGAATCGAATGTCGATAGAGCATCGAGCGCACAAATAGCATAACGAAGCTCGTCGTAGTCTGGACGTTCACCATTCCGAGTTAACTCAATGATTTCTCCGAGTGTTCTCACTCCGTCCCCTTCTCTCGCTGATGTTCTGCCATCACGGACCCTAGCCTCGCCGCGATTTCACGCAGCAGATAGCCAGCGCTGAATCCAGACATGGATTGTACTTCACTCGGCGACTGATTCGGATCTTCAAACCACTCCGCTAACTCTTTGAGCCTCACCTGCACGCGCTCGGCATCGAGGGGCGCGGCTTCGTGCTTGACAGCTTCCCAGAGATCGTCCAACACGCTACCGGGATATTCTAATTCTGGAACAAATAATCTGTTATACTTCCTATACACTTCCTTCGCGGTCATGTGCGCTCCTTCTCCTTATTATACAGTCTGCCCCTTTTTTGCTGCTCTTTTTTCTTGCCATCGTTCCAAGACCAGTAATCCCGTTTCAGCGCCTCGATCTGGGCGGTCGAGAATTTCTGCGATGATTCGGAGAAGAGATAACAACTGCAAAACGGATTCGGATCGGCATGCTGCGGACAGCGGAATTCGATGTGGCGATCCAATGCCCACTGTTGAAACTTTAGCAGATATTCTCGCTCAATGGGACCGATCTGTCGCGCCTGTTGTTGTGGAGCTTTTCGTCGGATCATCGCGTCTCCTTCAAGACGGTCCGAATCTCTCCAAAAGACTTTTTGATTTTCCTGTGCCGCCACCCCTGCTCCCGCAGCAGCGTTATGAGCAACCCCTGCGCTTGGCTCGATTTGGGCACGAGCTCCCAGACCTCTGAGGGGATGCTGAGGGCCAATAGGCAGACATGCTGCGCTTCTTTGGACAGATCTGCCAGCGCAGAGAGGAATTCAGCACGCTGACCGATCTGAACATGAGTATCAGGAAGCTGTTCCATCTCCTCCGGCTCCAACGACACCCATCGGCTCGGTCGGAAGCCTTTCAGGTGATTCGAGATAGCAACATACGCGAAGGTGGTCAACGCGCTTCGCTCAGGATCATATCGCCCCTGTGCTGATAGGAACGACAGGGCTGCTTCTGCATAGAGCTCCTCATACTCTATTCCGGTGCGTTGAGCATATGTCCACGACAGGGACTTCGCCAAATTATCGATCTGGTCGAACATCATGCCTCCCTTCTCATTGCCTGTCCTTCACTAAGATTCGCTGTCCCAACGCGATGGGAGCCTGTTGCTCCGATTTTTTATGTCGCTCTCGATGCTCTTCCAACTGTTTGCAAATAGGACTCGGCATCTCCCGGACATCGATGCTGTACCAGCCGAACCATTTCATCAATAGAATGCAAACCGTCTCCAGCGCCTTGACATGGACATACCAAACCCGTTCTGTTCGCTGCCATTCCCGAAGATACTGAGGGATCTGCGCTTTCCAATCCTTGACGAAGTCCTCTCCATAAGGTGTGTGAACGACGATCCGACCATCATCGATCCAACCAACCAACACTGCCTTCGACTGAGGCGGACGATCCCTCGAAAGCGTATTCATCGGCATCGTTAGATTCCTTTTCAATTCATCGTCGCAGCATTATCGCATTCAATCGAATCTGCTACCTCCCTCAGCAACTTCGGAATCAGTGCGGAAACTTCAGGCGGCACCTGGGCGGAGAATCCATGCCCATACTGGCCGTCGATGACGACGAGCAGAATGCCCCGCGCCTGCGTTGACGCTCGTGCTGTCGTACAGGCATCATCATATTTACCTTTGCCGAGCATATCACTCCTCCTCTGGCTTGACCAGTACGCGTTGCCCAAGCTCGATTCGCTGCTGATGCTTTGTCTGGAACAGCGGAGCGTTCGCCGCAGCGATCCAGTTCGGCGGCATGTTTGTCTCATCCACCGCATACGCACCGAAATGCTTGAGCAGAAGCTGCTGGACAATATGGAGCTGAGTGGCAAAGATGAACCACTGATAGCGCCGCTGAAACCGGAATTGTGTCTTCGTCGCAGCAGGTAGTTCTGTATACATATCTTCGGCGAACTCAGAGCAGTCATACGGCACTTCCACCAGGAATCCTTGATTCTGTTTGTCCCACAGCAGCCATGCCCCTACTCCGCGTTTCGCAGAGATGACACTCAGTGGGTGTGGTGAGGATGTTATTGTATACTCTGGCATAGCTTCGGCATAGGGATTTGGGGCGAATGCAAAACTCGTATTCACATGAGTAAGTATTGGTACAATTTCGCCTTGCTCTGTTGGCACAGTAACTATTCCAATTATTCCTGTATTAGGATGAGCTTCTTCATCAGGCACGGGCCTTTTCCTTGATCTTTTCAGCCTGATAATACTCAGTCTTGTTCCTGCGCTCCGACTCTCCTCCGAGCACATCCAGGATTGCTGCGATGTCCTTGGCACAGCCTGGGCCGGAATACCCGACCCCTTCCACCTTCACCGGTTCCTGATCATTTACCGGGATGGTCACTCGTATCGTCGCCATATCCCTCCTCCTGTTTGATCAATATGCGATGTCCCAACTGGATAGATGCTATTTGCAATCGACTCGGTTCGGATGTCCTCGACAGCTCTCTGCTCGATGGCGTCCCGTATTCCCGTAGCAGATGCTCGACCTTATCACGATGTCCTTGCAAGGCCTCCGCTTTGCTTGCATAGCGCTCCTGCCACAGGTCCTCCGGTCCGCCGAACACCATCGTCTCCCACAGGATCGGCGGACCGGAACCCCAATTGTGATTGAGCCCAAGGAATGTCGTGGAGACTGCGCCTATATCTCCGAGATCTGTATAGCCGACTGTCCGATTCGCCTGTTCAAACCATATGCTCCATTTGAGTGGATCTGTCGTCAGCTCTGGTTCCCCTTGTCCGTTCAGGATATACAGCATCTCCATTACGACTACCTCGCGCCGACCGCAATCTTCTGCACGTCGAGCAGCAGCTCCCCTTTCGATCCGGTCTTGGTGGACAGGATATGTAGTCCCTTGGCATACAGACCCTTCTCCAGCAGCCGATAGCGATAGCGTTGGAACAGCTTGCCGCAGTTCTCGCCGAGGACCTTCCGTCCGGCATCCCCACGTCCGTAGCCATCCGAACCACTTCGCCCACCGAGCAGCTCATTGTCGGCTCGGAACCCATAAGTCCCGTCCGGCATTTTCACGAACCCGATGTCGTATTTTCCTGGGAGTGTTGCGCCATAGGTGCAGGTCTCAGTCCCATGGTAGAATCGAACGGCCTTGTTCTGCTCCAGCTTCAGTCCCAGGTCATCCAACGCCTTTTGAAGGGCTGGGATATCGGTGATCTTCTCGCTTGGCTTAACAGTGCATAACTGGCTCATGATTGCCCCTCGCTCTTCGCATTCTTGCACAATTGGCAGACCCCACCTTCGACGCTCTTCCGAAGCTCTCCAGGATACACCGCTCGACAGACCTGACAGCGTTCCGACTGATTGGTCCGGCGCTGGTCCCATGCCGACGAGGCCTTCAGTGCGTAGATCATATGCACATCCTCCCTTCTGCCAATTGCTGTTCAAAGGTTAGCTGCTCCCAGTCCAAGGCCTCCGCTCGTGTTTGAAATCCGTCGATGATTAGCTTCGGGTTGCTACCGAGGATTTCCACTTCCCAAGACTGCCGTTCGTTGTTGAATTCAATATGGGACAGCCTACAAACCTCCAGGCTGTCCCCCATGCCGCGCCCGATCTCTGCCAACTCATCGCTGTAAAGTCCCTTGACTGTCCCATCTGTGTCGATGCGGATCAGCATAGTTCACCTCACCAGCCGCCGACCGTACTGTCCGGCACTGACCTCGATATCAGTGATCTTTGACAACTCCTCCCCCGCCTTTTTCAGCGCTTCCTTGAATTCCTCTGCTGACTGGGTGTTGTTCCGAACTGCCTTGGCCTCGGTCGTCTTGGTCGCATAGCGGAGTTGGCTAACCGCCCACTGCACCTGCTCCGTTCCTACACCAGGACCGATCTCCAGCATCCGGGCGAACCATTCCGTCTTCTTGCTGATCTGCTTCAGCGTCCCCTCGTTGATGATCCGGCCCTGGGCAATCCGCTCTGACACCCGCTGACAGGCTTTCAGCGTCTCCTCGCAGATGGTCCGCCGATGCGCCTCGAAGAACGTCGAGACCTGTGCCTTCGCTTTCGCTGCCTCCTGCTCCAGGGCTTCGGCCAGCGCCTTTGCCTTGGCATCGGAGATCTGTTTAGCCTGTCCACCCTTCGGCATGGCCAGCTCGAAGACTTGCCACGTCAGGCTGAACCGATCCCGCATCACCTCGACCGGGAGGAAGCAGCCCATCAGCACCGACCGAAATTCGGGATGCCGCTCCAGCATGTCCTCCCGCATCTGCTCATAGGCGCCGTCGTTCAGCCGCAAGTCGGTTCGCTCGTTGAAGTCGGCCTGAAGTTGCTGGAGCCGATTGAGCAGGTCCGGCAGCGCCTTGACCGGGACCAGCCGCGCCTTCCCGATGGGGAATGTCACTGGACTAGCGACTCGATTGATCGCCTTGCCCGCCTGCCCCGCGATGTAGACATGCTCCTTCAGCCAGTTGCGCGGGATGAACCGCTTGGCGAGTCGAAAGACTTCCTCTGGCATCTTGTCCTGGCTGAGTCCTACATCCTCCGGCTTCCCTTTGCGGACGCCCCACGGTATCCGCACGTCCAGATCGATGAGATACATGCCTTGCAGTAATTGCCCTCCGTTTGTGATCATCCTCTGTTCCTCCCATTGTGAATTATCTGCTACTCAATCCAAATTTGGTTGTCGTCTGCATAATCATACATCCTAGCAAGCAGCTTATTCGCATAATCCGCTGGTCCGAATACCTCATCTCCTTTCGGAATATTCCGAAACTTCTTGAGATCGAATCGAAAGAAACAGCCTGACCGCTTCAGCACGTCGGCAATCGCGTTCATGGATTCCTGAATGGACTCGTAATCCTCCTTTTCGGTGAACAGATGCTTGATCTTCACTCGATGAATCCAGTTGCCCATGATTATCCCTCTCCTCTCCGTAGTTTCCGCTCCGACCCTGTCGGCATCTGCTTGGCCAGTTCCGCTTCGGTACTGACCGGGCGGGCAAATCCCTGTGCCCATTTCCGACTCGCCTCCATTGACTCAGGACTGCGTCGGCTCAGCGGCACAATCGCTGCCAACGCCGCTCGGATGTCCCCGACTTCCAGATCCCGCTTCGGATGCTTCCCTTTGACCCGCTCCCGGAAGGCTTGCATCAGCCCTTCCTCGACCGCTCCGGCCAGTTCTGCACCAGAGAAGCCTTCTGCTGAGGAGGCCAAATCCCTCAGCAGCTTTTCGCTATTTGCCATCGACTGTCCAGGCAGCGGCCAGCGATTCTTCTTCAGTAGGTGAATCTTCAGGATGTCGGCGCGCTCTCCGACTGTCGGTAGTTCGCACCAGAAGATTGCGTTGAACCGACCTACCCGCATCAGGGCGTCAGGGATGCGCTGGATCTCGTTCGCGGTCGCGACCACAATCACCGGCGCCGTTTTCTCTTGCAACCAGGTCAGGATCGTTGCCACCACGCGGCTGGAAGTGCCGGAGTCCGTCAATCCCATCGCTGACGCAGTGCCGATGCCTTTTTCCACCTCATCAATCCACAGCACGCAGGGCGCCATCGCCTCAGCCGTTTTTAATGCGTCCCGCGTCTGCTGCTCCGACTGGCCGACGTATTGCCCAAACAAGGCACCACAGTCCAACCTTAATCCCGGCCAGCCCATGACGGTCATGGTCGCTTTCGCGCAGAGAGACTTACCGACTCCAGGAGGCCCGACAAGCAGCACGCCCTTGGGATTCTGCAGGCCGAACTTCCGCGCCTCCTTCTGCGAGGCCATACACAGTCCTTCGACGAACGACTTGTATAGATCATAGCCTCCGACTGTGTCCAGTGACTCTCCGCTGTCCAGAATGCATTCCAGCGCACCGGACTTCTTGATGACCTGCGACTTCTCCCGGTAGACAATGCCGATCCCGTCTGTCGTGAAGCTCTGCTTCGCCTGCCAGAGCTGAGACAGCGCATTCTCGAACTCGTCGGTGGTCATGCCCATACCTGCCTCGACGATCCGTTCCCGTGCCCCGTTCTCCGGCGTGGTGATCTTGTTCGCGGTACACAGACCGTCTAGCACCTCGCCCAGGTCTTCCCGCGTCGGCAAAGCAAACTCGACCACCGTCAGCTCTCGCTTGATCTCCTCCGGCAGCTTCATCACCGGAGAAAGCAGAATGGCCATGCGCCGGTAACTGGCCTTGTACAGTCGCATGATCTCCCGCAGTTTGCGCAGCACGATCGGCACCTCTAAAAACGGATGGAAGTCCTTCAACACCGCGATGGTCTCTGTTGGGAACTTTGCCATGGCATTCAGTGCCTCGACCGGATCGGTGGTGTCTCCCTGCCCAGTCGATACCGGCTGGTTGCTCGGATGTGTCCAGCCGGTCGTCAGCGACCATCGATATAGCCTCGGCTGCTCCGGCGCGGGATTGTCTTGCTGCTTCTCGGTGACGATTTCCTGTAGTGTCCGCTCGGCCCGCGTCTCCTCGCTGGTCAGCAGATACAGGCCCGGATAGCCCGCTTCCCAATAGGCTTTGATCTCCTCTTTCATCTCCCTATCCCTCCTCTTTGTGATTGCGCTCACCGATACAGCGTCACGATGTGCCCGAATTCTCGGTCGAAGACCCGCACCAGATGTTCGTAGTCGCCGGACATCATTTCATCCAGGACCGGTTTCGGATCGCGGTCGAGTTGCTTCGACAATAACTGCACATAGCCCATTAGCACATAGGCATTGCCCTCCGGTCCGGTCAGGTCAATCTCAATTTTGCCACGTCGCTTCGACCTCTTCTTGATCACGATTATCCTCCCTCGCTTACTCCTTCAGCGCAGCCAACAATGCCTCGAATATGCCCTGCTCGTCCGCTCCGCTTGTCTTCCCATCCAGCACTCGCCCCAATACCTTCCGCTTGTCGTCCAGCAGCTTGCAGATCCGCTCCTCGATGGTATCCTTGGCGATCAGATACCAGACATTAATCCCGTGTAAATTATTCACTCGCGCATATGCTCTACTTATGCACTGATCCACGTCCCCTGGCGCCCATGGAAATTCGAGAAACGCTATGTGCGTCGCTGCAGTCAGAGTTAATCCCGCGCCCGCTGCTTTGATGTTGCCAACGAACAGTCGGACCGTGTCATCTGTCTGAAACCGATCCACTGCCACCTGCCTATCGTCCCCCACCACCGATCCATCTACCTTGACAGCCTTGTCACCGAACCGCGCCATCACTGCATCGACCGCCAGCTTGTGATTCATAAAGGTTAATAGCTTATTATCCTGCTCCAATGCGCTTTCAATCCATTCCAGACAGGCATCCAACTTGCCCTTGATCGTGAGCTGCTTCAGTCCTTCGACCGTGGCTAACGCCTCGGCCCGCGACGCCGACTCCGCCCGGACCTTCTCGCCCTTCTCTCGTAGCCATAAGACGAAATCCTCCTGCGCCTTGCGGTACTCGCTGCGGTTGCTGATCTCCATCGGGACGACCGCATGGACCTTCTCCGGCAGGTCCTTGAGCACATCCTCCTTACGACGCCGGATCATTACCGTATCGATCAGCTTCTTGTTTAGTTCGTCCGTATTCGACGCGCCGGTAAAGTCCCACCCCCATCGCGATTGATAGCCTGCACAATATCGCAGGCCGTATTTGAACCGACTTGGGAAATGCTCTGGTGCTAGAATGTTCAGTGTGTTGTATGCCTCCATCGGACGATTCACAATGGGCGTGCCAGACAGCATCAGCACATTCGATACGCCCTTACACAGCCCCTTGACTGCCTTTGTCCGCTGACTTTGCCCCTTGATGAAATGACTTTCATCTACAATCACTGTCTTGAATCCCTTACCAGTCAGCTCCATCAGCCATGCCGCAAGGATATCATAGTTGACAATGTAGATGTTTGCCTCCGGTAGTCCTGTCCCATTGCGCCCGTAGAGAATAGCGACCTTCGGCTCCTGTCCGATCCACATTCGTATCTCGCGCTCCCAGTTGAGCTTTAGGCTACTGGGGCAGACTACAATCGCCGGAGTGGCGTCTGGATGCAGTCGCAGCCAGGACAGGGCTTGGCAAGACTTTCCGAGGCCCATGTCATCTCCCAGTAGGACTCTGCCACGTCGATTGACGATCCCCTGCACACCCTGACGCTGGTACGGCATCAGGCGCGGGTCCAGCTTCGACTCGTCGATGGCAGCTGTAGGCGGAGCCGACATCCGCTCCTGCCATGCCTTGACGCCATCAGACGGCTGGAATTCCCAGGACAGCAGCGCCTCCAGCGACTCCTCGCTGACCGGAAGTGTCCAGACCTTGTCGGCAGGATTCCACCGACGACCCGGCAGGTCTTTGACCTTAGCTACCATCACCGGATCGTAAGGAAATCTAACGCAGAAGAGCTGTTTGTCTGGGATGATGCTGACGGTTTTCATGTTGTTCTCCGTTTCAAATCCCTGCGTAAGGATCGCCGGTGCTCAGGTAGTCCCTCAGTGCAAACGCCTGCGCGGCCTTTACTTTCTTATTCTTCCCATTGCGCCGCACTACCTCCAACTCACTGTCTGGCAGCAGTAGGAATCGATACGCAGCCACCTTGGCCAGATGCTGCATCGGGAATGTCAAGCCAAAGCCCTTCAGCGTCTTGAGGTCCGTCAAGACCCATCCTTTGTTATTCCCAAAGGCTTTATGGACTGCCAGATTGCCATAGCATGTTGCCAATACCGTTATCTCTACGCCACCTGCTGTCGTGATGACGATGTCTTTTCGCTGCCACTTCAGCTTCTTGACTGCGGTGTCCAGCTCGGTCTTTGCAGCCAGCCAGCGGACACGTTCTGACTGCTCAGCTTCGATTAGTTGCTTCCGTATCTCTTCCTCTCGTCGAGCTTCAACGATCAGCTCCTTGAGACGCACTTCCGCCGCGTCGTTATGGCTGCCATAGGCGAACTTGGCACCATTCAGTAAATTGCCGGACAAGCATTGCTGCAGCGTCCGGTCGAATCCATCTTTGCTCATGCCGTGCAGAGGCTTCAGCCACCAGTCGCCGGGACCTATCTGGTCGATGGCAAACTTGGTGATCGGCGTGACGATCCAGTCGTCATAGGCCACTGCCGGGATGCCGGTCCGGTCCTGCTCGTCCAGGATCGACTGAATATAGGCATTGCGCGTCATGTCACTCCCCTTTCCATTCGTCGCTGCCGAACGTCTCCGGATAGTCTCCGGCGTAGTCCGCGTGATAGATGACCTCGTCCGGCAGTGCTCGCTCGGCCATGCGATGATACCGCAATACCTTGGCCTGCTCCTTGGCCCGCTTGATCTGCTTGGTGTGGATATGGCAAACCTCCCGCACGCCGTCCGTTTTGCCCTGGTAGTAGGCGTACAGGATCAGCTTATCGAGGTCTGTCTGCATCTCGTCGGGAATGATCTCGGCTCCAGCGACCATGGCTTGTCTCAACCGTTCTCGATAGATCATCGAACTATCCTCCTCATCTGTTCCAATGCTGCTACGAAGTCTGGGATGTTCATGTCCCACCAGACCTGGAGCCCTGCCAGGCGCAGGCGGCGCTTGATCCGCACCCGCAACGCCAGAATCCTGACGCTCCGTCTGAGGTTCATATCTCAGCTCCCGCATCTTTCAATTTCACCAGTAATATCTTCCATATCTTAATCTTTCGCTTTAGCCTTGCTACGTCCGCTTTATATTCTGCCGGCACTACTTTTGGGCGTCGATATGCATCCTTGTGATGGCTATAGTCGATCCGATAGGACTCGATGCGATAGGTGTGCTCATCAATCGCAGCAAACAGCGCTTGTCGTAAATAGGACCGCTCCCATTTCGTCATCAGTTCCTCGTTGCTTCACCAACTACGCCCTCGCGAAGGAACTTGCCTAGCTTCTCTCGCTCCACCACCCAGTGTCCGCCCGGCCCAAGGCGGTGCCCTAGGCTAAACTTGTCAAGCCAATTGATCATTCCCATGCGGGTAGTGGTGATGCCCAGGCGCTCGGCATAGGCCATGGCCTCGGTGACGGACATGTACTGCGTCTGCTCAATCTGCTGCGCGTCTCGTGGAATCATTTTCGGTCGCCCCCTTCTACGCTTGGATTTCATATCGCCCTTTGGTGGTTTCATAGATTTGCAGTTTGCCCCCTTTCGCCCCTATCAGACGGATCATCGGCGACTGCGGAGATCGTGTCTTGCTGTAGGCGTTGTCCCCGACGATCTTTTCGCCATAGCCTTTGCTTCTGGCATAGTCTCGGAATTTCACTTCAGCTTGCTTGCCAGTCATCTCGCAGCCTCCGCTATATGTGTGCCCGCGTCAGTGATCGAATCTCTATCCGGTCCTTATTGGAATAGACTTGACCGTCCGCTTTGCTGAATCGCCCGCCCGCTGCAATGATGGCCTTGGAATACGGCTGCCCCTCATTCAGCTTCGCTGCAATGGCCTCAGCCAGCCACCGGAACTCAATGGGATCAGTTCGCCAGCCTTTGTCATTGGCGATAACTTCCCAGCCCCATCCGTACCGACTCCGCACCAGATATTTCTGAGCTGCTGTCTTCATGCACCTCCTCCTAAAGGTCTGTCCGATGACCTGAGCGGGGTTGCTGCCGAAGCTACTCGACCGGACAATCTGAGTGTCTGGCGAAAAACTGATCGACCTGTCGATCATTCTCCTTGTGATTGGGAGCTGATAACTCCGTTTCTATCGGAGGATATTCGATTTCCACCGATTGGCCACAGGTGCAGTAATATCTACACCCACCGTAAAACGGCTCTCGTTGACCTTTGTACTCTACCATCTTCCCTCCTTCTTGCCTCTTGCGAGACGACTATATTGATTCCTCCTCAGTCGATCAATCGTGTTACTATCCACGCCACGAGAACAGCGATCCCGATCAGTAACCATGCGTCTGTGTTGTTCCCAAGCCAAGTCATGCCGCCCCCACCTTTCGTTTGATTCGGAGGATCTCCCGCCCATATACACAACCGACCAAATCATAGACATGCAAATGCAGCGAGAACTCCTCTTGGTATTTGCGTCGCAACTTGTCAATTCGCTGCTTGTTTCGCGCCGTCACCGGGATCATAAAACCGTTAACTGTCTTCACTCGCGTCATGCTGCCTTCTCCCTCGCCTGCTGCTTGCTCTCTGCCTTTGCCTTCACCACCAACCTCGGCGTCCCTGGCGTCGGCGGCCACTGCTCCGCCACCGTCTCGCTGCCCAGCACTTCCCGCGCCCGCGTGATGATGACCTGCACACAGCTCAGGAACTTGCTCGGCGGACAGACCCGCTTGAACTCTATCACCGGGATGCTCGTCTTCTCCTGGTCGTACAGATTGCCCTGATAGTGCATGCCCTCGACCTTCGGCTCCAGACCCAACGACTTGAACTTGGCGAGGGCCTGCTTCAGCTCCTCGGCATGGTGATTGCGCTCATGCTCCAGCTCGTCCATCTTGACGTCCAGGCGACCGATCAGGTCCACGGTCTGCTGGGCGTCGCGGAACGCTTCCGTGAACCACGCCGCCTCTTGGTGATTCTGCCCCCTGATTTTCTTCATCGCTCCCTCCTATCTGAATGACAGTCTCAACTCGTTGATGGCAAATGTGATTAGCTTCTCCGCTTGCTCCTCGGTCAGTAAATGCCTCCCAAGCACCACCGCGACCTTGTCCTCATGCCCAACATTACTGTGTGCGGAAACTAAGTTGCTCCATTCCGACAGGCCGAACTTGTCCTGCAACCGCTTGGCAATCTGTTTGGTGACTGTGCTCACCGATGCCTCTTGCTTGTACCGCGTATCCCGGTCCTTAAGGAATTTCTGTCGATCTGCGATCCCTTGGGCGATCTTGGCATAGTTGAAGCTGCCGTCCTTGCGCTTCGGGAACCGAACGGTCCGACCTTCTGCATTATCTGCGTGGATATTGATCTCCAGCCCAGACCACTTGTTGATGATGTCCACGCCAGGCATCGTGATGTCGCCGCGCAGAAAGGAGTTGGTCCAATCGGCATAGCCGCGCTCCTCTGTCCGGCGACCTTCTGTGATCGTTGCCTCGATCCCTTTGACTTTCAGTGCGGCTTGAAGCTCCTTCAGGATGTTCAGGCGGATCGTGTCCTGCTGTCTCTTCTCGGTGACCCATTCCTCGCGCTTCGCTCGGTCCTTGGCTTCGCGTTCGGCTTTCCGAGCTGTCTCCTGCGCCTGGGCCAGTCGCTCCTGCGCCTGCTTGGCCTCTTCCTGCAACTGCACCAAGGTCTTCTCGCTCTCCATCGTTGTGGTTGCCATGATCCTCTCCCTCCCGTTTTGTTGGCTATCGCCCCTAGAAAATAATGTCCAGCGTTTGTGATACAAAGAACGTATGCCCTGTGAGCTTGAACATTCTCTCGGCATCGACTTCTGCTTGCGCCTTTGAGCGATATGCAGGGTGCAACTTGAATCCTAGCGCCCTAAGCGCAGCGTAGGCAGCTTTTGTTTCTGCACTGTTTGTCGTCTTTGGAAGCACTGACCATCTATCTCCCGTTGCCATATCCCTTCCCTCCTGTTTATTGGCTGCCATCATCAGGTCCTGCGCACCACCGCAGGACGACCGGAGTCGACGGCGCTCCGGTTTCGGCTTAGCTTGTGAATCCCTGCCAGGAGCAGCTGGGCTTGCTGCTATCTGTCCTGAAGCCCTCGGCCCCATACTGGCTGCACTGCCACCAGCCGGTCAGTGCGAGGTTGCGCCGCAGTCCAGTTCCGCAGTCCGGGCACTTGCCGGAGGTGACGATTGCTTTAACCTCAGCAATCCGCTTCCTGCTCTCGAAGGTCTGGCAAGAAATGCATCGATCCCAATTGCGCGATTTGCGCTTGCCACACATGCATCGGCTGATCGTCATCCCTTCACCTCCGCGACCGCGAATCGTTGTCGGTCATATTCTTCTACCACGCCGGTCGAGGAGATCGCTAGGTTTGTTTTCATATTCGGCGTATATGGTGGGAAAATAAAACGCATCGGCGTCCAGTCTAATAGCTCCGTTAATTCCCAGATTGTTGCGCCTTCGCCCGGAGCGACCCAATTGGTTTTCATGCTGTCCTCCTATATGCAACGAGAAGCCGAGAGCCATTATCCACCGCAATCATCTCGCTGCTGTTTTCCAGCACCGTCGTAGGATCTGCTTTCAAGATTTTATTGACGATCAGCTTCACTGTTCGGTCGTTGACCTCGTCGTCCCTGACTGCGTAGCCGCGATGCGTTCCCGCCCACTCTTGATGCGTGCTGGCATATGTGTGTTTCCCTTTGCAACCGCAACAACACGCCCCTGACTTCCCACTGTAGACGCTACTGATATTCTGGATGTCAATGGTCAACATTTCACTCCTCCCTTTTTATGTCCGCTTAACATGACAAGCAGAATTGTGCTGCGACTCTTGCTGCTGGGCAATCTGATCTGCCCATCCGACCAGTCGGTATCCTTGGCGATTGAGACGAACAGTCCATGTATCTGGTTTGTAGCTCCCGTCCGGCTGTTGCCAGAATCGCACGATGCTCGCCCATTGTTTGCCAGATCTCTTCTGCCAAGCACCTACCGGCTTAACGGTGTCGAACGCCTTTCCATCTCCCCACACATCCCGCACTTCCACAAGACGTGTTTCATCGTTGATCTCAAGTGGGAATTTCATCTCATCCTCCCTTTTAATCATCCAATGCATTGTACAAAGCGCGGTTGCGGTTTTGCCATGCGCTCCCACTCATCCATCAGTATTCTATAGTCCTGCGAATATGAACGAAGAATATACTGCGATGCTTTTCCCTGAATCATTCTCCTCTGTTGACGCGGGCGATATCCTTCTCCATCGACCTTGTGATATTGTCTAACTAATCTGATCAACTTCTCATCTAGCATGCTGTCCTCCTACTGAGAACTCGTTCGACATACACGAGTCCCCAGCCACCGCGCCGCAGTGCAATACAATGAACGGTTGCGGATTGTTCCGAGGAGCAGAACATAAGAATTTGACCTTGGGTTTTGATTGCCCATTCCTTCATTTTAACTTCCTCCCTTTCGGCCCCTTGCACTGGTCGGGCCGTCATCAGGCCGGGTCTCAGTCACCCGACGAGGGCGTCCTGTCTCGGTAATATAGAGGATGGATCGCTAACGCGGATCCCGTTTTGTTCTCCGAGCAGGACCTTTGATGTTCCCCGCGAGCCTCTCCGGGACCTGGCCAAGCAGCCCCTCCGCTGCGACCCCGTTACCAGGTGGGACGCGGATGGTTATCACGCCGCGCTCCCTGGCT